CATTCATAAAATACATGTTCTGTATTGTTGTTAATCTTCGATCACTATCCAAAAAGGAACCACCAGTCTTTTTTAATCGATACGCTATTGTTTCGGCTGGACCTTTGTTATTTTCTAAAGTATCTAAAATCCTTCTAACATCATATTGTCCATCGGTAGCAGTAACAATATTGTTCATTTTGTTTATCGTGTCTTCGATTGCTTGTGCAGTTTTCATTCGCTTGTAGAAACTAAATCTAGAATCAGCGTTTTCTGTTGTTATGGTGTTGAGTGAGCGAGGGCCCATAAATATTCCATCTGATTCCTTGGAAAATCCTGTCGAATCATATATCCCACCGAGCGCAGCCAAAAAATCTATGGAAGCTCTTTTATCGTTAGACAGCTTAGTTTCATAAACAAGCACGGTGTCGTCATCTTCGTTTTTATAGCCGCCTTGTAGCATATGAGTTTCTTGAACAAAATTAAGATTTTCGTTAGCTGCTCCAAAATTATTTTTTAAGAAATACAATAAATCTTCTTGAATATTGTTATCTTTAATGATATCAGAATAGTATAAACTGCTAGTTGACGAAAACGCTCCTTCAGTTGGAAATTTTACATATGCCGACATTGGCATTCGATGCACTTCATCGTTAACATGTTTAAACCAAGTGCCAGTAAAGTCAGAATCATAATATAGTGTGCTGGATGCTTGTTTAATAATGTTTTCTGTTTCGGCTGAAAACGAGGCGCTTGTATAGTCTTTTCCAAGATAATCTCTGAATCTCTTCGTCTGATCAAAATATCTAAGCTCACCGGGTGCGCTATATATATCTCTTTCTGCCTTATAGTGTGGTGGAGGCTCTTCCGTGCTTGCGTCATTAAATAACGATTTTAAACCTGGAATTGGACCATCGCCAGTCGGCGCGTATTTATCAAGAGTTACAAAGTCTCTTATGTATTTTGGATATTCTTTTATCAAATCTGTTGAGTTTGCAGTCATTTGCAACATATAAACGTTAGGTAAAATTAGATTATTGGTCTCTTTGATTGCATTTTCATATTCTGGCAAATGATAATTATAGTTATATGCTATTTCGTAGTGCAAGAAGTTTTGATATGAGGTGATGGTATCAACATCCCTTGCTAACTCTTTAGCTCTTGTGATATTTAACGGCCTAACATAATCATATGAATGATCGTTAAATGTTGCACTTTCAAAAATATTTTTATAATTTTCATTATTTAAAGTTCCGCCCAGTAATAATGTTTTCCAATGTAGATCAGAATCAACATTTTCTTCATCGCCAATTAATCTGCAATTGAATTTTCTAGTTTCTACTGCTACATCTGCAGAAGATGACATACGTGGGCCAAAATCGCGTGTTTGCATTCCCGCTATGTATGTGGAAGGAGGCACTATATATATGGGTGGTTCATCGCCGGGTCCTGAACCAACTAACCAATCATCGGCCTCAACAGCGTTTTTAACAATTTTGGTGTGGCCTTCATCGTCAGTTACCACGTAGTGATATAAACCAAACTCTGTTCTCAGTGCATCTCTTGAGCCTGATAGCATGTTGTTGTCAATATTGGTAATGCTTATTCTGTCGATGGACATAATTTAATTAGCTCTCTTCGTCGTATGTAGTAGTAGTATTAAAACTTGTGGCAGACATTGGATCTGCTTCTGCCCCAATAGATGTTTTTAGTAATTTAGATATGACGTTTCTTTCTTGTTTTATTATTTTGGGAACAAACTCTCTTGTTATAACAGTATTGTAAACATCAAGTGCAGCGGTATCAAAAATGTTATTTAAATAATTTTGTGTTGCCAAATCTGGGCTAGCCTGATCAACTCCGGAAATTGCTCCATATTTTGTTCTAAAGCCAAGTTTTTCATTTGAACTATAACCAACACCTGTTCGAACTTCAAAACCCCAAGTTTCTGAATCAGAAAAATCTATAGCTCCACCATAAAAAGGGTTTGGTGTGACCCCATCGTCCATTCTTGAACGCCCAGTATCATATACCAAACTAATTGCCGGTTGGGGGTTTCCGTGTTTACCACATGGAGAAAATATTTTAAACTCTCCAGTGCCTATTTCTCCACCAGCAGTTACAGAATCTTCTATAGTATCCATATAGATTGCTATATTTCCGTTAATATAGGTGTCCGGATCAAAGGCTGCTCTACCATTAACCACTTCACTTATTGATTTAGTTGATATTTTAAACTGATCTAACAAATAACCTTCAGTATCATGATTACCTTCGATGTCAAATGAAATATCATAAAATATTTTATCACTTTTAAATTGTCTAGAATATTCTATCATTTCATCTACATGATTCATGACACTATCCCTAACTTCAGGATCTGACAGCACAGCTTCAGATGGATACATATTTGGGCTTGTAGTCTGATCTTCAGTTGGGTCATACTCAAAAGGCTTTATATTAAGAAAGATAAACTCGTCGTCGTCGCCATCATCTTCAAATTCATTAAACATTATCTATTGTTCCTTAGTGATCTTAATGCTGGAGTGTATGGATTTAAAAAGTTTATGTCATACAATTTTGAGACAACTATATCGTATTCATATGGATTTTCTTCTTTTATTTTTTCTTGCTCACGGGCATAGTTTTTTGGAATATCTTGGTCTAAACGATAAAAGTAATTTGCTTCGTCTTTCATAACATTTTTAATATAAATTTTTCCTTTACCAATGTTTTTAAAAATACCCATATCTATTTTATTAGGATTTAAAACTATTTCTGAATCAGTTTGTTGAGTTAATAATGAAAAGTCAGGGATGTTTATTTTGGGATCTAAAACCTGTGAGCATCCCAAGGTTGTTAGTATGTCTTGTGCGACTTTGTTGTTATCACTGTGTGCTTCTATTTTAAGGTTACCGTTCTTGGCTAAATTAATTCCTAATTTATTAATTTTCATGGAGTGAAAAGACATTGGACTTAATGGCGATGTCAGACGTCCGTTAAATACTCTTGTTGTCGAAGAGCGCACTCTAGTTTTTGCTATTTTATCGCTTATCAAAGCTTGCATATTAATTTGCATAATCTTGTCCTCTTTTTAATAAATAGAAAATAAAAAAATTATTATACATCCATGTCATCAGTATCAACAGCAACAACATCACCTGTCAAATAACTGTATCCTAGATAATCTAAGTTAATTGACTTTGGTAATAAATCTGATGGTATAATTGCGACATATCCATTAGTTGAATGGTCACTACCGCCAAATTTATGTATTTTTTTATAAAGATCTACAGGCATCCTATCTGTGACCGCACCGGTGCCGGAACCTGTTCCACCTCTGTAAAATCTTTCGAAAAAATCTCTTAATAAATCTCTAAAACTTTCTGCTTCATTTAATGTTATATTTGCTGGGTGTAGTCTTTGTGATAAATCTATTGCGGCTGCTTTTATCAACTCCATAGAACTACCAAATCGATTTAAAACTAAATCTTGGTGGGTAAAGTAAACCAATGGAACTCTATACCAAGGCGCTAAATGAGGTGCACCAGAATAACTATCTAAAACTCCGTCAATAAAAAACTTATTCATTCTGCCATCTGAAAAATTATGACTACATTCTTCGATTAATGCATCATAATAAACATCATATTCGTTTATTGCTTGCGTAAACGTTTTTACTATATTGGCATACATATCTGCTGTTCTATCTTCCACATTAACTGCCATTATATATGAATTTCCAAATTGATTTTGATCAAATAAATAGTCTGCCCCATAATCGCTACCACCGCCACCGCCAACATCACTTTTTGGCTGACCGTGGCCATCTGCGCCTGCACCTACCTCAAATGATCCAGCTACATCTTGAAACTCATAGCACAACAATCTATAGTTATGATCTGCAGTTGGGGATGCAAATTGAAAACTTCTAGGTATTAGATATGTAAATTTTCTTTCGTCTTGGCCCAAAAATCCAGGATTACCCCACGATGGCTGTGAAACATATGTGCCAAGTTCAGCACCCTGTGCATCACCAGCATAGCGTTGTTTAGTAGGAAAACTCATATGCTGAACGTCTGGTAGTGCAATTGCTGTGAGGTGATAGCTTGAATTATGATTATCTCCACCATAATCTGGGATCCCGTCACCTTCTGTCGGGTCTTGGTTATAAGGATACGATATAATACGACCTAATGGCTCCGGCTCGGACGGATAAACGCTATCATATGTTACTCGATCATTGTGGTTCGGAACGTTAGCCCCAATAGAATTTAAACCAGACAAATGACTATAATTAAAGTCTGTAGTAACTCCCTCCATGATTAACTCACTCGCGGGGATAACTTGTTGTGCATAATCTACAGGCTGTGTTGGGTCTAGATCTGCGTACCTTAAATCATAAAACTTTTCCATTTCAGCACTCATTACTTTAAAGTATGTGTGTGTGAGCTGTCTTCCAAACAATGTTTCAATTTTTTCTACATTTAGCGCTTTTGAAATGTCAGACATTTTATTTAGCGCTTTTTCATAATCAAAAAAGACAAACCCTCTTAGGTAGTTATTATATTTTGTATAAATTAAGTCCACGCCAGCTTCACCACCAAGCGCAACCACCTGTTCATATAATTTTATGCTTTCGTTAATGTGAGATGCTTCTATAAGGGCATCAAGATAAGCTTCATAATTTTGTGTAAATTTTTCTATAGCCCCTTTAATTTTCATACCAGAATCAAAAGTTACTGATTTTACTTCTTTGTCGTCATCAGAACCTGTCCAGTCGATGCCTGCCCATTCGCCTTCAGAGTCATCCGTGCGAATAATATTAGTTTTATCACCAGATTGCCAATCAGCATACATTAGGGCTGTGGCAAGTTCAATAAACGTGTTTGGCTCTTCAAGGTCTGCGTCTTTAACTAGCAGGAAATAATTCATATAATCAACCTTGCCACCGCTGGCGTCTATATTTCCACTTGTTGCGGCCTCGGTCGCCTCATCAACGGCTGCGATGGCGGCGCCGACGGGCGAGACGGCGCCTGCGATGAGTACCCTGCCCCAATCAAAACCTGAATCATCCGCAGCGTCCTGTTCAGCGCTGGAGGTCCATGACATACCTGTGACATCAAGAGTTTTATATATCTTTCTTCTTCTGGTAGCATTGGAGTCAAGAAATGCATATGTTTGTTTGCGTGTATTTTCTTCAAGTGCTTCAGCAGTAACTGATGTTCTGCTTGCGCCTTTTGGGCCTATTTTTATATTTTTATCATTAAGCAGTCTAGCATAGTATCTATGATCAAACGGCCATAACTTAACCGTAAGAGAAGTTGCTGATGGGCTCCCATTGAAAAAACCATCACCATCAACATCACCACCTTCACTAAGATACATTTCATTTAAATCAACAGTAAGGCCGAGACTAGGGACAGAGTTTGATGATATTGTAGTTGGGTCATTCGGGCCGTGAAGACCATCAATGCTCATAAATAAGTAATCGCCTCTGTGTAATCTGCATGGAGATGGAACAAATTCTGGTATACCTTCGTTTAACTGAGAACCTTTTGTGCTATCTTCTAATTCTTGGAAGGCCTCGTTAATTTTAACCCAGATTTGGTCATATGCTTCTTGACACTGAGCTTCGATAGCTTCCAGGCCATCGGTCAATCTTGCTAATTGTTCTGACATACCGTCAACTTGCGCTTGTGCTGCATCGGTAGAAAAACTATAGCCACATGGGAGTGAGTATGCTCCGAGTTTAGCCCTTTTTGTGTATATGTAGTTTGTTGCTTTTTGCCAGCTGTAGTATTCATTAAACTCTGGGTGCTCATAAATTTCTAGTGATGTTTCTCTGCCATCAACAACTGTTGGACTTAAATTAAACATTTTTTGTAACGGAATACCTCTCTTAACAGCATTATTGGTGTTATACAGTCTGATTTCTAGTTTTTCATGAAATCTTCCCACAGGGGTTGCCGTAGACGTTTCAACAAATGTTTTTCTAAATTCGTTTAATTTTACCAATATATCTGACCCACCTCCGTGAACAATTAAGGTATAAGCCAAATCGTCAAATTTTGCCTGCAACTCTGAATCACTAGTAGTGCCTATTAGATCACTGAACGAACTTACAATATTATCGTTTGTTAGTTGTGAATTTCCATAATACATGCTATCAATCGCTTGCAACACAAAGCCGTCAAAATGTTCGCCGTTAGCTGTTTTAAAAACAGTAGTCTCGCTTCCTTTAATAGCTCTATCTGCTGATATTTGCTCATAAGACAAGTCCGAAACTTGTGAAAACATTATGTTTGCACGAGCGCTATTATTGATTATGCGAGTCCTCTGTTCTTCAGTAAATTCGTTAGGATATTCTTGTAGACTGGTAGTGAAAGCTACAAAATTGGTTTTTAACCCAGATAACATCTTATTTACAAACGCAGATATAGTATCTCCGCCTACCCTAAGTTCGGGGTTATGTGTTATTTCTATGTTTGTTGTATATTTGTGTATCAATTCTCCTTGAGAATTATACAAATCTTCTTTGGTGTATTCACTTAAAGATAATGGATCGTGATATAAAACAGTAGAACAATTTGGAGGAGCCCAAGAAAGATCATCATATGTTCTTACTTGATCAGCAAAAAACCTTTCATCATCTCCAACAGTTGTATCAATATTGTAAACTATATTGGTGGGAGTAGCTATTTGTAAAACATTTATTGTGTTATCTAATAATTTGTCAAATAAAGCTGTTCCTGTGGTTGTATGTGATATGGGACCGTATTTTTTTGTATATTCTTCGTAGTTGTCGTCTACAGTTAGCGATGTAACGCTATCGTAACGTTCAGTTTTCACCCCATCAGCAACAGTTACAATTGATACCTTAAGGTTTTCAAGAGAGTTAATATAATCAGTATAAAAATTAGATTCTAACTCATCATTTTTTGGTGGTTTTATATAAAAAGATAATTGTATTTCAAAGGATTGATTTTTTATTACAATTTTTTCCATATATGGCACTGGTAACCTAGCACCAAATCGTGTTACAAAATCTCCATCTATGTTCATGGGCATATTTCTGGCTCCGTTACTGGTCCATATATATCATAGTATACACTTTCAGCTTCTGTTTGTTCACAATCAAAGTCCAAATCAATATAATATGATTCTTTTGAAAATAATTCTAAACCTTTGCAAGCATCTTTGTGACTAACTTGTTCGTCTGTTCTTAAGTTAAAGAAATATTCAACTTGAGTATTGTTTGTTTCCATAGGAATATTGTCATATCCCGTAAAATATTCTTCCGTTATTAAGCCATCTTTTATTGATAAAAAGTCTTTCACAAAAGTTTTTCTTATAAGTTCATCTGTTTTGTTTCCACCAGTATACGTGGGGTCGAATGCATCAATATTAATTTCAAACACCTCTACATCATAATTTTCGTTTAATAAAATTGTATTTAGCTCTTCTAAATATAAAATTGTATCATCTTGTTCTAATTTTATAAATTTATTATCAGAAAATGATCTTGTCTGCATTTCTGCTTGGTTAATTGATGTGTTTTCTACCATATTTTTTGAAGCTCTGTCATGTATTTTTAGTTCATAGTTTACATCTATATTTATCTGTGGAATTAAAACATCATTCTTAGTGTCACGCTTAGTTGAAGAAGATATCTGCCCCTTTAAAGTTACAAGCTTCCAAGCTGGGGCAACCTGCTTTTCACCTTCAAGGAGCGCATCGCCAATCATATGCTCAAATCTAAATATATCTTTTCTTGGCTTTAAGTTTGTAGGTATATAATCTACTTCAAAGTATCTTTGTCCAGGATCTCTTAATGTTGTTGAGTCGCCTCCGAAGGGATCCGATTTCTCTACAAGAGTGTTTGGCGACTTTTCTACTTCTTCAAACAAAACAAGGCTTTCAATATACGCAGTATTGTCTTTGATTCTTTCATGTGCATCGTTTTGATTTTCTGTTATGCTAGCATACTTGCCATCATAAATTATATTATCATCAAAAAAACCATAATATTTAGGATCGAATGTCCCATTAGACAACAAATAGTGACCATACGAAGTTAATTTGAAATCGTATACCTGTTCTTTTTTATTTAAAAACTTTGCCATTTTTCAAACCTCTAGTAACTAGAACCTCCACCAGAATTACCACCACTGCCACCACCACCTTGGTTGCCACCGCGGTTGTTACCAAACATTATATCAGTTCCGGTTCCACCACCAGAACTGCCTCTTGATTTTCCTTTTTTGCCACCTTTTCTCGATGTTGGGATCATTTCTGCTGTTCCAGCTTTCTTTGTTCTCTTGCTCATTTTACGTGCTTTCTTACTAGCAAACTCTTTCTTGGCTCTGCTTAATTTTGCACCCTTAAGAGAACCAATAGGATTAAATTTTAATACACTTGATGCAAACGGCGCGACAACTGGGTTAACCATTTTTTGTAACTTGAGTGTTCCTACTTTTGATTTACTCAAATCAGCCATTTGCATTTCGCCTCTAAGTTGTGTAAGCTGTGGCATATCGCTGAATAGTATTTCAGAATTAACTTTGATCATCTCAACAAACGAGACATAGTCATATGGCCAGTTGTGAGAGTATCTATAGGTGTTCAACATCTTAAGATTATCATTAATTGATTTTTGACTGATGTTGAGGGACGCTATTTGTTTAGAGCCTGAATCATCACGTCTTTTTGCAATTTGTGTGTCTGTTTTATCCCAATAACTATCTTGCCCTTTTTGCTTAACCTTAAAGACCATCCAACGCAATTGTTGGTTTTCTTCTAATGTTTCTTCATTAAGAAGTTCGGCGTCAATTAATTCATGTGCAATTGATTCATATTGAAATTCTATTTTTTGATATTCTCTTGGTGCTAAGTTCTGCCAGATATATGACAAATCATCTTTATCAAGCTCATATTTAAATTCAAATATATACATAACAAAAGGATCTACAGCGCCTTCTGGGTTACTAACAAAGTCAAGTTGTGGTGGGAATATATATCGCTCCATTTTTTGTATTTGCTTACTAATGGAGGCACCGGCAGCTTGCAGTGAGTCGCCAACAGCGCTTCCTATTGCTTTGTTCTTGGCAGCTTCGTATCTTTGTTTAGGAATTTCAATAAATGATTTTCTATACTTACTTGCATCATTTTGTTGATCAAACCGTTTTGGCTTTTCAATTATGTATGGTATTGCCACAACAGCCTCACGAAGAGTGGTTTTTTGCTTTATTTTACCAATTTTTTGTTTTAATTTGGTGTCGAATCCTACCAAGTCGGCCAAAGAAAGAACTTCATAATCTACAACGCCATCGTTTGTAAAATTATTATATATACTCTTCATATCTTTGACTAAATAATGATTTCGCAGCCAATTATCAGGAATATCTTGAATACCAATAAATACTCCCTCTTTGCTACTAGGTATTTTACCAAACTGATGCCACATTCCTTTTGGAGTTGATTCTTGGCTATAATGATGCGGATATGTCACACTAGCTGAATTAAAGTTTAGCATTGGAGTTTCAAACTTAGTTCTGATGACCCATCTTTCTCCTACAGTGGTCCCGGGACGGGTTGAGGATACATTTCCAAATTTATCAACTTCAACAAACTGCTCTCTTTCAAGACCAAATAAGTTAAAGCTTGATGTTAATTGCATTGAATTTAAGTTAATCTGAGAACCACCATAAGGCAGATAGGATATCGGATTTCCATCAGCATCATTGGCATAATCTGGTATAAGTGCGTTTGAGAAACCCGAGGTTGGCCCCCCCAAGTCAACAAAACAACGCCTCGGACCTGGATCAAATCTCCAACAAACGGGACTAGTTTCAGCCATAATATCTTTTAAGGTATATGTAGAACCAGAATTTGGTCTGAATATTAAATCGACCCAAGCTTCACCATCATAATAAGGCGGAGTATATGCTGGGTTAATTCCCACATGAGAGTCTAATGCTCCTGATGTTAATCCGCTCAGAACATTTTGCGCAGCGGCGACCGGGGGGGTTGTTGGCACTAATAAATGAGCACCTCCACCCGGTCTTCCTTGTAAGTCTGGCCCAAATGCTGACGGCCTACTATACATTGTAAATGTTTCTGCGAAGCTTGGGTTGTATATTGGATCTTGAGGTATCTCATAATAGGCAGCAGGTGTGTTCGATGCGGCGCCAAGGCCGATATTGTAGGCGCCAGAGAGCATAATAGGATAACCGGCGGCTCCTGTGGGTATTGTTCCGCCACCGGAGGTCGCTCCTGCAAAAAGAATCGGCCTTCCGCCATATAAACCAAATGAACTTGTAAATACACCAGCAGAGTTTGAATAAATTCTACCAAAACCATCAATTTCGTGTTCATATGTTCGAGGTCCAGTTGTGCTTCGGTTTAAAACAACCCTCATCATGTAAGTTTCGGTTCCTTTAAATTTAAAAGTATCAGTATTAAGAGCCGATTTTATACTTGTAAATTCTTCGTTTTCAAGGAAAAATGTTGGAACACTTCCAAAAAAGTTGTTAGCCATTTTTTTATAATCATTTTTGAAATCATTTTTAATAAAGGAAGCGGTGACTGCGTGAGCTTGCATATATGGATTAGCTTCCATGTCATAAAAAGATCTATTTGTTAGATATTTTTCAGGCTCCAACATTGTTTCAAAAGGAAGGCGCGTATCAAAAAAGCTGTATTTCGGTTGATAGTCAAGGGCGCCTTGGGCGGTTACTTGATAAGCAGGATTAAACGTAGTGGTCCACGATGCGGAAGTATTGTAAGTGGTGCCGGTTCTTTGCGCCCTACCATCGTCCTGATAATCTAACTTAGTTGGATTGGTAACGATTGGATAATCGACAGCCATACCTGATTTTATTGTATTATACAATATGCCTGGAGAGAATAACGTATCAGTCAACGGCTTAAGAAATCTTGATTTTGATGTGGCATTACCAATTGGTACTCCAAAGACAGTAAATTGTTTTAATCCGGGAGCCAAAACAGACCAAAAAGAAGAGGTTCCAGGAAACCAAGTGTATGCTGGCAAACCTGAGAATTTTGGACTGGTTGCCATCATATTGTTGACATAAGAATCTTTAAATTCTTCGACCATTTGCACTGTTCTTTGTGCAGGATAAAAACCCTTGTAGGGATTAAATCTAATTGCACCGGTGCACGATATTCTTATTTCTTTAGCATTCAATAACGATGTGTTTTTAATTCTTAAGAAATCTTTCAAGAATTCTGAGTTTGTATATGTTGTAAAAAATGTTGGATCTTCTTCACTGTTGGCTCCTGCAACGTGTGGAATTTCTAAATTAAGGCCAACATATCTATTTGGACTACCATCGTCAAGAAGAAAATCGTCTATGTGCTCACTGATTCTAAACTCTGGTACCACAGAGTATCCTTGTGCTTTTAGTTTTAGATCATATCTATAAGTTTCATAATCGGTAAACCATGGTTGCGATGGTGCTGATATAATGCCATAGTCTGCTTTTCTTTGCTCATATATTGCTTCTATCTCTTTGTCTGTCAAGATAGAATTCCATATGGCAAAATCAGCCATATATCCGTCCCAGTTACGGCCAGTGGATGCTCTATCTCCAATAATACAATCGTTAGTGCCGATACCAGAAAAACCACCGGAAGGTGTGGAACCACCAGAGCGTTCGCTATACACTTGCACTCCGTTAATATAAAATTTTGGCTCATTGGAAGCGCTGTTTGCATCATAACTCACAGCTAAGTGAAACCAAGTGTTTTTTGTAATTGCCCTTGCTTTAGTGGTATAGATAGAAAATCCAGATCCGCCAGACCATTTTAATTGCATAAGTATTGTGTCTGTGGTATTTGAATAAACTACAATATCACCATTACTAAAACTAACGATACGCCCAAAACCACCGCCGCCGTCGCCTGTCTTAAAAAACCAGCCTCCAATAGTCATTTGTTGGGTTGAACCACCACCAGTGTTGTTTCCTATAATAGCGTCCCATGTATTACCAGTGCCAATATCAACTGAGGCAGTGGTGAAAAACGACGCACAATTATCTTGTATGTATGGTGAGGGATTCGTTCCTGATAAAAACGTAGTGACCTCTGTAGCCGCTGGGAACGTTCCGTGTCTTCCTCTGCCACTAGAATCACGTGGGCCTGTAGCCAACGATGAGCTTTCATTAAATCTCCACCAAGCCTGTAATGAGGCCGCTGATCGATAACCATATTCTCCATAAAGATCACGGCCATATGACCAATCTCTATCTAACGTGTAGGGATCTGTATTGCCTCTAAATTTACCTATGTAGCCAGCTTGTTGACCAGCTTCCCATTGAGCTTCGCCGCCACCAACATCAACATAACTATTAAGCGGGTCATCTCTGAATGCAAATGACGCTGATACATCTCCCGGCGTGTATGCGCCGGTAAGTTGGAAAAATGGCAACTCTGGACCGTTAGGGTTTCTAACTGAAAATCGGCTTTGCAGCACATGCTTTCTAGCATACAGAGGCCCAATACCGCCTGCATAAGTCATAACTTGATAACCACCACGGAAACTGCCTGCAGAATCTATGGACTCTCTAGAAAAAGATCCAGTCATTAAGCCCATATAAGCATTTTGTAATTGTCCAGCTGATGCTGTTGCAAGAGTAGCAATGGGCCCTATGGACGTCCAGGTTGTATCGGTGCCAGATCCTGAATTATGAAAACATGTTTTTCTTGTTAAGAAGTCTGATGGAGCATCTAGTGGCCAACAACTTTGTGAAACATAAATACCAAATGCGTTTTCTGCTGTGTAAGATCCAGACGGCATTGTTGGTCTTTCATAAACCGTATTTACAGTGTTGCGATCAGTTCTATTTCGCCTCCAAAACAAATTGTCATAATTTACTTTATTGTTTGAGCTACTAACAAATTCATTCTTAATCGATGGGAACAGCTGTTGATGATAAACAACCCAATTAATTTTATTTTGGCCACTTCTGGCAACCGCCATTAATTGCTCACCGGGCGTAACAAATGTATTGAAAGGCGGGGCAAATTGATTATCCATTTGAACAGAGTTATAGTATATTCTCTCATTTTCATCTGTAACTTTAAACGTGTGGGCTTGTGAGTTATTTCCAATATTAAAACTAACCATATTTGGTTTACCACGATTTGATACAGGTGCGAATTTGTGTGTTACAAGATCGTCATCGTTGCCTTGTGGGCCTACAACAGTAATTGTGTTGGTCGCTCTTTCGTTTCTAATAATTGGATGATTTGCTTGTCGAAGTGGTTTCCAGGATGGCCAGCCATAAGGTCCATTTCTATTGAGAAGAATACTGTTTAAAATTACAGGTGTTCCTAGACGTGCAGGCCAACCGGTCTCGGTGCCAGTTTCGCCGTCAATATAAAAAGCATTTAAATACGGCTTTTCTGTAGTTGTATATGGTTCAATGTGGCTATCGGCTGTTCTTACTTTTGTAGGGTATCCAAGTGTGTTAGAAGATGCTGTAATTGGTTCATAAATAATCGTGTTTAAACCAACAAAGTCAACCGGCAGATGTTGAACTCTATCTGCATCACCATCAAGCCGTTCTTGATTAGAGCCAAAGAAGACCTTGTCGGTGGATATTTTATAGTAAGTTCCGTAGTCACTAGCACTAGCAAAGTTATAAACTGGAACATATTTATCACCTTGAGAACTGGAAAAAAGCTTTGATTGTTTAACTAAAAAGTCTTTAGGTGTAAAGCCAACCCAGCCATTATCTGATTCTAAAGATGATTTAATCCATGAATATTGTTTTGATGAGCGAGGAATTTGATGTTGAACATAGAAGTTGTCGAATGTTCCCTTGTCACAAACACCCTGTATCACAGTTGTGGATGAGCCACAGCCAGCCTTAACATCAGTTATAAAGAAGCTGTCATTGTTTATTCCATTGGTAGTTAACGGAACGCCCTTGAAAGCGTTCTTGAACCCTTGAATTCTATTACTGGCGTCAAATATTCCAGGGTTTGCATTATTAATATTTGCTTGACTATCACCACCACGAGCTTCAAACCTAATCCAATCCCATAAATCTACGGTAGCAGACGTATATGTAGTTGATGCAGTTACATCGCACGGTGTTCCGCTGTTGTAAAGTTCTTGTGCTTCAGTTGAATCTAATGGTTTAGTCCAAAAAGTATACTCATCAATGGATGCCGACAAAATTTCGCCACCATTTGCCAAACCACCCAGCAACATCATACTTGTGCCTGCTACATCAATAGACGCATGTGATCTTAAGTTATGTATAAAGTTTGCATCACCATCATAAAATGCATAATCACTACCAGCATCAAGCGCTACAGATTGTGAAACACCATTAACATATATTGTAAGATTTCTCTTTGCAGCAGTTGTATTTAAGCTACCGTCTGCTATCTGTGTCCAGGAAACAACATAATGATTCCAATCAGCGCGCAGATCAGCACCGGAAGTCCAGGTCCACTCAAGTCTAGACCCATCTGACGCACTATTACCAGTTTGTTGCGTAGCTAATTTAACTTTTATCTTGTATGCTCCGGATTCATAAATTTTTGAAATTTGGAAAAAAGAACCTGATATTCCTGGATTTGCTTTCGCGCCTCCATAAGTTCCAATTTGAACAATAGCTTCACTCTGATTAGTTTTTTGTGCACCAAACTTAATCCAGCCAGACCAGGAGAAGCCCTCCGAGGAATTATCTTGAATAGCTGTTCTAAGATCTGAAGTGGCAGTTGTATCACTGTTCCATATTGTTGCTAGCCTGTTAACGTCTGGGTCGTAAGAGAAGCCCTGAGTGTTAGTGAGCCTGTTACCTGCTGCCCACGTTGTATAGTCACAAAGCTCCTTACGGGTGAGGTTGTTACGATGAACTTTGTGGAAACCTGGTAATTCTTCGTAGGAAACTCCCGGATTAGTTTCAAAGAGCGAATCTCTACCAAACCTAGCGGTATGTCTAGATAAGTGAGATGTAAGTCCGTAATCTTTTCCGTGTATATCATATACTTGAATATTTGTTGTATCCCCAAGTGTTGCTGGTGTTGATATGGTTCCAGATGATGCTTGCCATGGTTTTCTGACTGATAAATTTCTGTTATTAAGACCGTTGTATACTGAAAACTCTGAGGATCTGAAGTCTTGATAACCCTTAGTAAGTGTTTCAATTCCGCCTGGGGCTGAGAATCTGTTAATGATGACAGATTTATTCATATTACCAGTTAAGTATGCTGTGCTATATTCGTCAACATTGGTATTGTGGCCATTAGTTTGTCTGTGCATGTCTAAAAATGTTCTAACAAACATGGAAGATGTAGCATTGTTTACAAATACTCTTTGTGGTAAATTGGGTTGTTGATCTACAAAATGTCTTGGGTTATTAAACGCGCCAACTGTTTGAACATACTGATAAGTTTCGGAGTAGTTACCAAGAATAGTAGAACCAGTTGTTAAGCGAATATTTTTTATATTTACCGGCCGCTTGGCAGTCATATCTCTGTAGTAAACTGCTTTTTGGTGTGGTCTATACGGATAAGCTGCTGACCCTGAAAGGCCTGTGCTTGGATCTGGATAGTCGGGCCCGACAAGTCCTATTGCTCCTGATGGTATTCCTGGGCAAGTTCCCAATAATATTCTCCACGCCTCTGGACGAGTCGTAGAAGAATCTGAGCCCTTGTTAAGTTTTATGTGTCTGGATTGGTGGCCACCGACTGCATAATTTGTAAACGGACCCTGCATCGGGACTTCCATGTCTGGGCCATATACATCGTTATGTAAGTTTGTCAACATAATTGACGCGCTAATTCTATCTGCAACTTGTCTTTGGTAACCAGTCGATATGGATGAACTAATTATGTTAAAGGGAAACGAGATTGTGGACTTGGCATTACTATAGCCTTGTCCCTCTTCGTAATCTCGACCACTCAAAACTTTTAGATATCTTTTTGTTTTTTCAGTAACAAGTTTTGGATCATTATTAACTTCTTCTTTTACCAAATCTTCCATAAATGATAATAAAACATTTAATGGAACATAAAGGCTACCAGATGTATTGATTGGCCCAACAGGGTGCACTGAATTATAAATGAAGTGAATATTTTTGCTGTCTTCAAAGTTAACTCCGCCTTTTATTGGCTTTATAACATTAACTGTTTCTGAGAAGTTTTTAATAAAGTTTCTTCTAGCATATGAAGTTTGTAAATATCCAGTGGACGTAGCGGAATCAAACAGTGTTGAGGCACTTCTACTAAGGTGTGGATTTGAATTAATAATTTTACGATATATTTCTCTTTGGCTGTCAATAGTGGCATCGCCTGACGTAATTTCTGATGCGTTTCTTTCAGCGCGGCGCTTCCAATATTCTATATTTTTAGTGGTGTCGCGAGGTGAACTAGGAACTGTTGATCGACCTAAACGATATAAATATGATTTTTCAGTGTAACCGTGAGTTGCACTTTCGACTACCGGATCTCTTGCTTCTAGTGTAGGGAATTTGGTTTCATATTTGTTTCGCTCTAATGTATGACTTTCAACAACATTAAGGACATCCTCAACAAAATCGGCTGAAGCAGGAACTAATTGAGAAAGTATTGTGCTTATAGCATCATCAAACCATTTATAATATTCTACATATTTTTCAACTTCAGATGTAGTTGTTACTCTCTCAAAAAATGATTGACGTAATTTTTCAAGAGCTTTGTATCTGCTTCTATATCGGTTAACTGGTTCTCCAATAACGTTATTAAAGTCGACGGCGCCGGCGAAGAAGTTAACCATTTCTTCTGATATTGCAGCATACATGCTTTTTTCTACGGTAAACACGTAGTTAGGTAATGTTTCGTAAAATTCTAAAACCTCATCATCTTCAGATAAGATATTAATCATATTGGTTGCCGCGGCTTGTTCTGGATCAACAAACGAGAATGAACTAATTCGTTCTTTATTGGCAACCGTATTTGAAGACTGAGCGAACCCAAAACCCTTTGCGTTGTGTTGATAACCAACAATTTTACCAAGCCAGCCATAATTTTGTCTTAATGAGTAAGAGCCTGAACTGTAATCATTGACAGTGAAAGTTCCCGTAGCAGTTGATGCTGTTACATTATCAAAGTTCCAACTGAGCGCTAGCGTATTTTTATTAGTTAATTCTGTGTTAGCAGAAGTCCCTATGAATGGATCTATCGGGCGCATCATTCTATAAGAGTCTGTCACGCCTACATTTTCTTCTCCGTGAGCGTGTAACTCAAGAGATGTATTATCAAGATATTTTGTCCAGTAACGACAAGCTAATGCAAGAACATCAGTTTTTTGTTGTATGGCTCCGGTTATATTTTCTCTTCTCGCACCGACATACATTCTCTTAGGTGCTCTCAAGAAGGCAGCACCAACAGTATTTGTTAATGTGCCTGTCAGTTCAAATGAATTTTTTACAACGCCTAGGTCAGCATTCACGCCTTTAAAAATAACATCATAGCTATTACTTAGCGAGCCACTAACCATACCAGCGTTTGGATAGTCTTTTGGTTTAATTCTGACTGATATATTCCATCTTGACTCATCATAAACATCAAAGTATACACTACTTGTCAATTCAGGAAGCGGGTATGGGCTGTTAGAAGAAGTTAATTTAAAATATACATTATCTGAAAATGCTTCATCTCTGACTGCAAACACCTGGAAGTTTGCGTAATCAACCCCACCAGCTAATAATTTTGTATCAACACCTGTGAGTGAGTCAGCTGAGCCAGTGTCTACTGTGTGTATACCAAAGAGCGAAACATCTTGGAAGTTTCTAGCAAACTTATCTTTGCTTAGAAAAAACCTTGGAAACATTATATCCGCTTCTATTGTAGCACCATTGTATTCTTCTGGCCCAGTTGCTGAACCATCGCCAGTTGAACCAGATATATACCCACGAGATTCTGGGTTAGTAGAGTCAGCAGCTTGATATACTACAGCCTCTGTATTATACGCATTATTGAAATTAATCATTGATTTTTCAATTACTGCTTGTTTCAGATTTGTTTTTACTTCATATGTGGCATTCTTATTATAGACGTTCATTTTGATCAAAGAGTCGTCTATGTTAAAGCATCTAAAAACATTTCTAATTGATTTTTCTGTTCCCTTTGATTTATATATGTTTGTAATATTGTTGTATAAATTTAGATAAATTAGGTTTTTAATTTCATTAAGTTTGCTTTCGAATAGTTCCGTATCTGTTCTATCATAAAGATTTTCTAATATTGATGCATCAACAAACAATTCAGGCACATATAGACCCATTGATGTTGGCATGTGCGATGCAAATGGAACGGGCGAGTTTGATGCAGTTGTGTAATTTAAGTGCCTGATTTTTGGTAATTCTTTTCCTAAAAGATATATTTTATCAAAATAGGTTCCAACAATATGAGATAAGTTTTTAAGATTTTTATTTTCAGTATTATCATGTGCATCGAGAACCCAAGATGGGGCATAATTTAAAAATGCTGCATTGTTGCTCATATCATAAGATGAGCCGGTTTCATATAAATCAGACCGAAGTTGTATAAAATTAGGGTGGTTTCGTCTAACAACAGGATCTTTATATTCTCTTTCAGCAGCAGATGCTAAAATTATGGCAGATCCTGTATTTCTTGAACTTGTATCATATCCAGTCCAAACGGCATTAGTAACTCGACCTGCATAATCTAAAACAATACTGTCAACACTGCTGTTGTTAGTAATGCCTTCATTGAATTTATAGTAAACACCCAAGTCAGCATTTGATATGTCGGTATTTGCTCCACCACCAACCGCGGTAAAATAGTTTATTCCAATTTGTCTTGCGTTTCTGTTGGTTTTCCAAAATCTAAAATCATCTATAGACGCACTAAGTGTTCCATCCCCCGCTATAGCGCTTGAGCCTGACGGGCTTGTCATCAATGCACCAATACGACCAAGCATGGTGGAGTTAGATATTTCTCCTAATCTTCTAGAACTATATGTTTTTGTATCGTTAATCTTACCATCTACATATAATTTAGCCATAAAGCTGCTACCAGAATTATAAAATCTAAAGGCGTAGTGGTGCCAAGCTTCAAGCGAGCCTGTGGTTATAGATGAACCAATCGATTGTGCAAATATAGAGCTTGATACTGTTCCTGACTGTGCTGTGATTGTAAATGGGCTACCAGTGGCGGCTCCAGTAAGCTCGATAGTGAGCCTTCCGTAAGAGGTCGACGAAGATAAGTTACTGTTCCAAAGATCAAATATAACTTCTTTTGAAGTCGAAGCAGTTAAGAAAGATTGCTTCTTAAGCCAAAACTCAACAGTAACACCAGTATCAAAATTAGACTTTAAATTCGATTCTCTAGTGCCAGTCCCATAATCACTTGGCAGGCCGGCCGTTTTGTAAATTGTTTTGTCATATATGTTAGAAACTTGTTTTTTATTATTAAACGGGTTTGGGCTTATGGCCGACAAGGTTCCACCAGAACCGGTTCCTGGGCCACCCTTAAAGGATATATATTCTGTTGAGGCTGCGGCAGGGCGACCATAACCATCTGCTGTTTTTAGTGAATAAGTTACACCATTAGCGCCTAAAATAGCAAACCCGTTGTATCTTGGATACAAATTATCAAAAATGTATTTTTCGCCATCAAATAATTTATTATAAAACTCGTTTCTCTCAGCCTCAGAACCATCATAAGGATAGTAATCAATTATCCTATTTAATGCACCACTATAAAAAAGTTCTGCGGAACCAAATTTAATAAAATTCTTTGGCTCTGAATAATCAACTTGTGGAACATATGTTCTTTTTTCTTGCTGTATCGATTCTGCGTTTCTTGAAGATTCTACTTCATCAAAAGTTTCCTTATCAGTAGAATAGTCCGAAAAATTTCTAGAATCCTTACGGCTTTTATCGAATAGCTTTTTTATACTCATTTAATTTATCTCTATTTATCAACTCTAAATCTAAATTCTTGTCTTTGTTCTTTCCAAGTATTCATTCTACTATCATAAAAGGAAAATTTAAAGATATATTCGTATCCAGGCTCTAATAAACTCATATCAAAGTCAAAATAATTTCCTGATACGTCAAATGATAGACCAGTGTGAAAATCTGAGCCGGTTCCATAAGGTATAGCTTCTAAGTTATCAAGGGCTCTTATCACTCGGTATGAAGCACTTTGGATACTGGTTGTGGCCGGATCTGTCGTTGCTTTGGTATATATTGTTGGATTCCAGTATTTATGCCTTACATACAAATTCATTCTTGCTGTTTCGTCAGATCTATATGTGTTAGCCAAATTGGTAATATTAATATAATATATCGGCTCTTTTGTTGTGGGTCTCGTATTGAATACCAAAGGTGCAATAGAGCCTGTGCTAAACTCCAAACTACCGCTATGCCAAACATCATACAAAGTTGTAATTGATGAAGAATTTATGCCTATGGAACACGAATAGATTCCAGTTGAAACATAACTAGCTGTAACATTATTGTTACCATCATGCAATGACAATTTAGAGCCCGATGGTTTACTATTGTCACTAGAGCCAGAATATAAGCTAACCAATAACTTTCCGGTGCCCACAGAGGGTATATTTGTTAGTCTGCCTCTTATAAAGTTGTAAAGATATAAAGTGTTTAAGTTATCTGCTGCGGGAGCCAAGGAACTACTGAAATAAAATTCACCTCGCTCATCTCTTCGTGCATCATCCCAGCGCGCTTCTAATGCTGGTCTTTTGAAAAAATACTGTGTTCCCCGAGCGAAAAATCTTTTAGTATAATATGATTCTTTTGCACCTGCAAGGTTATTTAATACACTTCCGCTATCTGCCCCAGCAGAGCCAGAGAAATAAGCCTCGTAGCTTGAAGATAAAAATACTCCAACACCATAATTGCTAGTCGAGCCGGCCACCCACCGCTCAACCAACTCGGTTATGTCAACTTCTAAATCCCCCAATCCTGATTCAAAAGTTTGTTCATACATTATAGAAGAAGAGTTTGTTAAATAATCACCACCAACTTTTGTCCAGGCTGAAGAATTTGATGCTGATATCCAGTTGGCGCCGGGGCGACCTTTAGTCAAATCTTTGTATCCCTCCAAATCAAGGCCCTCACCTTCTTGCCAAGATTGCGAAACTGGTAATACTACTAATTTATAATCACGAGGAACTGTTTTTGAATGCTCAGCATTGTGCATTTTAAGATAAAAATTAACACTACCACTCGCTGGTATTACGCCAGCGGCCCTATCTGAAACTATTTTAGAAGTAGGAAATTTTATTAAAATTCTAGACAGCTCTTGGGATGCTGGAGATGCTGAAGAAGACTGACTTTGACGACCATATATAGAGAAGGTTTCCAATACATCAGCTTGACCAGCATTAGAGCCGGTGCCTCGAATTCTTAGATTTGGCTGATACGCGTTAACTATTGTTGTATCTATAGAAGCCGTATATCTTTTAAGCATTATCTAACCTTTCCTTTGACGTCAGTTTGTGGAAATTTAAGTTCAAAAATAGCATTTTTTGGACACATTAAATAGCTTCCATCAGGAGATAAGTTTTTATTAACTTGCAAATCTACATATGAATATGAGCCCCCTGTTTTTGGAACTATTTTTACCTTTAAAACATCGAGAACGTCTGGCTCTTTTTTCAATTCTGAATAAATATCGCTGATGTAAATTGGTTCACCTATAAAGAATCCTTCTGAGAATCTGTCGGCTATTCTTCTTATGGCTGATGCTAACGCGGTTGACTTGTTCGCTCCATCAACAGTTTTAATTACAAATTCAACTCCAATGTTGATTATGTATGCATCTAAAATATCAACTGTATCGTTAATCATTCTATGTTGGTTTAGCCATGTTTTTAGGTTTTGTTTTATGGTCCCATTAGATTCTATTAATTTTCCAAAAGAGTCTTCAGATATAATATATAAATTAATATTTCGCTTTTGTGAATCATTATCTTTTTGTGCGCTAACTCTTTTTATAGAACCAAATTTACCTGGCATACGTGTGGCTAAACTTTCATAATCTGTTTGTGTTACTGCTCTGTTTTGAGTTGGGAATGTATCGTAAATTCTTCTTTTAATCTCACTAGTTGATGGATTAGTAATATCTCCAACAATAGGTGTTTCATTTGAAACCTCGATGGTTGTGTTAATTTGATTTACCAAGTCCACACTTAATGAGGTTTTGTTTTGATAAATTAATCTAGCATTTGCAACAGTTTTTAAGGATCCAACACCAACATTTGAATTTGTGGGGTTGTTGGTTCGGTAAACAACTGTAAGTGTAGTGTTTGAAGGAACAATACCAAAACTTTGATTTTTAGTTAATCTTGTGGGATCAAACGTTGTGTCTGTCACATATGATTTGCCAAAAACATCTAGTGCAATGCTTTGAGGTTGTGCAACTACACCGGAACCACCATCTTCTCCGCTGCCGAATTGTAACGCATATCCTGTTGCGGTTCTCTCAACAACGTATTTTCTAGAAACCAACATTGGTTTTAATATCGAAGGAACGTTATCGTTTTTGTAATTTTTGTTTTTAAGTTCTTTGTATACCATATCTTGCGCGAGGTAATCAACTTCAAAGTATTCATTACCTTCAGCATCAAATACAGATATAATTTCAGATAAGTTGTCAATGTTAAGGCTAACTTTTCTAAATCTTTCATAAGCACCGACCTTAACATCTTTTTGCGCAAAATCACCAGACACAACATTACCATATGCTTTTATAGCATATCTTGTTGGGGCACCTGTCGTATTATCTACCTGTGCAACCACCACACTATTTTTTTCGTCGGCAAAGTTTACATTTTCGGTAAGAACAAATTTTAAACCAGTGTCGGACAAGAATGATGTTCCACGAGAAAGAATAGGTATATATGCCGTATCAGGACCCATTCCCGTAGAACTAGCTGGAACCATTATATAAAGTGCTACCTCCCCAAATGTAGAAGGGCGCCCGGGATCTTTGTATCCTAATACTCGGCCATGTCTTAAAACGTTACCTAATTGATACGCAGTATCAAGAAACGATTCATTAATGTTATAATCAAGATGCAAAGACATCTGATCACCCACATATGCAACAGCGTCAATCATCATTGCGCCGAAGGATGCCTCGCTGAAATCCTGGAATGTGTCAGGATAAAATCTCTCTGCTAATTCCATAAGGTCATCTCGAATTCCGGAAAATTCTCTATTTGTATAATTGATTGGTAAATTCTTTTTTTGATCTTTTGACATATTTTGTCCTCAATCTAAATAGTAAATTCTAATAAATCACTCAACCCAATATCAGGCACATAATATTCTATTGCAAAAGATAGTGAGTTTGTATCTGGATCATTTCCGTAAAATCTTATATTATTTATTATGACAGATGGCATATAGCGAGCAACTTGAGTTTTAATTCTTTCCGATATTTGAGTCTCAATATTTTCAGAAAAATTATAAAATAAATATTGCTGCATTCCAACTCCAAAATCTGGTTCCATCACCCTCTCGCCAGGATTTGTGAGTATAAGCATTTTTAAATTTTGTCTTACAGTTTCATCTAATGTTTTCAACATTGTGAATCCATCACCAGAATCGTATGTAATAGGTAATTTAACACCAATTGACGCCATTTATATTTCCTCTTTATTAATTATGCTTTACTATTATTTTTTGCACACCTGACCAAGCGCATTGAATGGATTACTTACAATTCTTCGTTTCATCGACCATGGCATTTGACCAGCCAAAGGAGGTAATGCAAACGCAGCTTTTAAGTTTTTCAGTAAAATTTTACCGGGACTAAACCCGCCATCGTCTGGGACATGTCCAAAATCTCTACTGTGATAGTAACGTTTAAATAGATTTCTAATTCTGCTTCTTGAGTTTCTTAATAATTCCTTATCCCAATCATCCCAAGGATTATCGTTCACAAACCAACTCATAGGCCAGCCGGCTGGATTGGCTCGATCTGATTTATGCTCCCAGCCTGGTGTGAACTCATAACCTAAAAGCTCGTCATCATCTCCTATCTTTACAAATACGCCAGGTTTTTCATCTGGTATACCGGACCTGTTTTCGCCTCGATCTACTGTCTTTTGACCAATTGACGGCAAAAATCCAAAATCATTATAAATAGCCCACGTGGCTATCATTTTATTTAATGGAAACACATATCTGACAATTAATTGGAAATCTTTGTGCTCTTTTAGTTTGTTTATTAGACATAACAATAATTTTGAATTACCCTCTAAGTTAGGAACTTGATTTAATTTTAAATCTAATACATCTATTTCGACGTTACATGCTTCCAAAGATTGTCCTCCCATTGTTACAGAAAATTTCAATCCGTATCGAACACCAAGCTCTCCTTTCAGTCCGACTACACGAGTGTCAGTTCCCATGGCTGTATCATCTGAATCAGGGGACGCTGGTTCATCATATAAATTAGCATCTCTCGGCTCAAAGTGAACATGTTCTAGTGTTCCGGGAAACACATCTGAAACGTTTTTCGAGGGATCACCGGCTCTCAAAATAGCAATTGCATCGTCGGGAGCGTATCTTTCACCGTTAATACTAATATATTTTTCTAATCTAAAAAATTTACCGCCAGGAGTTGTTGTTCCGTTGCTTATCGGAGTTATATCGCCAATTGGAACAATTATTTTGTTTGCAAAAACAGTAAGTTCTGAGTGCGTTTCATCTGAGTGTGCCTCTCCGACCATATAAATTGAATTACCGTCCTCGTCTTCGTGAATATGATAAAAGCCACTGTATGGTGTGCCATCTGGTAACGCTAGCTCGGTTCCGTTAGTGTAGTGCCCAGAGCCGGACGTTTCTAAGCCGACAACTTCTTCCTTTATTACTTTGTCTAATGATAAACCTATGGCTCCTTCAGATAAATTACTCATTGCGTAGTAATCCATGTCAGAATATGTGGGAGACATATTTATTGATTTCATGTTTTGAGTGAAAATTTCACCAATTGTATTCATTTCCATAGAAATCATTTCTTTTAGAACAAGTTTAGCATGTTCTTCTGTTGCTCTGACGGCATTTAATTTTTCTTCATAGCGGAAACTATCCAAAGTATCAAATGGCCATGGCTCGGCGCGACCAGAAGAACGCGCAGCTTTTAGTTGCTCATCATATTGAAAACTATATCTTTCTTGCATGTCATTTATTTTATAAAGTGCATTTAAGACAGATTCCGGAGGGTCTGTGATTTCACCGTCATCAACTAGTCGAGCGTATGTTTGGACAGATTGCTCTAAAAAGGCATACCAAAATTCTTCATCTTTAAATGATAAAAACCATTCCCACCAAGCGCCGCCAGGATCTTTAAAAGATAACTCCATTTGTTCAGCGACATATGCTGAAAAAAGAGAACTGCAAGTTTCTGGAAATTTAGGAGCAAAAGTGCTAAATGTAGCCATGGCTTTAATCATGTGAGTTGTTCCCCAAATTCTACAAGCTGCCTTGACTAATCCTTGGATTCCTGACTTACTACTTCTTTCTAATATTCTATTGTATGGAACTTCTACTGCGCAATATTCTTTTTCTCTAAGTCGTTGATCGTCCGGCATAAATGTATATGCTCTAGAAATTTCATCTTGAATATCGTTAAATTCTACCATATTCTTTTTTGATGGCTTACATGGACTTAATTCAGGAAAAATTACATCTACAAAGCCACGCCAGCCTTTGTTTTGAACAGGGGTTATGTAAATTTTTGGCTTGGTATATGTTCCACCGTAAGTATCAGGGTGTAAATAGAACACTCGGTTGGGGCGCCCACTATCCTCGTATTTCTCTTCATATTCCATTTTGCTGATTCCTAGAATCATGTCGTCGTTTTCAATTTCTCTGTTACCATCTCGCTCGCCTTCGTCGTAATTTGCTACTTCCGCGTCACCATAAAAAGTTCCACCAGGAGATAATGTTTGCTTTTTATCAACAACATACAGTGTATCGTCCATTGTGAGATCATCATACAAAGCACCATATAACCACGCGGGCTTTGACGGGCCAGGTTTTGTCTGAAGAGGATCTGCCTCGCCATGTATCTCACGCTTTATTTCATTAAACATCTGACTCATAGCAGCGTTATAGTTTTGGGTAGACACAATTATTTGCGTATCGTTAAATTTTGATAATATTTCTTGCAATAATATTATTTGAGGTGGCTTTTCAGTTCCGTATTCAAAAGAAGAATTAAATTTTGGATATTCTTCTGTATTCAAATCGTCTAGTGTTGGATCAACCGAATAAAACTCAAATTCCCTAGATTTTTGGGTCGAATCATCTCCAAATCTTTGGTATTCATTTATTGTAATTCTTGCATTATCCCCTTTTCTAAATCTATGGGTTGCTAACATCATTCTTAGCGCCTCTATTCTCTGTAATAGCTCATCGACTCTTTGTTGTGCCAATTCGGCGCCTTCCATCTCAAGCGGTGATGGTGCGGAACCTGTTGTTATTCTGCCAGTTTCTGGGTCTATAACGTCATATGTTTGAAAACTAAGACTTGGTTGTTTTGGGCTTGGATTTATAGCCACCAACTCGGGAGTATAAAGTTCTATATCATAGCCCCATGACGGATCCTCGCCATCGTGTTCACGATAACCATTAGCATTATTCTCGTATGAGATTACTAAATCTGGAGTTGCTTTTCTACTTCTCTTGGTAATTTTCAATTGCTTTGGGCCCATTTGTGCTTGCAATTTAACATTCCATCCGTAGTCTGGTAAAGCTATAAGGTTTATGTTTGTCCAAAACCACCCTTCCCATCCTAAGTCGTCAAAGCTTTTAAAATAATTCTTTGGTTTTTGTAAATCAGTGTTGGTTTTAAATTCTACATTAGTTAACATCATCTGTTCCCACATCCACTCAGCAACATATGCAGGGTATTGATGTTGTTGTTCTACTACTGAAGGAACAAAAAACGGAGCCAGCACTTCACCAACCTCTTCAGCTACCTCTTCAACCAAATCAGATGAATCTTGAATAAAGTCAACTGAGCTAATGTTTCTGGCAACTTTTCTCTGGTGTTCAGTAAATGGATGACCATTAGTGTCCGAAAGGATCATGTTTAACATGCCCCAGCCTTTTTCGCCAGAACCAAAATCACCTTTACCCAACATATCTTGAGCAAATTCCATTTGAAGCTGTTTAAGGCCGCTACCTAAAACAATCCCAACTGCTGCTTGTGATTCTTCTGATTCAAAAGGTATCAAGCCATCATCACAGCCTGGCTGTGATACGATTGGAGGCATCGCATCTTCTATTGCTTGTGCAACACCTCCTTGTAAAATTGTGGTAATTTCTTCTAAATCTTCTAAATTTTCGTTTTGTAAGTTATTAAACATAGCCGCACACTGCTCTGGTGTCGCACGACCTTCTAAAAGTAAGCACCTTCTATCTTGAAACGCCTCAATATCTTCGGGACTAGCACATAGTGAGGGGTTAGCTGGTAATTCATCGTCATCTGGTAGTGCATCCAGAATCTCGTTCATGGCTGCTCTTACGTCTACTGGGAACAAATTTCCTACATCGGAAAAGAAGTCCTGCAGGTGTCCCTTGGTTGGCATGCCTTCAAGGAACTCAGGATATTGATTTTCCATAATAGTATAGACTATATCAATAAAATCGTTGCTAGCGTTACCCATGAATGCTTCCATAAGTTCTGTTCTAGTGGTTGCATTACTTATATCGCCTGTAAAATTAGCTACTGCTTGTGTGTCAGCTAAGGCTGCTCCACCTACACCAAGTTTTTCAAACATTTCAATAATAGTCGCATTTACTTGATTATCATCTGCTTCTGGGCCACATATACTTTCCCTTATAACATCAGCAAACGTTGTTTTTCCAGCTATGACAGAAGGGATAGCTAGCGCAAGATCACCAGTAATCTCTAGTGCTTTGCAAATTGCATCGCCAATAATCTGACATATCTTAACTAAAATTTTCATAATGATATGAATTACCAACGTAGTAATTGCCAACACCATCGCTTCAAATAATAGCTTGGGCCAATCCATAATGTATGGAATAATTGTTCCTGGGTTTTCCAGTCTAAACATCTTTATTTCATTAATGTTTCGACAGAAAGGCAACTCCAGTGTCTTTAAAAAGTCAAAAAATGTAGGATCAAACATTGGTGGGCGCGGACAATCAACCAAAGCAATAATTGATGCGATAATTTGGGCGCCAGGATACTTGTTAAGCAAGTCAGTAAGCCCCAGAAGGTTATCGCCATAAACCTCTATGAGCGCCATAACATATGCTTGCATAATATTGTTAGGATCAAGCTCCTCTTGAGCGCGTGCAGAAACATCAAATTGTTGTGCTAAAGTTCTTTTAACCGGTTGTTCAGTCGCACCTTTTAAATTCTTAGGTCGAGGAAAAGTTCCATAGTTTCCTTCTTTTAGTTGAGAACGTTCACGATTTATAATATCTTCGTTTTCCCATGGGCGATATTTTTTAACACTAATTTTACCATAAAACGGCTTGTCTTGCAAGGTGCCAGCGCCAGAATCCATACCTTGGCCGGCGTCGGACATTCTCTGTAAATTAGAACCTTCACCAAATATATCACTATTTTCTAATTTTTTATTAACCAAATCTTCTAATTCATTTTGTTTATCAGGCGGCAAACCAATAAACAAATCACCAAAATTTTCAATTGACATGGCGTTTAATGCAGCTTTTATAGCACTAGCTAATGCTTCTTCAAGTGATAGACCTTTGAATAAGCATTGTAAAGCATCTATCATCAAATCCAAAAGGCCACACAATTTCATACGACCAAAGCCAAATCGCCACATATCGTGAATCATCTGTTGACCACCACCAGGAAACGGTAAAGCAGCAGAAATCATTCGAGCACACAACTGAACAAACATTCTATCATCTTCGTATAACGTTTGGAACGCTTGCTCTGTTGCCATACCTAATGCGTTTTTAGTTTCTCCAGTAGCCTTATCGACGACTTTAAAGGGATCTATTACTTGCTTGTCTGGATCTTTTTTCGATGGTTTATAAGCTAACCCAAGTGCATTTTTTTCATCATCTACATCTTGCAGTGTTTTTTGGCAAACATTTCTATGAAATTGATAAGCAATTGCATCACCTATACTAAACACGTCATCCAATATGTCCATTCCAAGCTGCTTTCCTTCTTTCGCTAATGCATCCCCGATACAACTCATAGCTGTTTGTGGTTTCGCTTCTGCTGGTGGCGGGATAGTAAATGATGATTGCACCTCTGGGAAGGTAAATTTTTCTACAAACTCAATCCACGGGCGTTCAACTCTCGCGGACAAAAAGTTATCAATTTGATTTAGTTGTGTAAAATAGCCAACCGCGGTTGGATCTTTCCAAGCAGCTTTGCTGTTTAAAGATTTTAATCGTTTTTTCCCATAAACACGTGGTCGCTTAGTGCATCTAGATGTATACACTTTCATCTTTCTAAGCTTCATTTCTGGAGTGAAGTAAAAGGTAATTCTAGTTACTCTTTCTCTAAACCATCCCCAACCAGTGCCAACGCCAAATATATTCATACCTCGATCATTTAACCAATTATCTAAATCAGTTAACAAATCGCTCATTCTTGAACTTCCAAAAAAGAATCCTAGATCCCCATATCGATCAAACTGAGATTTTGTAAAGGTTTTACCAGATTTGACAAATTGAAAACTACCACCCTCTAGTGCCTGAAAGACCCTATAATAGCGCGAATACATATACATTGCCTTTCTCAATTTTAAAAGCTTGGGATTTATAGCACTAGCACTATAAGTTATTTCAACCCCTTGACCGGCCGCTTCGTCGTCAATATCATTATCTTCTTCTCTTTCTTCAATTGGCGCAAAAACATCATATGGTAATGTATACAAAAGTTTTACAACAGAACCATATCGAGTGTCAAGATCATATTTTGTATAATCTATCGTATTAATTAAGCTATTAACAGTGTCAGAGCTTTCTTCTTTGTTAAAACCATCTAACAGACCTTGGACTGCTGCCGCAGCATTATCTTTAAACAATTTTTCGACAAATTCTTCGTCAGTTAAGTCTGGCGTTGGTGATCTCAATGTTTTCGACATTGTTACAACAGTTATTTGAAATGTGCAATACTTGTCATTAAACCATGGCTCATCGACAGTTCTTTTTTTCCATTTTGGAACGACGGCGCTTGGATTTGGCTTGCAAGATGGACAATTGCTGACCTTTATGATCTTGTCGTCATCACAAACATCGGGCATGCCGTCATTGTTTTTATCTTGGTATTTTAAAAATTTAGATTCGTCTGCCATTTATACACCCTTATGTCGAAAACACATTTTGACTTGTAACATACTTGTATCCGAAGTCATATATATAGTTAAATTCCCACAATACTTTATCAATTCTAATATTCCAAATTGCAAGATTCAGTGAGGTAAGCTCCGTAATACCTAATGCTGCCGACCCAGGTGGACGCCATGGTTCCCAGACGCTTGGTCCCATAAGTGCTGTGTCAACTTCTGTCATAATTGCAATACGATCTACAACACCTATTAACATTTCAATCATATATCCTAATTCTTGAAGCGCATCTCTTGTGAAATCTCCACGAGCAACACCTTGCAAATCATATACCAGTTCAATTGGGTTACGTAGTCCACCAAAAACATATGATGAATCTGTAACGTTTCCTGCAATTAATTCAATTGGTGGGGCGGGTTCTTGAATGGCGCCACCGCGTGAATTAGTTTCTCCCTTAAGACCTGCGCCTCTAAACGCATACGAACGACCCGATACAATTTTAACTCCATTTCGACCAATAATTCTGGCGTTGTCGGCTTTAATTGCTACCGCTGAGCGTGGTTGTTCAGAGACCCCTATTTCATGCTTTGAACCAATAATTCCTGATGCTAATCCAAAATGTAAATCAACTTTTGTTAACTGACTAACGTATATTCTAGCAGCATCACATGCAAAATTAGGGTTTACAGCTTCAATCTTTCCCCTTGCTATTTCTTTATCTTTACACGACATTCTTCCGGCCACTATATCAATAGTATATGCACCGGTAGAGCCGGCGCCACCTTCGCCTGAAGCTTGAACGTGTGGGCGGTCAGTGCCTAAAACAATTGCAGCGCGATTGTTATAATTTTTAATAGATTTACCGCCCTCTTGTTCTACAAAATTGATTGTGGGCTCGGGCACCTGAGTTCCCATTAACCCTGTATTTGGTGGCAAAACCTTTGAAGAATTTAAAAAAGATTGCATCGCCTGTGAGCGAGCATTTGCACCCACAGCATTTGCCACCGCCTTACGACCCGCCATCGTATTGGGAGGACTTTTTTCCATTCTTTCCCAAAAGTCTTTTACAAATTTATCTTGTTTTTTTGAACCTGGCATTTTTTTATCCTAATTAAGTGGGCATCCCTAGAGCCGCGGCCATGGCATCTAAATCTTCTTCTTCTGTTTCAGTTACATCACCGCCTGCAGAAGCACTAGAAGCATTAGCTACGACTTCAATTTCATTTTTTAATAAAACACTTGTTATTGCACCAGAGCCTAAAAAGCTTTGTTGTGATTCTTTTAGTAGTGCAACTAAATCATCTGGACCGTGTCCAGAACGTGAAGATGATCTATTACCAGCACAACCTTCATATGCACTTTGGCCCTTTCGAACAATCTTATTACAACTAGGCAAAGGTGATCTGACAGCGTATTGAAGTGGGATTGACGCCCATTCATAGGCCATGGCTTGGCCGGCCTCCGAGTAATTATCGTGAGCACCTAATAAATAATTTCCGACAATTGGTCTTTTAACAAATACAAGATATACAGCCAAGGCTTCTTGCGTTTGGCCACTAAAAATTACAGAGTCAAAATCTATACCTGGCGATGTCTTTTTAAAATAATCGACAGTTTCTTTAAATGTGGGTCCAATCCATTGATAAGCTCCTACAGCGTCAGATGTGACACCAGGAATTGTGTCAATTGTTCCTCCTGGATTTTGTGAGGTTCTAATTTCAGATAGTGTCATTTGATCAACTCTTTTGCCTGTTGCTGGATCCGTCCAGCCTGTTAGATGCCCAATAACACTCTCATAGACACCTTCTGATGCCTTAATCCATTTTCCTAATTTTTTGAATGCCGGCACTTGACTAATTTCAATTGCTTCGTTCCATGAGATTCTAATTGAGTTAGAAACCACGGGCGCGTTTGATCTTTCTTCTGGTCCTATATTCATATCTTCTAGAGTTGTTTCAATCCCTTCAAACAAAAACTCATATTTTCTTGCAATTGTATTTTTTTGCATTCCATCATCAGACATTAAAGCAGAATGCTCTAATTCTACCATGGAACAAAACTGTAACGATGGGACGTCAGGATCAATATTGCTTTTTTGTGTTTGAACTTTAATTCTATCACCAACTTTTAATCCAGTTGATAAATCACCTAGCGCAACGCATATAGGTAAATTTACTGTTTTGTTTCTAGCGATAAGAACGTCGTTAGTTAAAGAAAGTGCTTCAAAATCTGGTATGGCGCCACTAGCTGATTTTCTTTTGTTGTCGCCTTTTAAAAACTTAACTCTAAAAACTTTTGCATCTCTTATACGACCTGATGAATACGAAGTATCTGCTTCTGGGCCAGCCGGCATAAATCCAGACAAGTTTTCAGTAGATTCATCTCTAGGTTCACTCATTATAATAGCTGATTGAACAGGACCATAAGGGCTCCGCGAAGTAACCTGTTTAATTAAGTATTCTCTAAGCTTTCGAGCTTGTCTTGGATTAGATATATCATCCCAATGTATGCTATCTGTAAATGACATGTTAAAAAATTACCTCGAAAGTGTTGCTTAATAAATAGTTTTTCAAAAAAATATTAGTCGGCCTCTTTTTGCTGTATCATATCAAACAATGAATCTTTATCTGAATCTGACAGTATTGAACTTTGAACTTGATTTTTTTGAGTTAGGGCAATAATTTTTACTAATTGCTCGTTTGATCTTTGTAATGTCTCAACATGTTTTGCGGCGACAGGACTCAAGTATTTATTTTGATCTGGGTCATTAGCTATTTGTGTTGCCACTTCATTTAAAAACTCTCTAGCTACTTTTCTATCGTTTCTTATGTTGCCAAGAGCCTCTTCAATAAGGCTATCTAAGTCTTTTTTGCTCATAATTCACCGCTGGTCCAATCATCTTTAAAGGTATAATATTTTTTTCTAAATTTTTTAAGTGAGTTAACAATTTGTTTAGTGTTTAGACCTGTTATCTCTCTTAGGTATAGGTAAATAGCTTTTTTGTTAAAAATTTCTATGTCCTCTTTTGATTCAAAAAGTATATTGATTGCTTGATAAACTTTAAAATCATTTTCTTTCATTTGAGAAGAATCCCACGATTTTAATTCATTATAAAAAAGTTTCCAAAATTCTTCTTCTACTCGGGTTGAGACATAAGATTCAGTTGTTGATAAAAATTCTTCTTCATAGTTTTTAGGTATATTGCCAATATCAACTTCTCTTTTGTTTCGTTTTTGTTGGCGCTTAACTTTGTGTATAAACCAGTTTTTAGTGATTACTGAAAAGTATGAGAACGCCTTTGAGCCTTTTGCTGGATCATATTTATCCAGTATGGTCATTAGCCACACTTTACATTCATCACGTAGATAATCAATATTAGGTAAATTTGTAAACTTATATGTAAAAACAATTTTGTCCACCATTTCATTAAATGCTGGCTCTATCCAGTTAACATACAGTTGTGTTCTTTCGCGGGAACAATTTGTTAAACAATATTTTATAATTGCATCTTCGTGATCTTGTGTAAAATAGTGATTTTTGTTTCTACTACGTCTTCTTCTAGTTCTTTTTTTAGTTGTCATTTTCTATAAATTCTTCTTCTGTTATCGCCGGCGCTTCTTCCTCATCTGTTAATGAATATATAAACTCAAATGATTCCATCTGACTACTAAAGTCTCTTGCGTGCTGCAATAAGCTTTGTAATGTCTGGTCTCCATAAAACATTTCCATTTCATATACATTTTTTGTGTGGTCCAAAAAAGAATTAATCATATCCTGCAAATCTCCTAATTCTTCTGATACCAATAAAAGTCTAGCTATAGCTGCTCTAACATAAACTACAAGACCAACATTAATTATAACTGACAAAATTAAAAATGCAGACAGTATTATCTCAAGTCGGCTCATAATCTTTGCTTTTAGCTTCCTTTTTTTGTTGATTTAAGATTTCTCTATTTTTTTCAATATATTCTTTTGTTATAGTTCCTACAGATTGTTCACCAGCATTTTTACTTTTATTGGGAACTATAAAAGAATTTTTACCGAATACTTTATTAAGCGATCCAGTAGCCTCACACAGAATACAGGTGTGCGGAGTATCACCAATAGTTAACATGTAACTATGAGACTCACCACACGCTTGACATTCGTAAGTGTAACGCGGCATTACTTAATCATATTTTCTAAGTCTTCGTTAGTAATCGAACTATCATTAGAAAATCTTACAGTTGGCGGATTCTGGACAACTAGTCCATTATCTCCCTCTATTAATTCAAATCCCTTAAGAATGGGAACTATATCAATTTGATTTAATAGTGATTCCTGTAAAGCCATCATAATCGCACCAAGTGCTTGATCAGATAATTTTAATTGATTTTGTGTGTTACTCATTTGTTTTTATTCTCCAAAACATTGTTTTAGGCCACTTTCAATATTTATTTGGGGCGACCATCCCAGTTTACTTATATATTTTACATCAGCTTTAGAATTTTGTATATCACCAATTCTACTTGGCTGTTCATCCCAATCAACACTTAAGGTATTATTAATTATATTACGAATATCAGAAAGCGATGTTGATACCCCTGTTCCGATATCGCAGGCTGCACCATTAAAATTGTTTTTATAATTCATACAAAATATATTTGCATTTACAATATCATTAACATGAATGAAATCCCTTGTCTGGGAACCATCACCATCAATACGTAAGGGTTTATTTTGCCTTATCATCTCCATCCAAGCTGATATTACGGTAGAGTATGGGCCGCCATATTTTTGGTCTTTTGAATAAACATTAAAATACCTCAAACATACTGTATCTATATCGTATAAGTCAGCGTATAACTTACACTCTTTCTCGGTCATTAACTTATGAATGCCATATGGACTAGATGCGCCGTAAATTGCCGCAGAGCTTGCAAAAATTACACGCTTAGCATTGACTGCTTTTGCAAATTCTAATACACGAGAGGACCCAAGAACATTATGTGACAATGACTCAGAAGGGTTCTCTACACTCCATGATACACTTGGCTTAGCTGCAAGGTGGAAAATATAATCAGGTTTACATTTAAGCCAGGGTTTATTGTTATGAAATAGATGATGACGTATATCTAATTTTTCATCGATGTTATCAGATGCTATATCCACTCCATAAACATTGTGACCAAGCTCAACAAGTTTGGCAAAAAGCTTAGAACCTATATAGCCCTTGTGACCAGTGACTAAGCAATTAGCCATCTATTTCCTCAATCATTTTAAATGCAGAATCCCAGTCAGTGAATCTGATAGCCTTATCATCAATATAAAATCTTGCACGAGGCTTCTCGGCAGTAACTTTGCTAACAAATTGAGCCATGTTGTGTTCTCTTAGCCATTCCCACACCAACTCAGTTCCCGTTTTACCATTAACCAATCCGCGGTCAGGTTTCGCCTTGCAAGTATAAACAATAACAGTGTAATCTTTTGAAAGCCTTTCTAATGCTTCGTATGATCCCTCAATTGGAACGTCATAAATTGTCCCATCGTAATATCCTTTAGAACATTTATGAATAACTTTATCAAAATCAACCCCAACGTTAATTTGTTCATCAGGATAACTATGTTCCCTAATCTTGCCACCCTTCCAGTTTAACTTCTTGAGTTCATTAGGGTTGTTTTGCCCAATAGGAGGGCATACGTTACCTGAACCATGTGTCAACTGATAGGTCAAAAGTAGTGTTAACACTTCTGCTGTATGATAGTAGTTTGCGCCGAGAACAACCTTGGTGAGATCGTCGATTTCAACTGTGATGTCTCTTGATGTAATCATGGCAACTTGCATTCCATTTGCCTGGGCCCATTGCAAAGCCTTAAGGATATCAATAGAATTACCAGAAGACGAAATACCTAAAACTAGTGACTTTTTCATTTGCGACACAGTTCTAGTTGAAGTTCTAGCAATCAACCAATTAACCATCCATTGCTCAAAACTGGTGTCATTGATATATGATGTAGCTACACAACCAGAGCTTGGACAAATTGCATTTTTAGTTCCGTTTGATAATCTTGTCATGTCTACAGCAGCATGGTCAGCGACCGCCATATTTCCGCCATGACCTAAAACATAAATGTCGCTACATTGATTATATTTTTCTTGCAATTGTTCCCACTCTTCTGTATGAACAACTTGTGTAAATTTGTCTCCAATGTTTTCAAAATTAAGCATTTGTTATTTCCTTGTAACCCTCTATTAATATTGTGGTATCCATACCAACAGCTATTATACCATAATCACAATATTTGTCAATATGTTTGTCTACATCCGTAGGAATATGAACAGCCATTTGGCTATTGTCTGTGATTGTTTCTTTTACTTTAGCAATCGCTTCTAAAAACTTTGGATTATCAAACTCTGCTGGTATACCCAAACTAGCTGATAAATCATAAGGTCCTATCATATAATGATCAAAACCAAAAGATGCTATTTTATCTAAATTGTTTATGCCGTTAATTGTTTCAATTTGTGCTACCATAAAAGGTCTATCTGAAATTAGTTTATCCATACCCCACTTGTTTTGCCTAACAAGACCAAGGCCTCTTTTACCGCCTTGCGAAGGAAATTTACAAATCTCGTGAATCTTTTGACACTGTTCTTCAGTTTCCACAGTAGAAAATATAATCCCGTCGGCGCCGGCGTCAAGACACGCTCTTGTTAAAGTCTTGCTTGGTTCTGTTAGTCTGACAAAGCAGACTTTATTCATCGACGTAATCAATTGGATACAATTATATAACGTTTCATTGTTAAAAAAGCTATGTTCTGTGTCAATAACGACCCCGTCGAGCCCGATATGACATAGCAGTTCTGATATAACTGTAGAGGGTATTTGTTGCCAAGCTAATCTCATCTTATGATACAAACCTTTTTGTCTAGATAATTTACTTTTATTTTTTGTTTTTTTAATAAATCTTTTAGAATATACTCAGGAAAAACATTTGGATAAAGTTTTGAAATATTTGCCAATTTATCATTCAATATATCACAGTACATTCCATCCATTATTGCCTTCATGTTCTTTTGGTTGCTAGCAAAAAAAACATCTGATAATTTATATTGAGGGTATTGATGGGGTGGACCGGCACAATTAAAAAGATTCTCTCTAAAATCATTAAAGTATATTTTTTCTGTTGTGATGTCAAATCTTGTTTTTACTATAATATCGTAATCCTCTTTTATAAGAGAATAGCACTTGTACCATGAATAGTATTGTGCTACGACGGCATTTTGAATCAATTTGTTGCCATCGGGGTGTTTCGGGGTGCCTATCGACTTGACTAGTTTTTCAGTTATTTCAAAAAATTCTTGATTATTTTTATGAAAATAATCATCCATAATCAGATAATCTTTAGGAGAATACAAGCTCAAAATACTTTGTCGCTCTTCCTCTTCTAGTTGTTTGATATTGTCTTTTTTTCCGGCTTCGCCTCTTTCATGTGTGTGGTCCCAAAAAGCTAAAAATAAATCAATTTCATGTTCATCCTTGTTGGGCTCAATTACATTTAATAAAAAATTATCATATGTTTGCTTGTAGGTCCTAACCAACCCAGGTATAAGAATAGCCACCTTCATCTGTAACTCTCAACGAAATCAGTGCAGATACCAAAACAATCCGTTAGATCATCTGTGCTATAAAAATTTGGTACTTTTTCTGGCATAACGCAGATACTTTGGGGTGTTAGGGTTTTACCGGGATAAGTCCAAATATATCCCGTATTTGTAAGTGTATAAGAATCATTTTGGTGCCAAAAACAATGCACACCTGTTAATTGTGAGGTAAAAGTAAAAAGAGTGTCCAAAGATTTAGCGTGAAGCCACAGAAAACGACTTCTTTCAAAAATCCACTCAGTAGAAACCTCATATTGTGGCTCATCATGCCCAAGCCAAAAACCATCAATAAGGTTACCGCGAATGTCTACTTCTACATCAAAGCCCTGATTTATCGCTTGTTCTAAATACTCTGGGTGGTTCTCCCTATCAGGATTAGGTCCGCTGATGTTTCCTCTGTGTGATATCAATAGCATATAACTGTCTTATTGAAAAATAAATTCTCTGGTTTTGATTTTACTAAAAACCTGTTTATCGAGTTGATTCAAATCAAGATTTGATAGATAATTGCTCAAAGTATCGTCACCAGAAACAAACACCTTGTTGTTCTCTCTTTTGATGTTAATGCAAGACATAATAGACCAAGGATCGAACTTTATTGACATGTTTGGGTAAGCTCTCTTTATAGAAAAAACATCAATAATCTTAAACTTACTAAAATCAGAATTCACCATTATATTGTTACCAGACATATCGCTAAAGTAACAACCAGTATTGATAGAAAAGTCTATATAAGAATCAACAATTTTATTGTATAAATCGCAAACCTTGTCATAATCTCTAATGAATTTGGTATAATTCTTAGATTTTTCTAAGAAAACTTCAGAACTATAAAAACTATTTTTTTCAATTATAACCATTGGAGTTAGTTCAGAATAAAACTTACTAACACACCTATTAGATGTCAATTGATATATCTCAACAATATTACTATTTTCTTGTTGAGAATAATCAATTACTTCTTTTATCTTTTGTGGCGTAAGGGTTATAAAATCAGTTTTAGATTTAGAATCAATAATAAAAAATCTGGAATCATCCGATATCGTATAAGAAGACTTTATAGTTTCCTTAAGATTTAAAAAGTTTGTCATGAGAAGCCTTTATGATATCATGAAATTGGTTGTACTCTGGAACAGTCAAATCCATTCTGATGTTATTAAGGTGAATGTGAATTTTACCATCAGAATTTAGTTCAATTGTCCACTTTTGATATTTTGGTGTTGCCTCTTCTTGTCCTTCACCCATAATGTGCTTAACAATGTGTCCCATTATAATCTTCCTCCATCGATGATTTTTTTGCTGAATTCCTTAAATTCATCTAAAGTAAAATGCAACCTATAGGTCCACCCACGATCCCAATCACTAAGAATGTGCATGTGGATTGCCTCCAGGTCACCAATATTGTTTTCTACTAAAATTCTAGATCCTTTCATTGGCCAATCGATAGTAGTATCGACGAGCACTTTAGTTATGATACTCATAGTTCTAATTCTCCATCACTAGGTTAAAAATTTTATTATACTGATCGCTACACACATATTCAACAACTTTGTCGCTATGTGGTAACACCATACTTGTACAGTTTAGTAACTCTTCTTGATCAAAGTTGCCCTTCAAGTCTCTAATTCTGTTGATGTGCTTTGCTTTCCAAGATCCTTGAAAATCTAAAATATTCCTCAATACCAATAACAAAATCTCACACTCAACAGATGGTATATAATACGGTGTTTCATAGGGAACTTTAATTCTTTTCTCAAACACGTATTCGCCAAACTTGTATGGCAAAGTCCAATAAGTTCTAAAATTATTCATTGGGCTGCTCATATGTAGACAGTTATAGGAATCAATTCTAAATCTACCATTTGGTATGGAATGATCCGTAGGTCCGGGAGTAAAGAATGGATGATATCTCATATCACAATATTCAGCAAAACCAAAGTTTTGAAAACCCTCTCCGGATAAATGATTTTCTGCAATCTTGTTGAAGAAATCCCAATCGGACATGTGACACACTAAATCAATATCTGTATCTGGCTTGTGTGGTAATTTTGTAAACCCTCTCAAAAAATAATATTTTATATTATTCTTGTTTAAATCATCAATGAAGTCAAAAAATTTATCTTGATGTGACACTTCTTATCTCCTTGGAAAATAGTTTTTTAAAAAATGGTTTAAGTCTTCTGGGGTACCAATACCCCACATTTTGTGAACATAGAAAGGAACCAACGTTTTCCCATCTTGAATAAGTTCATTGTATACGGGAGCGATGTAAAATTCATTGTTTACGCGGATATCTTTTCTAATCATAGATTCTGCATATTTAACAAAGTCGGAGCCTTTGCGATACCAATAGATGCCACAAGTTGCTATATTTGATATAGGCTTCTTTTCAGCAACTTCAACGACAAAACCTCTGGAGTTAGTTTTTACAAAAGACCACTTCGGATGCACGGCATTAAAGGTGAAGACAGCGGCATCACAATTAGTTATATTTTTAATCAGCATAAAGTTTTCTGGCTCATATTCAATAATTTGATCAGAATTAGCAATTAATAGATCTTCATCGTTATCTATAAACTCCTTTGCCAGCAACGCTGTGCAAGCTGCCCCTTCGGTTAGTCCATCGACTGTAACAAGTTTATATCTGCCATTAGTAATTCTACACAAAGTTGATTCTAATCCAGTGTACTCTTCCAAATGCTTCTTTCTAACTAAGAAAATATATTCCGCATCAAAATCTAAATTCTCAACAACAGATTGGATCATCGGTTTTCCATCAACATCAATCAGCGGCTTTGGGAAAGTGTAGCCCTCTTTTACAAACCTGCTTCCTTCTCCTGCCATTGGTATCAAAATCTTCATTGGGCGCTCCTAAAAAGTAAAACGTCAACATCATCAGGGTTATTAACCTTTACAACTCTAGCGCCAGAATCAAGAGCAGCACTTAGTCCCTTTGGTGAATCTTCGATTATCAAAGTATTTTGCTTGCTTATGCCAAAATATTCCATCACTTGAGTATAGCCTATTGGGTTTGGTTTTGGTTCTGGTACATCTTGATTAGATAGAAACAAATCGAAAAGATCATAAATACCTGTTTTCTTTAACATCAGCGAGCCCGTCTGTCTAATACTATTGGTGTAGCATGCTATTTTAACGTTATTTGCTTTGAGATACTTCAACATATCTATTTTTTCTTGCCTGATTTTGCAATGAGTTCTTATGATTTCTAACGTTTTTGCTTGTTTTTTGTCATAAATACATTGAATATCTTTTTGTTTTATTATATCAGTTTTAGTTAAAATATTAAGCTTTTTTTTTGTTGGAATCCCATTGAACGTTGAATAATGTTCATCTAATGAAATCTCATAATTACACACTTCTTTTAGCGCCTCATTTAATGCCAACCTGTGCCACTCACAAGCATCAACCAAGACCCCATCTAAGTCAAAAATCACTAAATCAATATTCATTTAAAAGTGCCCTTGTCGCAAGATCCCAATCATCTTCTGTATCAATATCAATACTTTCCTGAGTGTCAATCGGATAAAAATACGGCTGTTGTCCAATGCGACTATTTTGTGATAGAATTACTTCCGGCTTGAAAATATAAAAGGCCGAGTTTTCCTCATAAAATGCTGGTAGATCTTGTGTTTGTTCCATTTTAGTCGGATTATGGTTTACTGGACAAAAGCCATAACTTTCTTTTCTCCAGAATCTAGATCTGTATATATTACATGATACAACAGAGTCGTAATTACGCAGATACGTAAATGCATCGGCTATTGTTTTTTCTTTTAAAAATGGACTTGTAACGTGAATTTGAGCAATTGGTTCTTGTATTTTTAATCTAATAATAAAATCTTTTATTAAATCACATACTGATACCTTATCGCCTATTAGGGATTCACTGCGAGAAAAAACATTGACATGCCTAAGTCTTTTATCTTGCCCAATTAGATCTATGACCTCTTGACTGTCGGTATCAACGAAAACGTTATGATTTTTATATTTAAGCAATGTGTGCTTAAACAAAGGCTCTTTTCCGAATCTTCTAAAATTTTTTCGATGCACTCTTTGTGAGTTGTGCTTTATTGGAATAAATATATTCATTATTATTTATTAAGTTTTTGAACAAACCACTCGTGAGTGGGATTAAAAAATGTTGAAATTTTGTTTATATCGTAATAATTTACTGTTTTTTCTGATTCAACTGGTTGTATGTTTTGTTGTATTACAATGTCAATAAATGCTCGTTTTATTAACATTGGGTCTGCTTTTTCTTTTTCTGTTTTTGCATAGTAATCAATTATTTTTGTTCTTTTAATTGAAGGTCGCAGCCAGTTCCACATCATATGCATGTTATATTGATTTTTGTAAGAGTCACGATTATGTGGAGATTCCATATTTGTGTGTCCATTATCATATACCATTTTATGGCTACATACAGTGTTTTTTAAAAATGGTATTTCCAATATGTTGAATAAATGACAGGCTTCAACACCGCCGCCATATTGAGTAATCATAGGAAAAAACCAATCTAATAAGCTGTGATGTATCATTTTGAACCCAGCATGAGCAAACGGTAAAACCGAATATTCTTTACTGTTTCGATAATCAATGTTATCTGCAAATGGCGTTATCATACCACGTCCAGGATAATAAGTCAACACAGCAGGATTAAACTTGTCTAAATCATATAACACTTGCTCCAGAGCACCTAAAGTGCCTAATGGACGAAATCCATAATCATAATCAGCAAAGCCATAATAATCATACTTTTTAGGAACTTTTTCTATTAGAACATTTCTAGTGTCAGTCCAAGTTGTGTTTGGGCAATATTCTAGTGCTTCTTTGTGTGGTTTATCATGGGTGACAAAATAAAAATCACATTGCTCTTTGTTGCCAAATAGTTCTACATGACTTTGTGTTGGTGTAGACGGTGTTACCTGTAGAATACATAATCTTTTATTCATCAATTAGTAACTCCAGTTCTTCAATGCCAAAGCGCATTGTGTCTGAGTGCTTGTTTCTGTAGACAGTGTAATTTGTGTAAGGTCCCTCGGAAAACCCAAGTTCATATGTGTTAATACCAACTACAACACCATAACCCGCATCTTTTGTTATATAACCGTCAGCATATGACTCATACCATTTTACTAGTTCGCCAATCTCTAAATTTTTGTTTTTAGTATTTACAGTTCTTGCTGCCATCTTTCTATCATTTCGTCCAACATTGAGCTAAATGTGTATTCTGGTTTCCAATTTAGTATTTCTCTTGCCTTTGATGAATCACCTTTTAGATATTTTAATTCTTCTGGGCGCATATATTTAGGATTTTGCACAACATAATCTCGATAGTCCATATCCAGTTTGCTAAACACAGCTTCGCACAAATCACGAACTGAGTGGGTTTCTCCAGTTGCAACAATGAATTCATCTGGCTCATGGTGGTTTGCTATCATATGCATAGCACGGACATAATCTTTAGAGTGACCCCAATCTCGATATGAATCCATATTTCCTAATTCTAACTTGTCTTGCAAACCTTTCTTAATTGATACTGCTCCTTTTACAACTTTATTTGTAACAAAGTTTGAGCCGCGGCGTGGTGACTCATGGTTAAATAAGATTCCATTACAAGCATGAAGACCGTAAGCATGCCGATAGTGTCGAACAAGATTATATCCCATAACTTTAGCGCACCCATAAGGACTAACAGGGTTCATAGGCGTTGTTAGCCTTTGAACTCCGTCAGCGTCTACAGAATTACCAAACATTTCAGAAGATGAAGCCTGGTAGAATGCTGCATGTGGAACTATTGTTCGATATACTTCAAGCATGTGCAAAACACCAAGTGCGTTAGTTTGAATGGTAAATGATGGCATATCAAAGCTAACTCTTACATGACTCATTGCTCCAAGGTTGTATATCTCATCTGGCATAACCTTGCTAACTACTCTAACAAGAGAAGGGTAATCAAGCAGATCACCATAATATGTTTGAACATTTTTGTTTAGTCCAATTTTATTCAATCTATGATTTTGGTTTTCAGCAACAGAATGCCTTCTAACAATACCATGAACTTCATAGCCTTTGGACAATAAGTATTCTGTTAAATAGCTACCATCTTGGCCAGCAATACCTGTAATTAAGGCTTTTTTCATTATTAAAAATCTCCATTTCTGTGTTTAAAAACATCCAATTGTGTTAGGTCAGGCCAGTCGGTAGTAATCCATTTTTTTGGCTCAGTGTTTATAGCTTCTGGTAATTTATCCAAACCTAGTTGCGCTGTTTCGGGTGTCATATAGTAATGATAGCCAATGGATGAAATATTTTGTTCTCTCCAAGGCACCATTGGTATTCTACCATCATATGACATTTTTTTCAAGTCTTTTGCTGCTTTTTTATTATCAGTCAATATCATACCCCCACGACCTAAACTAAGATGCTTACGATATTGAAAACTTAAACACATAAAAGTGTTTTCAATAAATGAATCTTTTCTCCATAGGACTGCCGCATCTGCAATATTTGTGTCTCCAAGAAAATAAAACTCTGACCATTCTTCGTCCCTCCAAAAGTGTTCAATATTTAATTTATTAGCTAGAAAAGGAACCGAAATATATGTTCTTTTTGGGGTCGAAAATTGTTTAATATTTTGATACCTTAAACATAATTCTAAAGCGTGCGTGCAGCAATCTACAGCAACCGCATAAGGTGAACCAAAAAAAGAAGCAACCTGTTCTTCAAAAATTCTAATAACATCAAAATCTATATTACTCATAATCAATCGCTTTCAGTAATGTATTCTTTATCTTGTTCTCTGCCAAAGTATGGGCCTGTTTTAAATTCATACATAATTGTTCCTTCATCTAAATTTTTTAGCGAGTGGCCACCTTTATATAATACTATACAATCTCCATCTCCCAAGACGATAGTGTCTAATAATTTATGATCTAAGTCGTAAAACTTTCCTTCTACCCTGCCATTTAGGATTACCCATGCCTCTTCTGTTATAGTGGCCAATTTTTCACACGGAAGATGATAGTGTGGCGGGAAATATTCATCTATTTTTAGTTTTTTAGCTCCCGCTTGAAGATATTGTTCGTCGGGCGTAATATTGTGCCGAGAGTGTGTTATATCTTCTTTTCTTATAAGAGTCAATATCAATTTTGATGGCTCAACACGAGAGTATAAATTTAACACTTTACACACTCTACATTAAGCATAATATGAACTCCACTTTCATCCATGTGCGGAACATACGCTGCTGAATAATCATCATATCCAGGTGGATTAAATTCTTTCCAATCATACCTCTTGTAATCTTCAAAACCAAAACTTAAAAGAACATCTTTTAAAGTATCATAATCGTATGCAGTTTTTTTAAATGCTTTTCTTTCTATTCCTTGTTTATCTGTAAATGGCCATATTCCAAACATTGGTCCAATTACGCCCGGGCTTCTTAAATTTTTGTTTGTTTTAAGATATACCTCAATTTGTTTCTCAAAATCTACTACTGATATTCTCAGTTTGCCGCCTTTTTTTAGAACTCGATTCCACTCTTCAAATAAAACTGTGCGTTCTTCGGAGTCATAATACCCAATAGCGCCGCATGTATAAATCTCATCAACTGATCCATCATCAAACATACTCAAGTCGTTAATGTCTGAGCAATAATCAAGATGAGGAACTGAATTATCAATATCTATATGCAAAAAACCCGGTAAATATCGATGTCCACATCCCAAGTGTAGTCTAATTTTTTCTTCAGTCATTTTTTACCCTTTTATGATGTTCTCGCCAATTCTAAAAGTATCAGACTCGTAATCTTGACCACCACGAACACCGGTAGTGAAAACTACAAATTCGTTATCTTCTACAATATTCAATGCATGTATTTCGTTAGGTGGAGTTTCAACAAAATCACCCTCACACAATAAAACACACTCAGCTTCTTTATTTGAATCAAGCGGTTTATGCCAGTATTCTAAAGATCCTTTAGTGATCAACATGTATTGAGTTGTTTGTTTGTGGTAATGATTACCTCTAACAGCGCCCTTGTTTGATCGAACAACAGCAACATGATTTACATCAGACTTGTAAAATATATCTGTTATATCTCCGCGATCATCAGAATGCAATTCCAACGGAGGCTCTGTGGTAGTCCAAATGTTCTTGTGTTTCATTGATAGTCCTTATAGAAGTTTATAAATTTTATGTTTTTATTAATGTGGTATAATTTTTGTTTTATTTTATCTGATAAATTCCATGATAATATTATAGCATAAACATCATCATATTTTGACAATATTTCATCTGATGTTATTGGAATATTAGTTAGCGGAGTCGACTTTCCTTGTTTTAAGGGAGAACTATCAGTCACATAATCTACAAGTGTAGAGTTTAAGTTCATATAGTTTAAAAAAGTGTTGCCTTTGGCGGCGGCACCAATGGCTACAATAGGTATATTTTTTAAAACTTTAGCCTCAAATAAGTCTTTCAAAAATAAATGTTTTTTTCTTTGTAAATCAGTTATTAAATTATCATATGTAATTTCATCAAACAGATAAGACTCATTCTTCATTAGGTCATATAATTTTTCACAGTGTTCAATATTGTCTGATTTTTGTGCATATACCCTAAGCGATCCACCATGATAATCCACCACTTCTATATCAACAACACTAAAGTCAATCTTTTCCATCATTTTTTTAACAGATGTTGCTGTAAAATAGCTAACATGTTCATGATAAACTTGGTCTATTTTTTGGGAATCAATAGTGCTTTTCCAATATGGAACTTCAAAAACAAAATGACCATTACTTTTCAATAGATTTTTTACTCCCTTTGAAAAAGATATTGGTTCATCTGCATGGTTAAATACGTTATTAGCGACCACAACATCAAATTTAGGATGACTTTTTAATATCTCATCAGAAATATTTAAGCTAAATATTTTTTGGATTGCTGGGATTCCATTTGAGTTACTTATTTCAACTAGCTTTTTTGACGCATCAATTCCTAAAACAATCGCGCCGTGTTGTTTAAAAAAATCAAGTAGAAATCCATCATTTGAACCAATTTCACAAATTCTATCTTTTTCTTTTACAGACAGTTTGCTAATAACATCTTGTGAATAATTTTGCCAATGACTTCTTGACACAGATGAATTAGATGATGTGTATGAATAGTCATATAGATTATATCTATCTTCTGGATTGGTAACAGATTCTGTCTGCACCTGACCACAATCTTGACACAGCACGCAAGATAATTTATAAACTGGGAGTAAGTTACAGTTATCTTTCTCAGCTATAAATGTGTCAGCATATGGGTGATTGCCCAGATCTAGAATTTTTGTTAGATGCTGCCCACCGCAAATTAAACAATGATTTCTTTTCACTTTAATGCTTCCTCTAGTGACATTCTTTTAAAACAACGTAAAGTTGTTATTGGACTACAATTTATTATTTCAATGCCAGCATGTGCGGCTCTGTAAGCAAACGTGTTCCATGTTGGTAGGTGAAATTTGATACCGTCAGGAACATTATATTTGTCTCCTTGTTGTTGATAATCATCAAACCAATAATTTGGATTTGTGTCAGGTGTCTTTTCCATTTTTAAAGCAGAGCCATCGCGTGCGCAACCATCTACGAATTCAACATAGTTGCAGTCAACACCCAGAAGAATAATTTTTTTATAACCTAAACAAGATGCTACAGAACAAGAGTTGGCTCCTGAATTTCCGTTATCGTGAAAGTTATTAAAATCAGCTTCAGAACCGTTCCACCTATTAGTGGTTCCGTATGTTTGCAAATTTACAAATTGGAATCCTGGATCATCAGCAATATCCAGAATGTAGAAGCATTTTTCTATCGGTGAATTTTTTATTAAGTTTATATAATTTTCTTTGTGCGATTCAGTTACAATATAGTCGAAGCAGCCATGATACTTTGGCCACCAATCTAAACGTTCATATGCTCGATACGCTGCATTTAATCCAAAAGTATCAACACCATCTAACATTGCAAAATCAACATCTTTAAGAGATGGCCCATTTCCCATTATAACTATAGTATCATTCATAATAACTCCAGAATGCTTCGAGTCTAGAATCCATGTATTCGTAGCAAGACTCTTGTGTTTTAAACCATGGTTCATCTTTATGTTGAACATATTCATTTAGTATAAGATCACATCCAAGTAGTTTTGCTTCTATAACAATTCTAGGACACGTATCATAATCCAGAGGTCTGAATATAAGACCTTTAGAAGTGGACATTTTTATTAACAATTCATGATATGGTAAATTTTCTACAATTTCATATTTTAAATTATTGTTTTTAGCATATTGTATGCACTCGCTAGTTCCTTTAATCCAAGATTTGGAACCTAAAATTAGATACGTATCTGATTTCTCATTATCTTTGATGGATTGTATAAAATTTAAATCCCCTTTCGAAAACGCAGAGCTTAAAACAAATGTTTTTTCTTTTTTTAATGTTTTTAGTTTTTGTAAAAATATATTTCTTTGACCTTCACTCATGAATAATACGTGCTTTGCGTATCCATAAAAAGCCTGATTTATTTTACCAGCGTAAGTTTCTAGACAGTCACAAGGCTTATTTTCAATAATTTGGTGTTTATTCAAAGATCTATATTTACATATTTTATAATCATATTCTACTATCGAATAGTCAGAATTTTTGCACATGTAAACTTTTACATTGTCATCAAGAGCAGAAAAATTACATATTACATAATGCGCGTCATTGTGTTCATCAATTATTTCTTTTGTTAATTTTGAACAATTAATTTTTGCTGCTTGGTGGGTAATCGGCATAGATCTAATAAATGCCTCTGTAGTAAGTTCCGCACCACCGCGATAGTCTTCAATAAATAAATCAGACACAAATATAATTTTTTTACTAGACTGGTCTGGTTTCATAATAAGTCAGCCAACAAGTTTTCTATATCTTCTTGCATTTGATTAAGTTCTTTTTCTGATACAATGCAATCAACAAATTTGGCATGCATATTTTCGGTTGAAAACTTTTTCTTTAGTATTTCAGCATATTCAGGGGCTGCAGCTGAGATACTATCCGATGTATTATTGGTTATATCATTGTAACATAGTCTCATTTTTTCTTTTGCAGACTGTTCCCTAGCGTGTGCCCAAAGGGCTCCTTTTTCAATAACGCCTTCCCAGATACTTTCATCGCCAACATTATGTAAATCAAATGCTACTTCGTAACACATTGTTTTATTTTCATGAACTAGAAAATCAGCTTGACCTGACCAAACCACTGAGACTACAGGCAAAGAACTGTAGGCAGCTTCAAATATTGGTAAGCCAAATCCTTCGCCATGAGCCAAACTTAAAAATGCTGAAACATTTTTGTTGACATACAAAGAGTGCATCTCTTCGTCAGTCATATCGCCATGAAGAAGGTATACCTTGCATTTATGTTCAGGCAAATGATTTAAAAATTCTTTCAAATCATGAAACATTTTTTCTCTGTCCATTAGACAATTTTTTGATAAATTGCTTTTTAATATAAGACCCACATTTTCATCGTCAGCAAACTCTTCTACAAACCATTTTATTGTATTTGGTATATTTTTTCTTGGTCCGTTTTGTGCAACAACTAAAAAGTTGAAGTCAGTGGTAGTGTTAATTTCTAATTCTGGTAAATTATTATAACTCTTTACTGGATATCCTACTGCTTCGATAGGGTTGTTAAGTTTATAATCATCAACTATTTCGCCAGTGACTCCATTTTGAGCAGTCACTTGAGTGTTTTCAAAAACTTGCTTTGAGTGTTCAGACACAACAATAAGTTTATCAACTGCCTCATTGCCTTTTTGTATCCATACTGGTGCTACTCTATCTGTTTCTATACCTGCTGTATAACCTATATTAGTAGTGGCTATGCGCTCAAATTCATTTGGTATTGTTACTTGAAGACTAATATCATACTTGCCGCCGCCTTGAACATATGCAATAGTTTTTTCAATTGTGTCATCAATCCACTTTCTTTCTTCATCTATTAGTGAAATCCAAGATGTTCGACCCCAGTCTAGCGGCATGATATGTATATCAAATAAATCTTCTCTACTTCGAAGCGAACGTAAAGCAAAACGAGCTTGCTCGCCGTAACCAGAGCGAGTTAAAATAGGACCTTTTAACAATATTTTCTTTTTCATTATGCTACCTCCATAAGATGCCATCGTTTATAGCCTTTTCTGTTATCCCAGGAGCCGTGTTCTTCCACAACACGATCCATGGTTTCAACCCAGCTGCTTTCATATGCTTCAAAATTATAATTTTCTTTGACATGAGCGATTCCTTGAGTAGACATTTTTTTGTAATGTTTTGCAGATACATTAACAGCCTTTTTCAAAGTCTTGATAAATTCTTCTTTATTAATTCTATCTTCATAGATATATGGAACTTGTAAAGAACCTATCACCGCCCGTGAAGATGGTTGAATTCCCCAGCCAAACCAATCTTTACCGTTTGTAACTTGCTCTTGCAACCCACCAGTCATATTTACAATAATTGGTGTGCCGCAAGATAAAGATTCGAGAGTGGCTAATCCAAATCCTTCTGCGTCTGAGATATTTATGGTAAAATCGGCAGCATTATACAAGTTAGCCAACTCTCTTGGGTCCACTTTATCAGTCGATAATAAAATTTGCCCGTCAGTGATGCCTAATTCATTTATAATATGTGGTAAATCTTGACCATGCGGATCTCTAGCATCAGTGTGCATTAGCAACATAGCTTTGTCGTGGCCGACTTGGTCTAGAAATTCCTTAAACCACCAAATAACAGTTCCGCTTTGTTTTCGTCTAGCATTTCTATTGTTCCAAAAGAAAATCTTTTTATTTGGGTTTTTAAGATTCTCCGTAGAGTCTATACAAATTTTGCGTCTTGCATCTTCTATTATCTGTTTTTGTTCTTTTGTTTTATATTTAAAAAACACATCAGAGTTTACAGCATGTGGCAAGTAACTTGAATTTACTTCTGGTGACACCTCTTGTAAAATTTGATGTGTTACCTTTGAAATACAAATTACCTCGTCTGTGGAACGATAAAACCTACCGTTAAATTTTGGTGCTGGAAAATTATCCCAGACATGATAGTAAACCATTGGCATATTTTGTCTAATTTCATTTTCAATTTCCCATAACCACTCGTAAAAACGAGGGTCTGTCATAAACCATAACACATCTGGTTTTTCTTTCTGCATAACAGATCGTATAATTTCATGATTTCCATATCCATCAACAGGATATATCATCCAGTCTTCGCCATATGGTTGAACTGCTGTTGGATTATAATTCTGATGCTGAACGGCTCCACCCAAACATACAAATCGATAACGACCAGTTTTTAACAGAGCTTCAATCATATACTTTGTTTGTGTGCCAACACCTGATGGTGAAAGCGGATGGTCTGATAAGACCAAAATTTTCTTTTTACTCATTTATTCCTCATGGACAGTGTTCTGTCTTATAAAATTTGCACCCATAGCCACCTGTGCAAGATAGCTTGTTTTTAATATACCTTTTATTTTTAATATTGTATAGTGCCGTATTTAGCAATTTTAAGGCATTTTCAGTTTTTCTTGGGCCACTGGTAACTCTAAAAAACTCTACATGATTTCTTTTTGCCGTTCTTTTAAGTAAGGCAAAATGTGTTTCTACATCTTTTGGATCAATATTCATTTTCTGACAAAAGAAATTTTTATAAAGTGTAAGTTGGTATGTAATCATCTTGTCGGAACGTTTTTTTGCATCCCAGCCCCATGAACATGTTTTCCAATCAAAAATATGAACCTTGCCATCGGGCGTAGCAACTACTGCATCAATATACCCCTTAAACTTATAATCATCATGACCGTCTATAGATTCCATCAAAGGCATTTCAACTGCCAAAACTTCAAATTTATCAAAATACTCGGACAATGCATTTTCAATCTCAGGAATTATTTTTTCACCTTGACCAATCATATCAGAAACTAGCTTCTGGTTAACCTCGTGGTCATCGTCTAAATTAGCAATATTCTTTTTTAGTTCTTCAACAAAAAAACTTTCAGTTATTTCCTCTTGTAGCAACTTTTTCTCACAAACAGAGTGAATTGCTGATCCAAAAGCAGTATATTCATTACCTGTAAAGCCATCTATACCATCTACTCTCGTAAGTTTGTGATAGTGTGCACAAAACTTCCAGTCTTTAAGTTCAGAATATGAAATGTGCGGCATGATAGCTCCTTGTTTTAATATACTATTATAACCGCATTTTTAATAATTGTCAATGTTTTCTTCGGAATAAAGTTCTAAAATTTTATTATAAAGTTGTGGACTTATTTTTTTCAAATATCCATGTTCATTAGGATTCATAAAAAAATCAGTGAATCCGGTTGCAAAATATTCCCTAAGTGAAGTTGGTGCATAAGCACTTATAAACACACCGGAGGATAAAGTATGTAATTTGTCATATCCTACTTTTTTGTAAAGAAAGTCATCAAACTCAGAATCATAATCCACATTTTTAAAAAATGATTTTGGTGTTTTGTATCCTAATTTCCATAAAATATCATGTAAAAAAACTCTTTTTTGTAAAAATTCGTTTTTTACCTTTGAATCACCGTAAATAAGCATACCATACGGAGCTTCTAAAGAATGAGAAATTTCATGAACTATATCATCTACCATATCTTCTTCGTTGTCTTGTATATTTGAAACGTATACTGCTCCACCATCATAAAATGCATTTATATCTCTTTTTTCAAATTCATCAAAGTGGCCAATCACAATCATTTCCACTTCAGCACATAAGTGGGCTGGTAGCATAGACTCTACTTTCGATAATACAGATTCCGCATCAACGTTTTTATTTTGTAAGTTATCTTTAAAATATACATGAAGACCGCGGGGTGTGTAAAAATCAGTCATTTGGTTCTGAATTTTGCTCTGCTTCTCTCTCAATTGTTTTATATGCATCGTCAATACCTAATTGATATCCTCTTAAAAAATTTTCTTCAGCAAAAGCAAATACAAATTCTGGAAACTCCACGGCCATAACTTCAGCTATCATATTTACAGTGACTTCTTCTTTATCCATTTTTGTTCCTACAAACTCTACAAGATAGTCCTTAAGTTCAGAATCACCTTTTTCGGCAGTCATAGCGAGCATTGGATTTTCATGTGCTTCAGTTTCACTGATTATTTTTTGTTCACTCATGTTGTTTTACTCCTTAAACATTAATATAAACTAAAAATTAATTTTTGTTTACTATAAAACTTTTGATGCTAATGTAGCCAGTTCTGATCTTTCACCTTTTCTAAAGGTAACATGGCCGGCGATTGCATATTCTTTAAAATTTTCTATAGCATGGGCCAAACCATTTGACGTTTCATTAACATATACATTGTCTATTTGCTCAATATCGCCAGTCAAAACTATTTTTGTTCCTTCACCAATACGTGTAATTATAGTTTTAATTTCATGTTTTGTCAAGTTTTGCGCCTCATCAATTACAATAAAAGCATTGGCTATTGATCTACCTCTTATGTATGTTAAGGCTTCAATTTCAATTTTTCCTTTCTCCATATACATTTCAAGAGATGTGCGGTCTCCCATCAGAAATTTTAAATTATCTTGAATAGGCATTAACCAAGGTAGCATTTTTTCTTCCATTGTTCCTGGTAAAAAACCTATATCTTTACCAAGTGGTTGCACCGGCCTTGACACAATCAATCTAGAGTAATGATTATCGTCTGTTCGTAATCCTATCGTTTGTTGGAGGCCGGCAGCAATAGCTAACAATGTTTTTCCAGAGCCGGCTCGACCAACCAAAGATACAATTTTAATGTTTGGATCCATTAACATATCAATTGCGAAGGCCTGTTCTTTATTTCTTGCTTCAATTTTCCAATCAGGCAAGTTCTTATGCACGATATTTTTTAAAGGCTCGTGGTGAGTTTTAAAGCGCGCTAAGGCTGATTTTTTGTCATTAGCATTGGATACCATCATAATATATTGGTTTGGATACCATATTCGATCAATTTCGTCTTCGTCAATTGATATTTCTTCGCCCCCATAATATCTATCAATTAGTTGATCATCGACTGATTGTATTACAAAACCATTATAAAGTTCTTCAGAAGTAGAAACAGCTCGTTCCGACACATAATCTTCAGCTTTCAAGCCTATAGAATCACATATAACACGCATATTGATATCACGAGATACCATAATTGTTTTTCTGTTTTCACAATTCATTTGAATTGTTTTAGCGGTGGCAATAATTGTGTGATCTGGTAATCTAATATCTAAATCGGGCGGAAATATCACTTCTTTCATTGACGAGTAAGATACTACTTTTACAATCCCATATCCTTTATCGATTCTAATGCCTTTTTCTAAGTTTCCTTTTGTTCTTAACTCATCAAGGATTCTAATAAACTGCCTAGCATTAGACCCTACAGAGTCTTGTCTTTTTTTATGATTATCTACCTCTTCTAAAACTTTTAGAGGTATAAAAATATCATGATTTTCAAACTTATATAGAGCATTTGCATCAGTTAAATAAACGCTCGTATCTAAAACATAATTTTTTTTAGCCATGTGGCCTCTGCTTTCAAAAATAAGTAGTTGGTTAGTGCTATTCACTAACTATTTTTTAAGGATTTATGACGTGTTGCTATAGCAATTTCTATTTCTTCAGTTGGTAGATCTAAAGAATCTTTAACCTCCCATAGGGCTTTTTCGATTTCATCTGTGTATTCTATTTCATCATCGACTTCCACTTCAAAAACATTGGATTCTTGCTTGAAATAATTAACACGATTTTTAATTACATTATAAAAATTATTAAACATGTTCACCTTACTTTTATCAAGTGTCTTAAATAGTTTAATAATTTTATCTATGCTTTTTTTTAATTATTTGCCAATCAAATACAAACACAATTGGCTTTTCATTTTTTTTGTATGGCACACTTTTTTTTCGCAAAGCGTCAACATCTTTTTTGTATATTATAATAGCATCCCAGCCATCAGCATCCCAACCTTTTTTAGAAGTTATTCTTTTTTTTAATTTTACGTGAATATTTGGGCCAGCAAATGATTTAACTAATATTACATCACCAACTTTGTATTTTGATTTTTTCATTTGTAAGTGGAGCCGCCTATCAGACTTGAACTGATGACCTACGGTTTACAAAACCGTTGCTCTACCAACTGAGCTAAGGCGGCGTTATTTTTTCTGTTGTGTTTTCAAGCTTTTGTTGAATCTCAAAAATTGATTGTCCATGCGGTATAAGATGTGATAAAAACCAAAGATAAACCATCATACCTATCAATACTGACATAAAAGCTTGTAATACTAAATCGCCTACATCCATATAGTAGGTAGGCTGGAGGGGAAGGATTCGAACCTTCAAGGTGAACTTTCGTAAATCACCGCCCGGGAAACAGCCGGGTGCGTTTGCCAATTCCGCCACCCCCCAAAAATAAAACCGGTTTTCTGTCTAGAACTAGGATAACCGAAAACCTTTGCCTACGTGACGATCGGCAACCACGTTCCGCTTATAATGCGAGCAGAACAGCGCAGAAGATTATTTGCAGCAGCAATCACACTCACAAGGTGCAATGCAACCGCAACAGTTACATTTTTTCATGATTAACCCTCCCACAATAGATAGACCAGTTACGCATCAAATGTAAGAGTTCCGTTATCAGTTTCTACAGAAACACTCCAACCTGAAATAAAAGGCATTACTTTCATAAAATTTTCATATGGAATTTGAACTTCAGCTGTAAGAGTAGTGAATCCACGTTTATGGTCATACTTTTCTGTTGAGTATTCAATTAATTCAACATCGTAAAAATTTTCAGTAATTGTATTTGCAAGATATTCTTCGAATTCATAACTTCCTCTTTCATAATCCTCAAGATAATCTTCAGAGCGAAGATGTTCAATTACATTTCCTTGCCATCGAGTTCTTACATCAAGCCCTGATTGTGCTATAAGTGACGCAAATTCACTAACTACCGATGTTTCAGATAAAGCAGTTTCAATTTCTGTTTCGTTAAAATGAAACACATCTGCACCTTCTTCGTAGCGAAGATTAATCATAGCATTATTGGTCAAATTTAATGATTGTAGCCGCTCTATTGTGTTCATGTTATCTTCCTCCAGAATTGCTGCCATCAACGCGCTCAGTTAGATATTTTACATCGCCAGCAACAGATGTTTTAAACTCTCTCAACTCATTTTGAAGAATATAAATCTGATCAACAAGTTGATTTACTCTTGCTTGCAATTGTTCTGTTTGTTTTGTTAGTTGTGTTGTTGTAGCCATTGGCTTCTCCTTTTGTTTAATATTATAATTTTAATTAATGTGGCTGCCCCTCGCGGACTCGAACCGCGGACCCGCTGATTAACAGTCAGCTGCTCTAACCAACTGAGCTAAGGGGCACTACCATAAATAATTTTTCCAAAGTTCACTAATTTGATTTTTGCTTACCGTTCTTAAGATATTTGCTTTTGGTCTAATTGGCATCTTTAATGGTATCATACCAGATTCTTTAGTAGTTCTGCAGCCTTTTTTTTGATTACACTTCATACAAGACGCTACTAAATTTTCCCAAGTGTTTTTTCCGCCTTTTGATTTTGGTAAAACATGGTCCATTGTAAGTTTATCAGTCGGAAAATAATTTGCGCAATATTGACATTGATTGTTATCTCTCCACACAATGTTTGCCCTATTACATGCAACAGTAGTAAATCTAAATTTTACTATAGTCTTTAATACTATCACGGCTGGTAAATTAAAAGCATTAGATGGTGATCTAATTTTTTTATCATATGTCTCTACTGGTGTGGCTTTTCCAACTATACACATCACTAATGCTTCCAGAGCATCAATAACTTCTATTGGTCTATACGACGCGTCTAACTTTAAAGCCATCATGTCCATCTATTTTAACTAGATTGGTTACGGTTGTCAAGTATTATCTTTCAGAATGTTGTCCTGTTGAACGAACTGGTGGCACATCAAAATCTCTAACTTTTTTGGCTAAGTCGGAAGAACTATCAACTTTTTCTTCTCCGCCAACACCCCACAATAATTCAATTTTTAGTTCTTCGCATACTGATTGTTCTGGGGTATTTGAACGCCCTCTGTCACCACCGTTTGCAAAGTAGGTCGGCCTTAGTCTTCGTATAGCTTCGCATACTGTTCCATCAGAATCATCTACAGAATCAACAAGAACAACTCCCTTTATAGCATTTAAGATTTCTACTCTTCTTTCCCATTCCATAAAAACAAAACCTTTTTTACGAAAAAGCCAATCATCTGAATTAGCTATAACTATTACATCTCCATATTGTGCCGCATGTCTAATCATGCGAATATGTCCAGCATGCACAGGATCAAAACCTCCAGATACCATTACGGTAGGTCTTTCTTTAGTCATAATAATTTCCTTATTTTTTGCCACTTCTTAGTGGTAGGTTGTGTCATTTTTACTCCATTTTTTAATATATGCTTGAGTTCTTGGATCCCAAATTAAATTAGCTTGAGACATTTTATGAGTGTAAAAGTCTCTTGGGCTCATGTTATCTAATATTGATTGTATCTCATTATTTTGATTTTGTATTACATTATTTAATTTTTTTTCACTGCTTCTATACAATAAAGCAAACAAAAAATAAAACAACCCCAACAACCCAATAGTATAAAAGAATATCTCCATTATATTTATTCTCCAGTATCTGGCGGCGATGGAGTGTAAAGGTATCCTATTTCTACCAAATCACCAGCGGACGGAATAACTGTAAAGTGCACTGTATTATCTGTGCTGGCATAATACCAATCGTGATTAAGGGTGCCGTTAATAAACACCCTAATTGACGATGCATCATTGGGAGTGTGTGAGAGATTTAATTTCTCATACGGATCTATGGAGTGTGTAGCATCTGTTACGCCGGGCGCCCAGTCTTCATCACATATATCAACCACAACCCCGCCAAGCGCATTAGTTGCATCCATATATCTGTCGCCAACATCTATTGGGTTTGGTGGAATACTACATAAAGAAGTGGTTGCTGGTTGATTAACTACGCTAGCTATAAAAACCGAGCCCATTCTTTGAGTTTGATACCAGTTTAAAAAGTCCGTATGTGATGGGTATTTAACATCACTTTGCTCTTCTTCATCGGATACAAAAACAATTAGTAAGCCTGCATCTGGTCTTAGCCATGTTGACGCATATGGGTTATTGACAATGTATTCGTATACCGAATTAAAACCTTCTTCATATGGAGCCGATGTAAGAGTTGCTAACATATTTTCTGCATCTGTTACTGTGTCTCCAGGAACCAATGGAAATTCTGTGCTTGTTACTGAGCGAGTTGGATCAGCACTAATCATGACTAATCGCCAATCGGATGTAGGCAAAGCTCCTAACATTGCCGAAACGCCAGCAATAAGTTCTGTATTGTATCTATACATTGAACCCGAGCGGTCGATTACCCAAAGAATATCAATTCCATCAACCGACATTGGTTGTGTAAATGAATCAATCCATATTTCACCTTCATTTACTGGAATCTCAACTTCTACATATACAGGAACTTCAACCTCTACTTCAACATACTCAGTTTCACCGGGCACTTCAATATACACTGTTTCGCCTTTTTCGCCAGTGACAATAGCATAATCAGGCTGACTACAGCCAACTAGTAGACCTACCGCTATAAGCAGTTTTTTGATCATATTGGTGCCTTCCCTATTAATAGATAGGGTCTGGCAAAGGAAAAAGTTGGTGTTCTCTAACTTTTTTTATTTTTTGAGTTTTTTCTATGTATATCTTGTAATCATAAAAATAATCATCTTCCAGAGTATCTAATATCAAGACTCTGAGTCTTTCATCTTTAAATAATTCTATATCTGGCAATGGGCAATAACCTACCCAGTCGTCAACTCTGTATTTCATCAGTAATGTGCTCGCTAACAATTTCATAAAGATCACTTGGTCTCATATTAATCTTGTCATAAATATGCACAGAACTCCAATTTATCACACCACACAAAACTAAAGCATTGGTAATCCATTCGCTGCAATACCATTTCTTTTTTGATTTTACTTTAAATGGAGTAAACTGCGATAACAGCATACCCCACCAGTCGTAAACATTATCTTTGGTATTTTCATAAAACTGTATAATTGACGTATGCTGTTCTTCGGTGATGTCGATTGTAATAAAATCCCATTTTTCTAAATCAAAATCTGTTTTTAGTCTTTTAGCAACTTTTGATTCTAAAAAAGGGCTTATAGATATCCAAGTAAAATTATCGGGCATTACTAATTCGGCGTGACTGTATATACTTTTAGTCCACCACCGAATAATTTTATGCTGCCAGCCATCGCCGCCTTTATAAAACGCCACTTTTATTTTCATCTTACCATAATACTACAAAAATAGTCTCCTACTAATAGTATCTATTTATTTTTTTGATTTGTGTCGTCAATTTTTACAAAAAGTTGTTTTCTTTTTAGTTTTCTCTTTTTTTCTATTAAATGCCAAGCATCTTCAAGCTGATCACTAAATGTTTTATCAATAATTTTTTGTTTATATTTTTTTGTTGGGGTTAGTATTTTTTTCAATTTAAATCTCCTGTTCTACTTTAGATACTAATTCTACAAACGTTGCAGGTAATTGTTCAGTAGTTTTCCATTTGAACCAATACACTTCGAGACAATCATCATTATATGGAATCCATGGTCGCTGATCAAAAACAGATCTTTGTATGTTAGTGATAATACCATATAGGGGCTCATCTGATATATAAATCCACTCTCTTTCTCTAACAATGTCTCCAACGTTGTATTTTATATATTTTGTTTGCTGACCACTTATAGTCATACCATAAGTAGATGGTGGAGATGGCGGGAGTCGAACCCGCGTCCAAAATAATTCCAATTGTAGTCATTCACAAGCTTATTCAGTTTCTATCACAAACTGACAAAGGTAGATGGTTTTAAAATATCGCTTACCATCCTGTTGCGATAAGTTTTTTGATTTTTACAACTTGTCTGTTGTTTTGATTAGATTGGATAGAAGGCTCTAATCAGCCTCCCTATTAAGCGGCTAAGCGCTGTTCGAAGTGATTGTTGTTGTTTGCAACTATTGTGTTTGAACTGTTAAGGTCGTATCTAACCTACTTGCACTATTCCTTTTTATTACCTTGTCGAATCCAAGTCATCCCCGAGATTTTTTAACTATAACACCTAAAGGTTCTGAGTTCTCAGCATCTAACCAAATAAATGTTTCTTTTCCTTTTTTTACTTTTTCAGTATTTTTAAATTTTATACTTTTCTTTGCAGCTTTCAGAGCAGCTGCCTCTGTAGAATGTTTTGAGACTAGTTCACCCATAATATAGTGTCCGTCCCATTTGTAAACTCTCCACATATTCCCTCCTAAATTAAAAAGCCAGTGCAGTTCTCTTGCTCCCTGCCTGCTATCCTATAGTTTTGTTTGTTTTAAACTCCACGCTTCGGAGGCACACTAATAGGCATGGTGCCCCACGTTACCATAAGTATACTGGCTTTACTTTCGAATGTCAAATATCAATATCAAGTTTTTTGCATGCTATTTTAAACTCACCGTATGTTAAGCCAAGAAATCTAGCAGCATTTTTTTTAGAGTTAGTTGTTGAAATTGCAAATTTAAGTAGAGCGTCTTTTACAATATATACTGAATTACGCCATATATCTAAACCGTAAAGTCTATTATTTACGTGATTACATGCAAGTTCTAATTTTACAGCTATCAAGTTTTCTAAACTAATAGAATTGATAGCTACTATGGTTTGATCAGTTAGTAAGTTTTGATCTTTTAAGTTAGTTATTATGCTAGTGTTACTAGTAGTTGATCTTTTATCTTTAGCTTTCATAACTATCACTAACTATCACATGCCAGCACAACTTTAGTTTAATGTTGGTTTGGCATTTTGTCAAGTACTTTTTTTAATTAAATTTCTAAATCAAACTGATCACCAGCTTGTGAAGTTTCATCAGCGTCTTTTTTGGCCATGCTATATGCTTGATTAGTAGGTTCTTCAACATCTCCAGATAATTCACCCTCAAACTTATCAAAATAAAGCTTTAGATTAGCAATAATATAATCATAAAACAATTCTTGATCATTTGGATCACCAAGCAACTCATATGAATCAATTATCGAAGTTTCAATTTTTTTGAACGATTGATAAGCCATATTTCTACCAGTTTCGTCACCATCTACATTTGCGCCAAACGTGTCACGTGGATCTGGTTCATTATCCTCTTCTTCAGCTTTTTTCTCAGCATCTGTTCGTATATCAATAAACTTGTCATTATCGGGATTATCATCACCAATTTGCACGTCAATATCTTCTTCAATATCTAAATCAATTTCTTGCAAGTCAGTAGCATCTTCCGCGGCTGCATCATTATTAGCCTGAGCGGGAGTGAGAGTATTGACTACAGCGTTGATAATATGTGCTCGAAAAGATTGTCTTTGTTCAGAATTAGTTGTTAAAGACTTGTAATCAGTTTCTAAAACTGGTATAATCTTTTTAAGAAGTTCTTCTAGCACGTTAATGCCAGTCGACTTATTGGGGGTTGGATCTACATCTGGCGTAGAAGCTTCCATAATCATTGCTTTTAATTCATGTTGAACTAAAGTGCCAACAAGTTTCTCCATTTTTTTGTCTTCAGACAGTTTTTTAGCCTTGACATGTTGTATTAAACGTCTTATATTACTTCTTAGAATTTTCTCTTCTTGATTCATCTTAATATGCCTCTTTCTTTAATTAGTCTTAAGACTTCATTAGCGATAGCTAAATCCTCATCTTTCATAACAATTGGTTTTCTTTTTTTCTTTGCAGTTTTTTTCTTGGTCTCACCCGACCCAGATCCCAAAGGGACAGATATAGAGCCCCCTTGGACGCTGCCAACACTACCGCCAACGCCGCCGGCTGTAGCAATTTCATCAACTTTGCCTTCAAGTCCGAGAATTTTTAAAACATTATCGACGTTTTCCTCACCGACAAATTCAGCAATTTCATCACGATTGTTTGGATTGCCCAATGCGTTTCTAAAATCCGTAGCACTAAATGGAATATCGTCTTTTCGTTGCATAGGTGTAACAGCAGTTCCTTTAGGTGTCAATAATTCTACCCCATCTTTAATATATTTTTCTGCGCCTGTCCATCGCTTCCAATCGCAATCTTTTGCACTACAACCTAATATAACTTTGTCGCCTGTCTTTAGCGGACCTTCTTCACCAACATATTCATATGCAGCGTTTATAGGTGAGGCATGTGTAGATATTGATATATCAACGTTTGGCAAATCAATAGCTAATAATTTCCATATTTTAAGAGAATCTTCAGCTGTTATTTCTCTTCCGTTTGGAAGTTTACGTCCTGCTTTAGTTGGTCTAGATATCAAAACCATGACTTCATCAGCGATTGCTGCATATTTTCGAACCATGTCTAGGTGTCCGTTGTGAGGTGGTTTAAATGCCCCTGGAACAACAGCGACTGTTTTTGAAAAATCTGAATCTACAACTGGATCATCGTCTTCGTCTTCGATTTCAGTTTCATTAACTTGACCAGTAAATTTATCACCTTTATCTATAGCAAAATTTGCTCGACTAAATTCTAATCGATCTACAAATTTGACCCCGTTACCAGCATGGTCTACAGCAACGTAGCCTTCTGGGTTTGTAACTACCAAATCTCCCGAGCCGTCATCAACAAAGTGCTTTGTATTGTAAACAGCGTTGTTATACTTCTGAATAAAAATGTTTTTTGCTTCAAACAAGAGCCGGCTGACTTTAAAGAGATTAACAATGTCTGATTTTTTGTTACTCATAAGCTGCATTACTTGTCTTGCATTTTCAGTAGCTCTAGTTTTACCTTTTTGACTTTTTAGGTTGTCAATTTTTTTCTGTATTCTGCTTGAATACCAATCTAAAAATCCTTGAAAAGATTCTTCAGGATTATCTAAAAATTTGCCAGACTTTATTTCGCTATTGATATAGATGTTTAATAAGTCGGATGGCAAGTCATCATAATTAATATCGCTATTTATTGCATCAGATTGATTTACTAACTCTCGGACTCTTTCTTCTTCGTCATCTGTAAGCGTCACAGTGCCTGTATCATCGGTAAAAAAAGCATCATCATACCAAACGCCTGGAACACTTTTTAGGCCGCTTATATCGGCACCAAAGCTTGCTCCCCCGTCTAAACTATCATACGTTGTATGAAATACAATTCCAAATTTAGATTTACCAATTTCTTGACCAAGTTGTGAGTTTACTGGAACTGCATAAACTATTGTATTAGGTTTAAATCTATAGTGAGGCTCGCCATCAATTTCTACAGTTTCAAGCATTTCATCGTCAAACATAAAATCGCCCTGCAATATCTTATCGATACCAAGAGATGGTAAATATTTTAAACCTTTAGTTAATTTGTCGACTAAGCCTGGAGCATGGCCGTGGTTCTTGATTATATCTTCTTCTGTATAATTTATCTTTGGAATTTTGTTAAATATTGATTTGGTGCCAACAAAAAACTTTCCGTTTTCTGGGTTAACACCAGCAAACATAGCGGGCGCTCCATCCCACTTTACTGAAGTTTGCACTCGGGAATTTGTATTGCCTTTTAAGGTTTCTAACAATTCTAATAAAAACGCCTTTGCCATATCATAACCAGCAGGCCCTTGAGTCAATACCAGTTCTTCAAGGTGTGTAAGGTGTGTATTAGCTTTGGCCATTATTCATCGCCCTTGTTTTCTTCTAACAATTGCAACTTTTCGTGAAGGTCCATGTTTTCATTCATAATTCTGCGCGCATACTTTCGCACTTCGCGAATGTGTTGCTTTGCAAGCTGGAGTCTTCTTTTTTCCGAGACTGTTCGAGGTTTGAGATTGGAAATTATTTCTTGGAGACCTTGGATATAGGTAAAGATTGACCTCTCATCCAGTTCTTCGTTTAATAAAAAATCTCTCCATTGTGAATCTAGTGACATACTTGTTCCTTCCGTTATTGTTGTTAATAACAGGCTCTTTATAAATCTGTTCCTAAGCTTTTTAAGCTCAACTTTTATATTCCCCTGTCATATTATTATTATCCTTTGCGTTTTTGCAGTGCCTCTTGTAAAGCTTTCTTTACGAGTGCTTCAATTTGTTCCTTGGTTGGCTTTTTATCTTTTTTCATAGATTTTTCGATAGCCTTACCGCGCTTTTTCTCATAAGAAGAAAGTTTTCCATCATCATCTAAATCAGCTTTGTCAGGATTTTCTAATTCTTCCTCAAGTTCTTCTTCTTCACGAAGTCTGTCAGGGTCTTGACGTCGAACCCTGGGATCACCTTTGCGTTGTGCTGCGCCGCCTTCCTCAAGTTCTTCCTCTTCTTCAAGAGTTTTTCCAGGGGTTCTCGCCTTCTTAGCCTTGCGTTCTTTTTCTGCTTTCTCGGCGGCGGCTTGCTGTTGGGAAGGTGTGAGTGAATCCCTGTAATCTCCACCGGGACCATAATCAGAGGAAATTTCTTCAAGAGTCTCATCATCGTTTTCTGCGGCTTCATTTTTTTTCTTTTCGTCATCGCGCTTGCCAGCACAGTGTGCTTCATCAAGCTCTTCTTCCTCGTTAATTTCTTCTTCAACGGACTCTTCAACTGGCTCTTCGGTGTTTTCATCAACAGTTTCAGCAGTTGCTTCAACCTCTTCTTCTTGAACTTCACCGTTACCGTTGAACTCGTTAAACTCTTCGAGAGTGTTAAATTTAAAACCCCAAGCTTCCGAAAGAAGCTGAGTTAATTCTTTGTTTTTCCAATCTTTTGTAGACATCTTGTTATCTCCTTTTTGTAGATGTTCGTAATAAATAGTACCTTTGCAACTGTCTTCCCAGTCTCTAAAAACTATTGACGCTTGATAAGCTTGAATTTCCATTGTTCTCAGATGAGAATCCTTCTGTGCATATCCTTGTTCTCCGAGATCCGACGTGTTGTCAAATTGACCTTTACAGTTTTGTGTATGATGCATCAATTCATGAGATAAAGACCTCATAATATCTTTAGGATGACGCTTCCCAATATAAATGGTAATTGATTCATTTTGTGGATCGTAAAATCCAGTTTTTCCCATAGGGTTGTTAGCTTCATTGTTGTCGTTCTTTAAAAACAACCGTGGAACCCTATCAAAACCCATTTGCTTTTGTGCAAACGGCATAAACTGTTTAATAAGTGATTTTAAAATATCAACCATCTAAGAAAACTTCCTTTTGTTTATCAGAATACCAAATATACTCTAAATAGTTACCAAATGGGTCTTTTACATAAACTCCTATTGTTCCATCCCTATGTTCGACAACAGTTCCTTTTTCAGTTGGTAGATCTTCTTTGTTTTCAACTAAAATTCCAATATGAGCCCATGGGTAATGTTCCTTATCGATAAGCGCTATATTTGTGTTTTTTACAGTCAATCTAATATACTTCTCATCTCTAAATGTAACTTTTGCATTTAAATGTGAAATATACCATTCTTCTGCTTCTTCTAAATTATCTACTAATAATGCAATGTGATCAACTATTGACATTTTCTATTTTTACTCCTGTTTTAGATACTAATCTTAAGCTTAGTGAAAAGTGTTCTATTTCTTTTTTTGGCCCTTGTAGTGGAACGACTGTGGTTATTGAAACAAGCCTGTTTTGTCTTATTTCATTTCTTGTAGAAGTTATAATGCCATAATTGTGGTTCCAATCTTGTTGAACATCATCCCAAGTTGACCATTCTACAATATCGCCAATAGAAAATTTTTTTGATACAAGACTTCCAAAGCTTTTATCAGTGCTCATTGTAGGTAACCATCCAAGAACACACTCCTTCTAACAATAATTTTTTCATTGTATATTGTGCTTCATCAATGTTAAAAAAAGGACCTTCAGAAGCTACAGTGGCATTTTCTTTTTTAAAAACTAGAAACACTATTTTGTCACCATATTCTTCAGATATATACTTTCTATTTTTGCCGCCCATGCCATAAATAGCACAATTGTTACTATTTCAAACTATTATTAATACATATAAGTGCCAGCAGAGAAACTACGGTAATTTCAAAACCAAAAACAAGGTAAGCGCACCAACTGGCTGATATAAAAACAACACGCTTCCAAAAATTGTTATACTCAAATAACATTAGTCAAATCCAATTAACTCAATTTGTTCGTCTTCTATCAAGAGTATATCACCATTTATTGAATATATTAAAGTTTTACCATCAGAACTGTAATTTTCTTCTACAACATACACTGTTATCCCTCTTTCGACTTTTACAAAAGTTCTGTTATCAGTCAGTAAACAATACATAGGCCCATTTCCTTTGATAACATATGCTGGAATAAGTTCTTGAACAAAATCTTCAGTTTTGCCTGAAGTTTGTTCAACAATGCGTTTTAACCTTTCTGTAATGTGTTTTGGAATACTGCCCATATTGTAACTAGGGGCCGTATTCTCCAATAATTAAAGCGTTTTTTATCCGATGGATAAAACACGTATTTTATATATTAATGGAAGTAAAACTTATTAAATAATATCCATAGCCCAGGCTATAGCAAAGCCCATTAAAGACTGAACAACCATAAACATAGTCACAGCTTTTGTCCTAAAAGTTTTAAGTTCTTCGATATCACTTATAGCCTCTCTTAATTGTGGAGGTGATGCAACATCGTCCATTTTCTCTTTCCATACTTTTAAATCTTGAACTCTATCTTCTTTTGCTTTAAGTTCTGTAAGTTGATTTTTTACATCTTGTAATTCTGTGCGCAATCCTTCAATGCCGGATGCCATTGTTTCAAGTTGTTGTAATACTAATTTTGAATAGGTTTCCCATCCGTTATTATTAGACATGTTGTAGTCCTCCATGTGTAATTAGTTAGTGAAAATTAAGAATTTTATATTAATTTTCATCGACCACATTTTCGGCAATATCTTCGGCATACTTTACTTTTCTTGCTCTAATTTTTACTTTTGGATATTGACTAGACAAGGCTTCTACAGCATCAACATTCTTACCAGAGTCATCAAAAAATAAAACATCGGTTGCTCCGTTTTCAATTCTATTAGCGACCCAATCAGCTTTAGCTTGGGGGTCAGATGTAGCTAACAATTCAAATGTAATCTTGGAGGTGTCTAAACCTATACTCTCAAGATAATCTCTAATTGCTCCTTCAGCAGCAGGGTCTCTTGCAGTCAATATCGCAATTTCTCGACCCTCAATGCCTGCATTTAAAGCATTGCGGATTATATTGGTAATTTGTTTGATTTCTCTCGGGTTTATAACTTCATCAAATTCAGAAAAATCATATACGTAATTTGGATTAATTTTGTGAGTTGCGTATTCTCCAGGTGTCATTTCTATTTTCTCACCTGTATCTAACGTAATGTGAATATTTGAATCTGACTTTGCAATTGTATCATCAAAATCAAAAACGCGAAGTTTTGATTCGTTTAAATATTCTCGCCAATTTTCAAGTAGGAGTTTCATCGTCTTTTCCAATATTTGAGCGTTCTTGCCAGTCTGCAGAAACAGAATCCTCTTCTATTGGCCCGCCTTTTGCCCATGTTCGACAAGCTCTAGCAGAGTGACATTTAAAGTGATGCATCCAACAATACCCTAATATGCCATCTTCGTCAGATGTTTCACCAGGCATACATTCTAACATCCTTGGTGAAATGTCAAATGCCACACAATTACCGCAAACAGATTTTTTTGCAGCTTCTTCGGTTGTGTTCCAATACTCCGCAATATTTTTCCAATAATCGGCCGGCTCTGTAACATTTAATGGTCCGTATTGAATATGTTCAGCATGGATCGCTGAGTCTCTGTTTTTGGTGTTTAGTTTCAAATCTTGAGTGGCTGGTGGGCATATTAGTCCCTTTGTTTTTTTAATAAGTATTTTTATATCTTCATTTAAATACTTTCGCCAATTTTCAAGTAAAAGTTTCATTTTATTTCTTCTACAGTTTTTTCCATGTGGTCATCAAAATCAGTTCTAATCCATACCATTGAATTAAATTGTGCTCTTTTTCTTTCTAAAACCAAAGAGCCTTGAGGTTTTACAAGTGTTCCATCAACTTCGACACCTTCAAAATCGATTTCTGTTTTTTGTTTGTAAATAACTTTTGGTTCTTCTTCGGGTTCGTTTGCAAGAGCAATACCCAAGATTAAAAATAATAAATGCATATCTTAAATAGTAACAATCTCTGTAAGATTACAATAAACTATCAATTACAGAGCGAACATAAGCTTCATCAAAACCAACAGCACCGCTATAAATTTTTAATTCTTTGTCAATAAACACATATGTTGGAAATCCACCAACAAGATACCCAGTTTCCCCCGTTTGATCCATAACACTTCTGTCGGCATACAAAACGGGCGCTGTAGTGATCCCATGACTACTAACCCATTCTAAAATTTCTGTCTCTGTGGGTGGTTCTCCTGTGGCACCATCAACCAAAACAGTTACAAACTGTAATTTGTTACCATAGTCGTTTTGAATGCCCTGAGTATATTGACCTGCCCACTGACATGGACCACACCAGACAGTTGAAAAATCAAGAACTATAACTTTACCTTCTTGTTTATATAATTGCCATACGTTCATGTTTTGATCGTAAAAAATCATATTACAAACAGATGAACCAATTGTTTTTTGATCACAGTCGGGTGTATCAATAATTCCAAATTCCGTTGGGACCTCTTCTGCAGTCGCTGGACCCGAATCTAATGGTTGTGTTTCTAATTTTGCTGGATTGCAAGAATTAAGCATTATTAAAGATGCTAATAATATATTTTTCATATTTGTTTTCCTATTTTATTGGTGAGGTAATATTTTGGCGGGTGCAATGCATTCCCAATCATCACCACTGTCTCCACTGCTTGAGTCAATGTTTGCTTGGGACCAAGTTTCCCCATCATCAGTGCTATAAAATATACGACCTCTTAAATTGCAAACCACCCAGTTCCCAATTCCATCAGTCGCAACATCACCCACTGCACCCCCTATTGAATTTGAACCCCAGGTATCTGTGGTAAGTGTCCAAGATGTACCATTAGTGGAGCGTAGCATTTTGCCTCCCGCAACAACAATGTAAACACCATTTCCTGCTGCTGCACCTATTTCTACATTTCCAACTTCGTCAGAAGAAACACTCCAGGTGTTTAAATCTGTAGACGTTGCAGCAAACCCGCCACCACCTGCTGGAGGGCTGACTTCTGAATATGCTATCAACCACCTGCTTCGATGATAAACTACTGCTTTTATAGTTCTACCGTCATTAAAATCTTTTGCTAAAGTCCAAGTATTTCCATCATCGACAGATTTATAAAGGCGATCTCTTTGTCCAAATACCCAAGTCGATACACCATCACACGCTATAGAAATAATATCGCTTGTCGATATATCAGTAAGACTACTAATATCAACAGCACTGAAATTAATACCGTCCGTCGAAACCTGGAGATATTTCCAGCTTTGACCGCCTTCTCCTTGCATTTTTCCGCACAAAATCCACTTTCCAGTTCTAGAATTAAAAGCACCGCCGCGCAAACCATCAGAACTCGCAGCATTAATAACAGTCCAGTCTCCACTATTGGTTGGAGGATCAGCAGTAGAAGAAGCTATGATTTCTTCTGAATTATCATCTGTACACATCAACCAGGTTCGATTGCCATCAGAATTTCTGCCATATACTACCCACCTTATTCTTTCGCCTCCATCAGTCGGACCTGAATAACTTGTCCAATTAGAATTCCAATCATTTCCTTGGGCGTATGCAATTGTTGTAGAGCGAGAACCAGCTAGCCATGCACTGGATGAAATGGGTGGTCTATTATTAGCATTAATGCTTTCTACCAAATCAATTGGAGTTCCGTTAACGAACGCTATACTACTAGCGCTAATTTCTGAAACAGTATCAAAATCTGGCATTAGACCACCACCAAATAATCAGGACTTGGGTTAAAATATATAACATTCCCAGTCGTTGTACATGTTCCGACAACACGAACTGATTGTCCACTACCAGAAGGTCTAATAGTAGTCAATTGTCCACTGCCTGAAAGATATACAGTGGCGCCTGTTGTGAAACCACCTACAAGTTGTGTATTGTAATCAAAAAATCCACGAATCAACATACCATCAACAGATGGTGAGGTTCCGAGCGCTGTTGCTAACATTCCTAAGCCACCAGACGCAGGAACAGAAATATCAACTTCATCCCAATTTCCATTGCTGTGTAGGTAATAAGTTTTTCCCTGAATCGTTGTGCCGGCGCCAAATTTAACAACTTCACCGCCACCAGTATCGTTTGCTAATATTGTAGGGTTATGGTGAACATCAAGAGCAGTTTTAGGATCTAAATTAAGAATTCCAACTGCACCTGAGCCTTTTACTTCCAAAAGAGAGCCGTGGAGATCAGACTTAGCTGATATAAGCGTTTCAGTACCAGAGCCAGTGACATTTATTAATCCTCCAAAATGAGCACCGCCTACAGTAATGGCACCAGAACCAGAAACACCTAACGCAATACGACCACCACTAGCATCAGTTCCTTGCATGAGTGCTAAAATTTTATTGTTGGTGTCGGATGGTCTAATTGCTAGCATACCATCCTGTGGACCGCTACCTGCCCGATCGCCAATTGCTATAGATGGATTAGCCCCGGTAACATGAATACCAACAGAACTGGTGATTCTTTGTGCACTGACATCACCAGTTACTGATAGCACTGAGCTATCAAATGTTAGATTCGACTCACCTTGAACAGTTGAAGTATCAACAGATGTTATAATTCTAGTAGCACCTGCACTGTTGTAATTTGTAATGGGACCTGCGCTAATTCCATTCAAATTAGAACCATCGCCATAAAATGCAGATGCAGAAATATTAACACTAGCACTAATATCTCCTGTGACTGATAATGCATGATCAGGTGCAATTGTATCACTTCCTATTCTAGTGTCGGGGGTGAAAAACAACTTATTATCGTCATTATCAAATCGAATTGCATTGGTACCACCCGATTTTCGTACTCTAAATGCGTTTACATCTTCAGGTACATTAAAGTAAACTCTGCTACCTACGCCGGCACCGCCATCAACTGTTAATACTCCTGATACTATAAGTTCTGTTCCATCAAATGTAAGGTTAGATTCACCTTGTACGCTTGTGGTATCAACAGATGTAATAATGCGGGTGGCGCCAGTCTCGCCGTATGCTGTAATAGCAGCCGAAGGTAGCCCAGTTAATGAAGAACCGTCTCCAAAAAATTTACCATAAACTTGCGAGGCTGAAACAAACACAGATGCTGATAAGCTAGCTCCAAAAAACGCAGATGCAGAAACGTGTGACGAAGCAGTTAGCTCATTAGTTCTAATTAATGAAGCTGTTAATTGGTTGTCAGCATAAACTTTTCCAGTTGATTCCACTCTAAAAACTTGTGAGTCGGAATTATTTCTTACCTCAAATTTTGTGTCTCCAGCATCATCACCTAGACGAATTCTAACAGCTTTATCCACTTCATCGTTTCTAATATACAAGTTTCCACCAGTAGCTTTAATTTGTGGATTTCCAGACGTTGTATTATTTAAGGATAATTTACCATCCCCACCTTGTATAACTGATCCTGAAATTCCTAGAGAAGCAGAAATTTGTCCGGTGGCAGATAATTTAGAACCATCAAATGTAAGGTTAGATTCACCCTGAACAGTGGTAGAATTAACTGAAGTGATAATTCTATTGTTGCTTGAGCTATTGTACGTGGTGATTGCCGCCGATGGAAGCCCAGTTAGCCCAGAACCATCACCATGAAAAGAGGAAGCTGAAACCGGACCAGAGGCTGATACATGGTTGTTGTTTATCTCTAAACGATATGTTCCTCCGGTTTTTAACTTTATGCTATCATCGTCAAAATCAATTTGAGTTTCATTCGGATCTCCCTCATATTGAATATCACCAGTATGTTGTGGACCTTTTTGATTGTTATATGCCATTTATAAAACCTCTTATTATTTATATTTTTTGACTAACCCCTCAGACAACAAAGTGTTATTTACGTGGATCTCGCCATATTCTCCAATAAGTAGTACCCCAAGACATCTTCCATACTTACCGATCCCTTCAGACATTAAAATAAAATTACCATTTACTGTGTATAGAAGCTCTTGCAAGCGAGCTTTGGCGGCAAGTCCTTGGTTTTTCTCGTGCAAGTTTTTTGTACGTGTTTCAGGGGCATTAATGCCGTATAAACGAATTCTTTTTTTAACCCATATATCAAAACCTAAATCAATCATGGCATCAACTGTGTCGCCATCAATAACTTCTATTAGTTTTGCATTGTATTCATTTTTCATTTTGACAAGCCTCTGCGTCCGTAGCCGCCGCGCTGCCAAATATGGTTCATAATATGTCCGGTAACAGAATTGTCTTTAAAACCTAAAGCATGTCCTATTTCATGTTCTAAAACTCTTGGCTTGTTTTCCCACCCAACCTTAATTTCTATTTTCGCTTTAAAAACTTCTCCAGTATCGGTTCTCCACCAAGTTTTTGTAGTGCCAAGATGATCACCAAAATCAAAACCTTGACTTGGAATATCAATCATAATAGTTCCATATGGAGGTTCGCCCGTTACGCAAGGTAAATAATCTCGCGAGGCTCTCATAACAATTCCAAAATCATGATTTAAAGATTTCCAAAATTCTGTAGCACGATCAATTCTTAAGTTTGTAACTCGTGAATCACTACAAACAATAATATCAGGTTTCATTTCCCATGTTGGTTTTGTAGCAAACAAGTTTGTTACAAGCAACAATGCCATACCGACACAATATCCCACAAGGCGCCCTCCTTGATCGTTATATTAGTATCTAGTGTTAGTTAGAAAGAAAACGCTTCCAAGTCTTAACTAAGTATTCATTTAATCCCGCGGTGGCTGGACTTTCTTGTTCTGGCCATTGTCCTGAGTTGATTGTGGCTGCTATTTGTGCTAAAGTCTTATTGAATACCACAGTAAGGTTATCTTCATCGTCCATATCGCCCTCTACAAGCTCTTTAAAAAGAGTAACCATCTCATCGGGTTCGTCACGGTTTACTGAGAAGGTAACGGTAACTCTGAGTTCTCCTTCAACATATTTATTTGCAAAAGCTTTCATTGATAAAAAGTAATCTGTATTTACTGTTTGTTGCGGTTCTTGTAACAAATTACGACGTAACTGAATTTTATAATCGCGAGAATTCAAAATGTCTTTTAAAACATCTTCATTCATTTTAAATTCTTCAACATCATAGTCAAACGAGTATGACGCGTATGTTTCATAACTATCTTCATAATCTCCGTCAGTTTCTACATCCCACTCATATGAAGAAACTTCACCGTTTTCAACATCTACAGCAAAGTTTATGTATTCGCCACCTTGTATAAATCCTTCGCGTGCAAAATAATTTGTAAGTATTTCTTTGAAGGCATCGCGCTTGTCATCTATAATAGTATCGACTGCTGCACAAAACTCTTCATACTCTTCGTCTAATGCAAGAAAACGGCCTCCTAACTCTGGGTGTTCTGGCTCTACATCACAATGCCATACAATCAAATCTTCGCCGCGGCGATTACGTGTTCTTTGCAGATAAGCACCATCAGTCTTTAACAAGTCGCCATATATCTCGTTAATTACATCTGGAGAATACATTACAGCACGATTAACAGCATTTGGTAAACTATTCCAATCACTTGCCTCCCATTCAATTTGAATTTTTGCTCCTACGGCGATATAAACACCACCATCACCGTCGTCTTCTACATTATACTCAACCTCACATGCCGCCATATGGTTGTTCCAATAATCTGTTCTTCCGCTGCAATAATTTTCGTATTGCTGAACAATATCACCAATTAAATCAGCATCTAAATTATCTTCAGTGTCTGTGTTTTGTTTCATATTGCCGCTAACGAGAGCTTCTGGACCTAATAATTGTCTCATCAACTTTTCACGACCAGCAGCATTTGCAGTATCTTCGTAAGAACCACCAAAAATCATAAACCTATTGAGATCAATAATATTATTATCATTTTTAGGCATGTTTTCAATTACTTCTTTTTGATTTTGTCTAGCCCAATCAGTAACTCTATTTAAAATTCCTGGAATACCTGCGCCATAAATACGAGTTTCTGGCATACCAACGTCTATACCGTCATCATAACGTTTGGGAGCGTCTGTATCATAGTATCTTACGTGCCTAATGCGTGAACGAGAAATAGGCTCTATAGTTCCTGCATATTGACGCTTATCATCATAGAATATTTCACCATCTTGCATTTCCTCTTCAATTTCATCCATGGACATATCACTTCGCCCACTCCACTTAACAATATCTTCGGTTTCCACCACATATGCTACCGCTCCGTGGCCCTGAGCCTCAGCTACAGCGCATTTATAGTAAGATTGATAGGCACTTGTGCGACTTGCGGGTGAATGACATGATGTAATGTTGTCAAAATCACTCATTCTTAGCACATCAATAGGATGACGAGTAATAATAATAGAATATTTGTCATTTGTAATATTTTTTATCTCATTTTTAATATATCCGGCATTTTGTTGCCAATATTTGGCTGATTTGGGCATTTTAGTAACTTTTCCGGCTTGAGCATCCTCATATCCACCATAATACTTGCTTAAAAAACCCATCGATGCAGTTCCGGCGTATAATTCGAGACCATTCATGATTTGGTAGAGTCGTTTAAGCTGCTCGGTTGTAAGAGCCTTTTGTATCTGTCCTACAGAAAAATTTACACTCCAAGAAGCCGAATTAGGTTTTTCATAAACGTGTTTAGCAACTATTTGCCGCATTTCTTTGAAATCTCGCAACAATTTGTCTAATTTCATGAAATATTTGCCAATTTTCATCTGAAATTTCTTATTTACCTTCTTTTGTGGTGTACCATAGTCTGATAGTGAGCTTACAAAGTTCTCATCGTTCTCGATGGAGTTCTCTGTCCATTCTCTTTGGGCTGAAACAATGCCTTTTTCCCAATCGACTTGTAATTCAAATTCCTGATCTAACATTTTGGCAAACTGGCCAAGTTCAGACTCAGTATCCATTGTTGGAAACGGTATAATGGTGCGCATATTGCCATTAAAAAGGTTATTTAGCGGTAAATTTGCTGGTTCAAGTTCATCTAAGACATCTTCAAGCACACGCATTTCGTCTTCGGTGATTTCACGAAGCACTTTTTCTTCATAAAGTTCAATTTCTTCGTTTTTACGCTTCTTGCGCTTCTTTTTCTTGGACTTTTTGACACAATTCGGATACATTTTTCCGAACATCTTCTTCATGCCCTTTTTTTCATAGCCTTTCCAGCATTTTTCTTGCAAATTTGCCAATAATTCAGTAGTATTGGCTAAAATTTGTTCATCAGTAGCCATTTTTCACTTACCTTTGCGAGAATATTTACCTGAACATTTCCATTTTTGTCTAGAAAGACACAATGGCGTCCCTCTATCTTTGCCAGAGCAATCTTTTCCGTGAGATTTCATATCTCCATACGATCTAGCACAATATGCATTGCCTTTTCCAGTCCCAGGCTTAATTCTTGCACCCCCGCCTTTAGCTTTTCCAGCTTGACCATACGAAACACACTTACCCTTTACTCTTCTAGCAAATTTTTTACCCTTAGATGGCTTGCAAGCTTTTTTCTTTTTCTTTTTTTCTAAAAGTTCATCATCTTCTTCAATCAACCCGTAATAAAGTGATTCTTCAAGGTAATTTTCGAGTTCTTCTTCCATATATGATTTATTCTTTACAACTGCAAAAGGATCAAGTTCTTCTGTTTCATCTTTTTCACTTTCATCCATGCCTCCACCTTCAATTTTTTTCAATAATGCAGCCATTAGCGGTGTTCCGATAGCCAAACCAGCAAGCATAGGTGACATTTTTACCAATACATTATAAACAGTTATGAGGTTTTCCAGTGTAAGGTTCTCAACACCTTCTTTCATTCCATCTTTGTTTTTTAAGAGAGGAAGTAAGCCTGCAACTGTTGAAGCAACATCATCAACCTCTTCTTTATTCGCCTTTGGGCCTAAAAGATCCATAAAGAGCTGGACTAATTCGCCCCTCATTTCAGTTTCAAAACCAGGGATACCGCCGGCACCTGCCTGAGCCATTTTTTGAGCTAGCTGTGCTCGTGGATCCATGCTTGGATTTTCTTTTAATTGAGAAATTTCTTCTAAAATAAGCTGTTTAAGTAAATTGCTGTCAAGTTTTGTTGTCATCCTTTTTTTCCTTTCTTAGATTTTTTGCCCCACTTGCCTCTTTTACCGCATGCTCCTGGGGTGGGGCGACACGAAGGATATTTTGAACGCTTTTCTCCGCCTGATCTTCCGCATGCAGAGCACTTTTTACGTCCTGTTTTCTTGTCTTTGCGGCATGTGTTACAATCAACCCAGCCGCTTTTCTTGCCTTTGGCTCCTTTTCGCCCAAACCAATCACGCAATGAGGTTTCGGACGATGGCTTAGCCGTCAGTTTTCTTTTTTTTTTACGTTTTTTCTTTTCATCCAAGCTGTTCATTAAAATAACATCACCATCTTCGTGGATTTTAATATTGCTAGCGGAATCAATTACCTTTTTAATGTCTTTTTTAGATGCTTTAGTGTGTTTTTTAAGTGCGTCCATGCCTGCTGCGCCGCCTTCTTTACGCAAAGCGTCGATAACTTTTGATTTTAAATTCGATATCTCTTTTTTTTCTTCTAAAACTTCAAAAAGAGTGTAATAAATAAGATCATCAATAGAATTAATCGGTTCTGCTTGTCTTTCTTGCAAAACTTGTGTTAATTCATCTTCAATAATAGCTTGAAGATGTTCTTTCTTAGAGTTACCCCAGTTTTTAGCGCCAACATTACGACACTTAACAAGAGCACCAGAAGCATATGCACTTGGCCAGACCTTGTAACGTGATTTTACCTTATGATAACATGCGTCTTTTTTACCTTTCTTAGCTTTCTTTTTAGCGCGCTTCTTTTTTCGTTTACGCTTAGCAGACTTAGATGATTTTTCATCTAAGTCTTCCATTTCTTCTGCTAATTCGCCATATAAATCATTCATTACTATCAAATCCTGCTATTTTTAGAGCTTTCTCCAATAAATAGATCGGTATTTCACTATTGGCAATGTCTTTTATTTGTTCAACAGTTGCCCACCTCCAATCATCATGCTCTACTTGCCCAGTATGTGGATTTGGTTTTTTCACATCAACGTTTCCGGACCACTTTTGAGTCAAAAAATAATACTTTTTTGGCTTTGGCATACCAAGATACACCAAATTATCTGTCTGGCAAAGTAAATTAGTCTCTTCATCGAGTTCGCGAACTGCCCCTGATTCTATAGATCGGTCTTCAGTATCAATATGACCACCAGGCAGAGTCCACTGTCCTTCTCTCTCATCAATATTTGAGCGTCTAATAATTAAAAATTGTTGTTTATTATTGAGACAAGCAACAACACCTACAATCTTTAGCTCATTCTCTGTTAAATAATTTTCCCACAATAGACTCATTTATTTACATGCTCTAGGTTTCTCTGGCATGCTGTCACAAACTGTCTTAAGAGCAAGTTCCATATTTAAATTCTGTATTGGTGCCACCCAAATCATATTTTCTTGTGGTAATCCGTTTTGTATATCAATACCCCACAATATTCCAATTGCTTTACCATCTTGATCGTATACTAGAGAACCACTACACCCAAACCAACCGTATGTGTTTAGCAGCATTTGAACACCAGCAGCCGGGTCTGTTTCATAACCTGCCACATAACCCCTATAAGTCATTAAATTGTGCCATGATGGATAACCTGAATAGGTAATTTCTGTTCCAACCTGTGTTAGCTTTTCGGACGGCTCCCATTTAATTCCTTTTTGGTGATCAAAACTTTTTGGCAAGTAAATTACAGCAATATCGTGCAAAGGATCAGAATAAACAAGAACTCCAAGTCTTTGTTCACTCAAAGTCCTAATCAAATACGTAGTTCCTAAATTTGAATCAGCAACATGTTGCGCTGTTAAAACTAACTGTATGTCCTTATATTTAACTAAGCCGCCTGAGCCATGTCCAGTGTGCGACATTACCTTAACAGCGGATTCCCTTGCTCTTTTTTCGATTGAAGTCATCGTGGAGCTAACTTCAATTGGCTCTGTTTTATAATCTTGTGTAGTAACCGTTGTAGCTGGTGTTGCTGCAATTAAAAGCAAGCAAATAGCAGATAATAATATTCTCATTTTCTATGATCCTCCTGACTTAAGTAGTTAAGCATCAGTTGTCATGTGGATCAGGCACCAAAAAAATAGTAGATAACAATAGACAGTTTAAAATATGCAATGGTATTATATCATACCTTGAAAACAATAGACCATAAACTATTACTCCAATATTAATCCCTATTGCCGCTACGCATATTTTTGTCCATAGTTGTTTTATTTTTTTCATCAGCCGGCCTAGAAATAACTTCTATAACACTTGGAGTTTGTTTAGAAATTGTTTGTGTCTCAAAAGTATATACATCTATACATGGAAACATTTCTAATTGATTGATTTCTTTTTTACCAACCACTATGCCGTGATGATAATATGTGCTACCATCAAAATTATGTTTTTTTACTTTTACTAAATATCCTGGTTCAATATCCCAGACTATGTTTCCAAGGAGATCATCGATTCGATCCATAATTCAGCTTCCTTAGTTGTGTTAAATTTTGGAGATAATCCCTCGATGTATTTGCTGGTGCCGGCTTGGATAGCGGCCCATTGCCATTTCCAATCAGTTTCTCTATAATAAATTAATGCAGTGCATACTGATTTATTATCAATACCTTTTTTGGATGCAATACGCCCTAGAACACGGTTTCTGTCCCTTAAGAATTTTTCATTTGTTTCATTAATTTGCTCAGATTGTCTTTCTTGTGACATATCTGCCCTTACGAGACTAAATTTAAGATTTTTTAGTTTTTCACTTAGATTATTTTTTATATTATTTTCAAAAAATGAAATATGTTCATCTTCTGTTGCTTCAAATTGTGCTATTGGTGCTTTAGCACGCTTGCCGTTTTTAAAAATTTTGTAAACATTCCAATTATAATTCAAAAGTTCCTCCTGTTACTGAATGCCATTCGTATGTTCCAACCACTATAGAAAGTTTCAATCCTTCTTCTTCTAATATTGTATGCATAGGTGACTCTTCGTAGAATTCTTTTACAACATTATTGATCCATTTGACTTCCCAAACGTATATGTCATCTTCTACTATATCAATATGTCGGTTTCTTTTGATAAGAATACCAATATGACCGCCAACATTGTCTACTACTATATCACCTACACTTAGTATAACATGTTTAATTTTATTATGCAAGTCTTTGTATGTGCTCATACTCTAATTATTTTGATAAAGTTCGAATAAGCCTTCGCGTATCATATTTATTAGCCCAGATTCGGTATACACATACATACGGACTGTAGAATTGCTAACTTCTGAGCCCGACCACAAAATTTCCCAAGCATTTATACCTGGTAGTTTTTCTTCTATTTGATTATTAAAATTTTCAAGAAGATCAATTTTGCGCACCAATATTCCTGATTCTTTAGATTCTGGGTCAAAAATTATATCACCAATATTTAGATTTATAGAAAAGCTGTAAGGATCCACCACATATGTATATAGGTGGTGAAAATCATATAGCTTTAAGCCAAGTTTTGTTAATTTTTACACATTCTCTTATGGATTTTTCTAAATTATTGTTTTTGTCAATATTACATTCAGCATGCGGAACAAGTATAAAGTTATTTTGAATTGCGCTATGCTCTATTTCTATTGGTTGCTCATTCTTAAAAATCATAGGAATTGTTAATTTTCCTTCGGTTTGTTGAGTGTTTACCATCACCGAACTAGCACCTAAAACAGCGATTGAAGTGATAATAATTTTCATTGCAAATCTCCCATGTCCCCATAAATAGTATATAATTTTTGTATTGTCATTTAGTTGTTTATTGTAATGTATTGACCACGATTTTCACGCACAAGCCAAATATCTTTTGCTATTTTAGGATAGCGCACAAGCATCATATCTGTCTCTTGATCGACACTCAGCACGTAACCTAGAGAGCGATCATTGCGAAATTCATCTCTAATCCAAGAGCCGATGCTAGCGTTTTTATAAAACGATTTTTTAATCATTAAATTTTAATCCGATCAATAATATACGGGTGATGGAAAGATAAGTCTTTGTAAAGTTTCTTAATAATCTGCTTTGAAATATCTGCCATCTCTTTTTGAGTAGCTTTGTCATTCATAGCAGCTTTTACCTCTTCCTTTACTGTTTTTTCGACTGTTTTTTGAACTGCATCTTCCAAATCTTTTTTGAGAACATTTTTAATTAATCTCTCAATATCAGATTTATCAGTTTTACTTAATTCTTCAGAAATAATTTGTTTAATTTGATACAAGTCAATGGTCATGTCTTTTACCTCGTTAATAAATAGTGTTGTTATTCTTTTATCTCATAAGCTAGTTGCAGATGTTTTGCCGATACACTAACTTTTGTTTTATTGTGCAGCCATAATACACGATACATTCTGCTGCGTGTGCTTTCTATACCAACTTCAATAACTATTCCTATTTTATGTGCCTCTGGTGGATTTTCTATCTCATAGCCTGTAAAGACCACCAAATCACCTACCATAAATTCACCCACTTGACTATTGTAACTCATAACTCTAATATGTGCAAACGTTTTTCTTTAATTTTATCATATTCGCTTTGGTAATTTTCAACTTTTACCAAATGATCACCATTCCACATTCCTGCATAAAATGAATTAATAGGGGAATTTGTCCAACGCACGATATATTCATTTTCTTCGTATACTTTAATGATGATGCCGATGTATTTTTCAAAATCAAAATCTAAAATATTGTTTCTAAAATCTGGAGCAATTGTAACCAAATCGCCTACAACAAATGTGCGCCTATAAACCCTGCCCATATAATAACTATGGATAATAAAAGATTTCTACTTTCCCATCTGGTCTTCTTCTGGCATTTCCTTTCCATGTGCAAAAATCAATGTGCATTTCTTCGCCCTTTTTCCACATGCGAGTAGCCTGGTCAGATTTAGAACAATGTGCCCACCCCGTGGCACCAGGACAAGACCAATAAATTGCCGACCCGCACAAAGGGCAATTGTAAGAACCATTGACAACGTTAAATAAAGATTTCTTTTCGCCTTCCACAGTATTAGGTAGTGTTTGGATTCAAAACCTTATACTTCTTTAAGCGAGATATTGAATGCATCCAAACCCTGTTTCCATATCCAGCCGGTAAAGTAATCCACCATATTTTTGCCATATTCATTCTAGGGTATCCAGTGATTCCATTGTCATATAATTCCAATATTATAGCCACACCGCCGTGGCAAGAGCAGGTAACAAGCATACCCTTTTTTAAATTGTGTTTTGGAGGAATTTCAAAAAACTCTTTCACTCGTCGCTTCGCCCGCCTAAAAATACCCACATTAATAGGTAGTCAGCGAAGTTGTGCTTTTTTCGAACTTTTTAAACCGTAAATTTTTTTCCTAAATTTTTTTCTTTGTAAAAGGGTTAATGCCTCTTGACACAGGATTGTCTTTTGTCATATTTTCATATTGGCTTAAAGGTTGCATGTTGTCTAAACTCCAACACGAGATAAACGCAGGATCATCCAAGTCAGTGTATACAAAGCTTGATCGCGGCACAATGTGGTCGATTTGCCAATAATATTGATCAGAGCCCCGACCGTGATTGAGCCAATTCATTTTCTCGTTAAATTGATTTTGAATATGCTCAATAAAATCGTCTAAATTATATCCGCAGTTTTCTTGAAGTTTTGACCAAATAAGTGTATTGCTAATATCTTCCGCCCAATAACCGCGGTGCCTTGCAAGATCTTGTTTGATTGTTGTAGCAATCAAGGTCCTAAACTTAAGACGATAGTTTTTCTTAGTTTTTTCTTTGATTGATTCTTTATTTAGTGCCCATCGCTTTTTAGATTTATTGCTTAGGCACTGCCGGCAAGAAGTTGTGGCACGTCCTTTTTTGATAGGCGCAAAGTAAAAGTTATAATAAGGCTGCGTAACCGAACATGTTGAACAGGTAAACTCTGTAACAAACCCAGAATTGTTACGGCGTGCATAACGCTTGTTAGCTTCAATGGATTTCTCTAAAGTCGCTAGCGAATATTTACAGCCTTCATGCCAATTGGAGAGCCTTGATTCAAAAGAATTAAACAGCTTACGTTCGCGATACTCCACAGATTGCCAATCATAATCCGCATTTGGCACACGATCACGCTGCCTTTGTAAGCGGCGCTCATAATTCGCAGCCTTGTCAGCTGCGCGCTGCAGTTGTCTATCGATGCGCTCCTTTTCCCTACGCGTCCGGGCCTCACGGCGCGCTGCTTCCGCTGCAGCCACACGCTTAATTCTTTCCTCCTCTCGCGCTTTTATCTCTAACCTACGGGCTTCTACGGCGTCATTTCTATCTTTAATAAACTTTTCTACGTTCTTTTTAAGATATAGATGTTGTGTAGTGCACGTGCTATGAGTCTGCTGCCACAACATATCTGGTTTAATTATCTTACTGTAGTTTGTATCAAACGTGTTGCTAGTTATACCAATTATCTCGGCTGCTTCTTTCCTCGTTATATAACCTTCTGGAATCGGAGTCTCTGCATAGACTAGCTTTTCAATTGACTCTGGCGGCCAAAACCTTGCATTTCCTCCACCTGGCGCTGATATCAATTTTCCTTCAACTGTTGATAACTTTTTGGCGCGGTGGTGCACTGCTGTTTTAGTAATACCTAATTTATCCGCCAACTGATCAGCTGTCAACCAGTTTTCTTTATACCAATTGTAACGTTCTATACGCTTTTTCTTAGCTGCTTTCTCTAAATCACCTTTTCGAATCCATCCTTCTGGCTTTCTTCGATTACGATTGTGCCATTTTTTGCTGCATATCTGTGAGCAATATTTTCTGGGTCTATTGCTGTTACTCGGTGGGTTTATAGCTCCGCAATATAAACAGTTTGCCATGGTCTCTCCTGGTATATTATATTATATCATGGTCGTGCGATATGTGCAAGCTAAAATCTGGAATTTTACTTTGGTGAAATTTTTGGCCGCAGATCGAAAACAGGCTTAGCACCGCTGTCAAGGTCCTGTCAAGTCATCGAGAGGTATATTCGGGTAGGTGGGGGGTAGGGGGGAGGTCCCACCACATACTGACAGCATTTTGACAGCATGTTAAATGTATGTCAAAAACAATATGTCAATCATTTGTCAGTATTGCATGCACTCTTATAATACCCATAGCTTAATATTAGTATCTGACTGTATACCATCATGATAATAGGCGTCCAACCTACCATATCAATGCTTTTATCTATTATTTTATGTGTTCTCGGACACTTTTCGCGCAGTCGTCGCTTTATATGTGACAATCTTTGTCGCATAATCCTCTCCCATTAAGGCGAACATAAACTAAGTAGCTGATATTGTTGGCCTTTTATTTAATGTATTCTCGCATAAATGTGACAGCATGCGACAGCATATGGCCCGTTAAAAGCCGGATACCATCAAGTCCGCGTGTGATGCGACGGCATACAGCCACAAGAACGCAGCGCCGAGCGCAAGGCCAGCACATGCGTCTGCTACTTGGTCTTTGAAAGTATACATTAAACCTCCATTATCATAACACATTACGTGCTACATGTCAACAATAAAAACGAAATGTCAAAAGAATGTCAAGAAATATGTGCTTGACAGCGAGAGAGTGTATAGGTATAAAGTCTGTATAAAAATATCACACACAACCATCACACTCAAACAAACATAAAGTCTAACTAACGCATATCCACCCCACAATATCCCACCTTAAACCACCATAACCCACAATACACAACTTTAATCATTGAGATATGAGATACAAACAAACACAGTAAACATCAGATAAACAAATACACTTAACATAAACTAACTCCTATTACGAATAAGATAATCAATAACCACTACTGATACGGTTGTACCTGTAATATAACCAATAATAAACATTTGCATAAGTATATTCTTTTGTTGTAGTCTCGGCCTATTTCTTCTTGGGGCGAGCCTTCATGATGAAACGCTCCTCAACCATCAGAGTGGTCGCCTTGCCTACAGGCAGCAGCTTGTAAACCTTGGCACCGCGAGCGGCAGATGTGACAGGCTTGGCATCAGTCTCGATAACCATAAGTGTTACATTGCGCTTAAGGTAAGCCCCGTCAAGATACCGAACACCGGAAGGAGCGTTTGCGCGAAAAGTGACGAGCGAGCCCGCTGGATACTTGGCAGGCGCGTGGTGTGAAGCGAGCACCTTTTGTGCATACTTGTTTTTAACCATCTTATTATATTGTGAATAAGTTGGAATAAAAGTATCGTTGCCAATAATCTCACGGGCTGTATCTTTGAAGTAACCCGTGGTCATATAATAGTTGGCAACCACGATAGCATCAGCACGGAGATCAGGATTATTTGTATAACTCTCGACCCACTTCTGACGCTCGGCCAGTGCAGCATCATCATGCTCTGCTTCGATCTTGCGTAGAATCTCAAGCTGACGATCTGACAGGCGGCGATCACCTTTGACTTGACTGGTCAGGCTCTCAACAAAGCCAGCAGCCCAGCTTGAAGGCTCGCAGCGCATGCTGAGAAGATCCAAGCGCATCAAGAACGTCTTGTGCTTCTCGGTAGCAGCCAACAACTTCTCAGGGGAATAGCGATCCTCCAGTGTAGCAACCCACTTGACACGACCAGCGGACAAGCGACCTTTGCGCTCATAGTAGGACAGAAGCGATTGAGCAAAGTCCTTATCACGCGCTGAGATAGCGGGATTGTTGATCAGAACTTCAAGGCGGGTGCGGTAGGTTGGACGAGCCACGTGTAATACTCCTTGCTGATTACTCTATAAATATAGCATAGGGGAGTGAAAAGGTCAAGGTTTAAGTTGTCAAGGGAATGTTAAGAGTTGTTTTCTTTCTCTCTACTCTCCGCATCCAACTCTGCAAGGTCTTTAGCAACGTCAGCAAGGGTCATTTTACGGGTTTTACGCAATTTGTTCTGGGCTCGTTGCAGCTTGCCCCAGCGCCGTGAGTTAGCAGGGTGCTTACAGATGTGCAGGTTCTCAATGCCGATGGCTGTAAGGCGTCTGAGGCTGTTCTGAGTGGCTTTAAGGGTGTCGGGCTTAGTCAACACGCGCTCGCTGCCTGAGAGCCTTCCAGCCTCGTTAATCTCAACGTCTGTTTTACTGATATAATACTTCATGATCTCGGCTCCTTAGCAGTCGATTGCGATAACACGTTCATTGGTTTGGAAGTAGGGGCGAGCAGCGTGGACCTTGGTAGTCATCCACATACGTTGGCACTTGGATGCGATAGGCTTCGGAGCGCAAAGGTCAGTCAAGACAATGTGACCGTCAAAGTCGCCATCATTGACGAACTTGGTCGGCGCGTTGAAGCAAGTGCCGCCAGTCAACACGCGCTCGGTTTTCTTGGTTTGACCTTTCTTCCAAGTATATACCTTGTCAACGGCTACCTCGGTGTCGAATGGTACAACCGTGAACTCGGCAATCTCGGCCAGCTTGTTCAACTCGGAGAAGAACGCGGCGAGCATGCCATCATCAACCGATCCAGACTGGTCGATGGAGATAGCGATCTTGGCTTGACGACGCACGCGCTTGCCAGGGTGGATCTTTGGGAACCGCTTGTTCAGGCGTCGAGGGGTCGAACGCTTGTCAGCACGTTGTGAGGTCTTGACGAAGTAACGAAGAACTTTGCGCCAATCAACCTTGGTCGCAACGCGGTCCATAATATCTTGACGCATACCAGACGAGACTGAGCCCCAGTTACGTGCCTTCTCAGCTTCCTCGGCAGCTTGCTTTACAGCTTCCTTCAATCGCTCTTTAGCAATCTCTTGAGTGGTGCTATCGCCATCACCGAACTGATCGTGACTGTCAAGTGAATCCATGCCACCGAAGGGATCACCATCGCCTTCACCGGGCTCGCCTTGACCATCGCCGTTGCTGTCTTGGTTCTCGGCCATATCTTTCAAGGCTTCGAGATACCATTCGTAGGTCTTGTTAGCAGGCAAGTGAGCAAACGGGCCTTCGCCGGGAAATACACCCTTCATGCCTTGACCATCGGCCATGATTGGGCCGGGGTCAGCTTCACACGGCAGCTTACCAGCCATTTCAGGCAGGCCGTTGATGGCAAGGTCCATCGCAATGTTGTCGATACGCTTGAGGCCATCGGCAGGCTTGCGGCCAGTCACGTGCTCGAAGATGATGTGATAGAACTCATGCATGAGGACACCAAGCTGATGCTCAGGCTTGAGAGCACCCATGAACTCAGGGTTATAAAGCAACTCGAACTGAGCGGTGTCGGGGTTGACACGGACGCCAGCGGTCGGAAGGCTGGTAGTCGCGGTCTTGTCAATGCGACGAGACAGAGCGGCAAAGAACGGCTCGCGCATAAGCAGGCGAGCAGTGTGCATGTTGAGATTGAAGGGCTTGATGGTCTTGTCGTCGGACATGAATCTCTCCTGATTACCTATATAATATAGCACGGGATGAGTGAAAAAGCAAGGGTTAAGTTGTCAAGGAAATGTCAGGAGATGGGAACACTAAAGGCAGCGTTGATCACTGTGTCGGCATACCATTGGGCACCGTCAGAACTGCCGTCAAATAGCCTGTAATGGCGTCTGTTGGCGTCAAGCTGTCCCCACTCCTTCTTGTAACTCTCACGCACTTCAACGACCAGACAGGGGCACTTATCGTGCTCCCTGATTAATAGGTCGCCTACCTTGAACTTCAAGAGTTACCGCCAAGGATCTCAACAAGGTGGTCAGAGACACGGCGACCATCGGACGCCTCGGCCTTGTGGAGTGCCACAACATTGTCAATGTTGTCGGTGTCACCGAGAACGGTCCACAACTTCATGGCGACCTCGGAAGGCAGGGTTACGAAGTAGTTGGCGAGGTTAGTGACCTGAGCCTCGGTCAGAGTCTCAGAGAACACATCAGATGCCTCGAACTTCTCAATCATGGCAGCGTGGTCATTGATACCCCACTGCTCGGTCTTCTCGATTTCACCGTTGTCAAGAATGTCAGCGATGGTCACTTGCCATTCGTACTTCTCAACGAAATCGCGGAGAGCGACAGCAGCCTCGAACCCGACGAAGGCAGTCGCGAGGTTGAACAGAAGGTCACGGTCGCCTTCCTCACCGAATACGCCGGTTGAAACTGCGGTATCGTTGAACCGCTTCCAGCTACGACGTGACGGGTAAACCTTGTTAGGCTCGAAGTCACCGCGATGCTCAAGGTGCATGCGGTTTTGGTTGATGAAGTCCCAGAGGATGCCATCAGTGCGGTCGGTCGCCCACTTCAACCAATCCTCATCGGAAGGCTCGACATCGAACACGGTCCAGCGGTCCAACTCGGCAGGGTCCATTTCGCCAACTTGGTATTGAGCACCGTGCTCGCCACCGTTGACAGCGGCAACGATCAGGGTGTCAGGGTGCAGACGCCAGCCGTTCAGCTTGCGGCTGTCGGTCAACTCGAAAAGACCCTGACGGACTTCCACAGTCGCACGATCAACCTCATCGAGGAACAGCATCACGGGCTGCTCACACGCGGTCACAAGCCAGTCAGGGGCGTTCCACGTGGTAGCCTTGCGGCCATTGATCTCGGTGTCTGCCGTGTCAGGCAGACCGAGAAGATCACCTTCGGTCATCTGGCTGGCACGACGCTCGACCACTGGAAGGTCGCGAGCAGCGGCGATCTGGTAGACCACCTCGGACTTGCCGACACCGTGACGACCGCGCAGAAGCACGGGCAGCTTGTTGTCGAGGATGTGAGGAGCGACGGTAGTGAATGTTGCGAAGTCGATAGCCATGATATGTTCTCCGTGGGAGGGGTTGTGTTCTTTGTTCTTACTCTATAAATATAGCATCATCAGAGTAAAAGGTCAAGGTTTATTTTGTCAAGTAAATGTCAAGGGATTTGTCAAGTCGCTGGCTCAAGGTCGCGGGTCGGATAGGTCGGCCAGCCCCACCGTGGTTGAGCCTCACCCGTCCATGCGATGCGAGCATAGTCGCCAGCGTTGGCTTCCATCACAAGACCGACGCGACCAGCATAGCCCTGACGCATGGCCCGCTTGTTCTGTTTGCCTCGCACCAGTGAGCCAACGGGATACTTAGGCGGCGATGGTAACAGGCTCTCACAGACCTGCGTGATGTTATCACGGAACGAGCCAGCGTGATAGTCGGTCATCAGATCAGAGTGGTCATTGACACCGCGAACATGGAAGTTGTGCGCGTCGGCATCCATTTGTTCGTCATCAGGGCCACAGCCGTTGGCCAAGAACGAACCAACATAGCCGTTGTGCTGAAATGACCAGCGGTGACCTACGAGTTTTACCTCAATGTCGATGCCTTGTTTCTTGAAGTGTGATTTGACTTTCTTGATTGCGTTGCGAACTTTCATGTAGTGCTCTCCTTGATTACTTATATAATATACCACGTGCGGACGAAGATTGCAAGGGCAATCTTGTCAGGGAAATGTCAAAGGTCCAAACTTCTTCGGGCTTCGATGAAATGGTTAGTACCATAGCGGCTCGATTCTTGATTGAACTTCGTAACATTCTCGGCATCGCGGAAGTCCCAATCACGGGCTTTGCCTGATGGATAGTATTGATTGAAGTTTAGATCGTCAGCTTGAAGCCATCCAGCGGGCGGTTCAATCTTACCAGCAAGGGTGATCTCATTTTTATGAACCATGCCATTGACACTATGTGTGCTCTCAGTCGTCACCGCGTAGTGATCGCGAGGCGTAAGCCCTTCATTCAACGTGGCAGCATCTTGAAAACCGTATATACTTTCACTGTTTCGATGGTTAGGTGCAACCACTTGCCAGTTGAAGCTGGTCAGCATCATAGGACGCTCACGCGATCCCCACTGTTGGTTCTCGCCCCAGTATCCATAGCGCGTCATGATGGCCATAGAACCAATGCCAGCGCCCACATTGCGCATTTCCTCAAGGCGTTGGGCCCTGACCATCTGAGCGGCCTTGATGAATACGCGCCGATCTTCTTTGAGGATAGAACACGTGCGCCGAGTGTGACCCCGATCTCCACAATATGAGCATGTAACGGTTCTCATGCGGTCGGCTTTCGCGGCCGCCTTCTGCTCTTTCGTCATGACAATAGAAGCGCCCGTGTCAGGGTCACAGCGCGTGCGCTTGGTATATTGGCGTGCGTAAGATTCCATTTGCGTGCGGTAACCAGCAGCACCATTGTCATCGCCGTTAGCTTCGCATATTGCAAGGTTTTGTTTAGCAGTCTTATAGCGCTTGCGAAGGCGCAGATTCAACTCAGGGCAAGAGCGTTTGTTGTGGCCAGTTTGGTAGCAGTAAGAGCAGCGGACGGTTCCATTATATGACATGTAGTTCTCCTTGATTACTTATATAATATAGCACAGGCGAGAGGGGTTCGCAAGGGGTTCTTTGTCAAGAAGATGTCAAGGCACCATCAACAAGTGAAAGGTGTTGGCTCGCTTCGGTTTCTGGCTGTGTCTTGTCATTCCACAAAACTTTAACATCGCGGTTGCCAGTGTATTTACCAGTCTCGACAATCAGACCAACGTGGACAGATAGACCCTTTTGCCATCGTGTTCGTTGAAAGTAGTATGTCACCAGATCACCGACTTGCATTAACGACCTCCACGCGATGAGCCTCAATCCAACTTGTTCGCCCGTCATTCCATGTTACAACAGGATGGTTCGAGCGTTGAGTGTTATCAGGCCATCTTGTATCTGTCCAATCAATAATAACCCCAAGCATACCGCTTTCTGACCAAAGGTTTCTCACCAGATCACCGACTTTCATGTGATTTCTCCTTTCTATACATATAATATAGCATCGGCTGGGGCGGTTGTCAATGGCTCAAATGTCAGGGAAATGTTAAGCCTTGCCTTTGTGGTTTGCATTTCCAGCGTTGTAAGCCACGTGGCGCATTGGTCGGTTTCCAATAGTTGTGTTAGAACCTGACAAATGACAAGACTTGCCCTTGTGGAAACCAGTCACAGCCTTCCAAGCCTTAGAATACGACTCGCGATCTTCGTTGGACTCGAACGCAACGATTGAGATACCAGCGGCCTTACCATCACCAGCGGACAGCCCCAGATACTTAACAGCAGTCTCGGTGCCAAGTTCCTCAACGCAGTCAGGACACTCGTTGATCTTACCGCCGGCTTGCTTCTTGGCGGTCGAGTCAAGATCAAAAGAGATTCCACAATGTTTACATTCTTTGGTGTTCATTTCTACCTACCAGTCAATGGGGTCGTTAGCAACAGGGTTTGCAGTGCCGCGCATTAGTCTCTGTTCCACAGTCTCGGCGTCCTCGACTTGAAACTCACCGAAGCGCACGCCGCGGCGCTCTGCCGCACGGCTGGATGCCTTCTGCATCTCGCGAGCACGGATGCCAGCGTCAACGAAAGCAGCCTCGGCAATCTCGGTAGGCTCCCACTCATCAACCACGTCACCTGATTGTTCCATCAAATCATGGCAAAGTTCAATAGCAGGCTGACCATCGGCATCCGTGCGTGTGCCAGCCTCGTGAAGAAGATCGAGAATCAAATCAAGTTCGCGCTGGGTAACTCGAATGTTTAGAATGTCAGACATGTTTGCTCCTTGTTATGTATATAATATAGCCCATAACTTGGCTGTTGTCAATGGTTAAAATGTAAAGAGAATGTCAAGCCCGCTATACATGAATCGCTGTTCTCGCCGCGTCTTTCACTCGCCAGCCACCTTTCAACTCCCCAAAGGGTATGGGTTCATGGGTGACATTGAACCCGTTACTCTGTATAGTTTATAGATAGCCGACTTGACATTCTCTAGTAAAATCAATAGGTTGCGGACCTTTCGATGTGAATATCAAAGCCCCAGCCTTCAACTTCGTTGTCGTCCATTTCCTCACCGATGCGAACGAAGCGGTAATATTCATCTGCGTTGACTTCCTTGCCGTCAACTTGAATCTGTTCAGACTGACACCACTCGATGAAGTCTTGAATAGCAGCAACTTCTTCAAAGCTGTCGTACCACTTGATGTGACTCCAGCGAAACAAGAACGCGCCCTCGATGTCGCAGTAGTCCTTGATCATTGTGTCAGCTTCCCCGAAACACATCTTGCGAGCCTCGGGAGACTTTGCCATAGTGACCATAAACTGTGGCATAACTTCAGGACCAACAGCCAAAATAACTTCTGAACGATAACCCATCTCTACGCCTCCGCTGCGTTGTGGAGTGCTGCGGCTGCGATGATGAGCGCATCAGTCAACTCGGGGTTCTTCTCTTGTGCAATCTGTCCAGTGATCATCATCATTGTGATTGATACCTCAAGGTTTGAGCGGTTCTCTTCCATCGGCGTCAGCTTCGGGAAAGTGTTGATAAGGTTGATGGGCTTCAAGTTCATTTCGTTTCTCCTTATGCTTATAATATAGCATCGTGGGAGGGGTTCGTCAAGGATTAAGTTGTCAAGAGAATGTCAGGTGATTTGTTTGAGGTAGCGGCTGCTCATAACTTCGCGCTTGCCACTACCAACCCACTCGACAATCCACCACTCTCCAAGGCGGGATGACTTCGGGACTGCGATGACGATGCCGACAGGACGCCGACCCTCGCCATAAGTTCTTTCTACCAACATTCCGGGTGTAAGTTGAGTCATGGTCACGCTGCGATCTCCATATGCATCATATCAAGTTGATAGCCATAGTTATTACTCCATGTAAGTTCTGACCAGCTTTGAAAGATCGACCACAACTCGTCGCGCTTCATATCTCTCATTTTGGCTTGATCCCATTCATATGGTTCAGCCTGTTCGCCGTCAGTCTCGCGATATGCGTTGTGGTTGTTCATAGCACTCAAGGCGGTTTCCTCATCCTCGACACCAAGAAACTCAAGCACATCAGCGATACACGCCAGCGCACAACCCTTTTCAGTCAGATGAACTGAAGAAAACAAATCGCCTTCGTGGATACCTTGCATCACCCAAACTTTCATGCTATCACCTCAAAGTGAGTTTTATCAGCCCACATCTTATAGTTTGTTTTTTGGTTAATGATTAACACGCTCTCTGCAATCTCATCAAGAGCGAGCCACACTGAATCGTTAAACCTGTTTCTAAGCAAACACCCTACCTCAATCATTATGCACTCTCCCGCTTTGCACGCGAATCTTCAATCATCTTCTCAATCCAGTGCCCACCAAACTCTGCTGCATACTCGTTGCGGAGCACCAGCAGCTTCTCACCGTCTTTAGTTTCGTTCTTCAGCTTGTAGCCGGGGATCACAAACTCCGTGCCGATAGGGGCACCCAGGAAGCACTCACACACAGCGTAGGGCACCGACTTCCATCGGCTTTTAGTCTCGCCAGTTGCCTTGTCCTTCCAGCTACGACGGAAGCGCCGAAACTGCATATCGACAACGCGGGCTTGAATGTTCGCGCCCGATGCGGATGGGATGATTACGAGGTCGTCTTTTGTGAGATAGGCCATTGTGGTCCTCCTTGATTACCTATATAATATATCACAGGCAGATGTAAAGATCAATAGAAAAGTTGTCAAGAGGTTGTCAAGACAGTTAAACTGTTCTCAAAACACCACTCTTTGTGACCGGGACCGAAAAGCGACTCGCCCTGTGTAGTCCAAAGAACGTGTGCGCCAATGTCGCCCCGTACCTCAAGCACGATACCGATCTGTTCGGTAAGAAAATGTTTAACAATATCACCTACTTGCGGCACTTATCACCTCCATATAATGTGTTGCCACCTCATGTACCTTTGTCTGGCCATGAGCGGTCCACGCTATACGTGCCCAGCCTCTCGACGGACCCAAATCTCTCAGATCCAGTATAATACCAGAACCCATCAGTGTTCCATACTTGTGTTTTACAATGTCACCGACTTGCATTAAGTACCTCCAAGAATCGACTACTCTCGATCTTAGGCTTGGGCTCATTTGTCCACATCACCCATACGTCATCGTCTTTGGCCCAGCGCCTTTTGCAAGGCCCCATCACAAGGCCAACCGATCCTCTCCAGCTTACTAATGTTCCTGTTTTAAGCATATCTCTCCCTTTCATATATATAATATAACACCTGAGAGCATGAAAGTCAATGCTTCAAATGTCAAGGAAATGTCAAGGCTTTTCTGACAGGATAGAATACTTGAGCGTCGGTGAAATGTTTGAGTATTCAAACTTCTCGAACTCATTTTCTTTGCGGTCCTTGAAGGTATGGCCAACGATGAACATCTTGCCCACAAGATCACTTTCAGGGTCGGTAACAACCCAGAAAGTGTGCTTCATACCTCGCTCACGATGAGCGCACACAACGCCCGTACCCTTCGGTATGACGCCAGCATGCCAGAACTGCGATACGTTGCCGTCTGCATCGCGCCAGTAGTGCGGGATACCTGTGGCGTCTTTGATGGTATCAAACATGCTGAGATTGATGAACGGCACCTCTGCATCCCGTTTGAAGAACCCGACTGTGTGTCGCCTGACCTTGGCTTGCTTCATTGTTGCACTCTTGGCGAGAACATTTCAATCTCCTGCTTTGAATACCAGCGTTCAGCATCGCCAGCAAGCTGACACATCAGACGCATCCGCATCTCATCCGTCCGCGACCAATCGCCCGAGATTGGAACAATCTCTGTACGAAGACCGACAACGATTTTCTTTTCATCTGTCCGTAAAACCTTAACAATATCACCCACTTGCACTAATCACCTCCAGCGATGTCCCATAGTTGTCGGCATCCTCAACGATGCCATCATCGAACCACTTAATCAATGTCTCATAGGCATTGACGCATATCACGATTGCCAAATGCCCGTTGCTGCTTACCAGATCACCGACTTGCATTGATCACCTCCATGTGTTGTTCGTGCATAAGAGAGATTCCGCCATGCCAGAAGATGTGCCAAAAGCCATCACCATGCACAGGGGTTGGCTCGACCAAGATACATGGTCCGGGCGTTGCAAACGTGCAGTACATTAGGTCACCCGCTTGCATTTAAGACCTCCATATCACATTCAGATGCGATTGTTCGAGCGCAAGTGTGATCGCGCAGCGCGACAACCCACGCAGCGTTGCCAAGCGCGTGACCCCACGGCTTGACAATCACGCCAATCTTGCCGCCAGCATGCTTTGTGTCCACTCTAACCAAATCACCGACTTTCACTGATTACCTCCAGCCATTTCTTCGGTTCCCATGATGCTTCTGCATCTTCAATCCAATATACTTCAACACGACCAAGCCCATGCTTTTCCCCGTCTGGTTTCTCTCTCAAAACAATACCTGTGGCTGGCTCAATCGACCCAGGCATTATTACCAAATCACCGACTTGCACTGATCACCTCCAAATGTTGTGGTTGAAAGCAACACACGGCCCCAGTGTGGGACAACATGACGCCCCACAAATCAGATACCTTAAAGTATTCGACAACGATACCTGTCGCAAATGACCCGTTAGCGCGTCGGCTATGGACTGTCAGACATTTAACTAAGTCACCGACTTTCATTGACTACCTTCAAATAGCATACTGAATAGTTACCCACATCGCCATCGTTCCATGTGACTTCAACTTCTTCCATATCGCCAATCTGTTCAGGATCTACGCATGTGATAATACCCAACGCTGGCAATCCTCCCCGCATCTTAACTAAATCACCGACTTTCATATTTCTCCCTGATTACTTATATAATATAGCATCATCGAACACTGCCGTCAATGGTTTGTTTGTCAAGGAAATGTCAAGCCTCGCTGACAACTTCGATTTTATCCACCGAAGGGCTAATAATATGCACTCTTGCTCTCTCAAAGCACCACATTTGCCAAACACAGTCCTGACCACAATCAGGCGTTTGAAACACAATACCATGGAATGGACTTGTCCAGTCCTCTTCTTCACGGTATCTAACTTTAATCAAATCACCGAGCTTCATCAATCGGCTTCAGGTCAGTCAACGGCACACCGCGTAATGTGCCCTTGAACAATATACGGGCGAAGGGTTCAGGCTCAATATCTTTGAAGCTGACAGCCTTCCCGCGCTCTGCGGTGCGCCACATCTTACTTTCATAAAGTTCTGTAATGAGGGTCGGATGGCCATTCCACATTACCAAATCATTTACTTTCATTAAAAACTCCAGATCGCATAGGCAATCATACCCAATGCTGATAAGATTCCAATCCAACTGACGATGAGAACATTTTTTTCGGCTGCCTCAATATCATCTTTGAATGTTTTTTTATTGTGTTTCATATTCCACCTTTGCTGTTTTCACATAAAATACAACTTTGTCTCCATTTTTAACATGTTTAAGTTGTTTTTTATTTAGCTTGACCCAAGTAAACGCGCCCGGTGCGTTCGTAATCTCAACCAAGACCATTCTATCAAAATACATTTGATCGTCTACAACTGTTCCGTTTAGTTTTGCTCTGTTAGCAGAACACCCGACTAAAAATAGTAAAGTTAAAAACTTCATTTTACTCCCTCAATGTGGCGACATTTGCGCCGATAACTAAACCCAGGACAGGTGCAAGAATATGCACCGTCAGATAGCTTGACTGTATAAATATTTCCTTTGCTACCCTCAACCTTCCATACCTTTTCTCCGGCAGGACGCTTGATTTCACGGGGCTTATAGGTCATGTATTTGTGCAGTTCATCAAAAGTTGTTTCTGGTGGGACTTCAACCCACGCAGAACCAGCGATTGCATAACAGATTCCATCAGCATTTCTGAAAAGTGCCGGTGGTATTGATACTTCGATAGGTTTCACATCAACCCCATTGTTACAATCATGCCGATCAGGAACCCAAGACCGACCATTACTACATACTCAGTGACCATTTTATGCTCCACATGTAAAAAAATGAATACCAAAGAAAAGCAGTGCGCCCCAACACACGGCATCCACCGCGACCAAAGCCATCGCAAATCTATTGCGTCCAATCATCATAGCTGTTTTACCCATTAGTGTTCTCCTGTCATACATATAATATAGCATCGTCAATATCATTAGTCAACCTTTCAAATGTGAAGAAGATGTCAAGTAGATTATATCATCAAGTCTTGGGTTTACCAAAAACTTCCCGCCGTCACACCAAACAATCCAAATAGTATCTTTCCAGCCGCCTGCACGCCTATCGTCATTGACATAAGCATCCAACACAATGCAAGGGTTTGACCAGTCATCTTCTCCAAAAGATTTTGGCTTGAATGAGATTAGATCACCGACTCGCACTAACGACCTCAAGAACTTGCGTATCAAACCACACCGTTTCTCCGCCGGCGAATAAAACTTGTGCAGACTTTGTTTTGTGACCGGTCTTTGAAATCTGTAATACAAGCCCGTAGGATTTGGTGTGATAATCCATGCTATCGTTCAAAACACTTTCCCAACTTACCAAATCACCTACTTTCACTAATCACTCTTATTTCATCCTGATACATAATAGAACCACCATCTTCACTCAGCCATATAGGGTGTCTCCACAGAACTTTGACGCCTGCGGGCTCTTGGGGCTGGCCCCACATATTAAGATCAGTTTCCAGCACAATCCCAATACCGTGTTCAGGCTCATTAATGTTTAGCACCAAATCACCCACCTTCATTGATTCTCTCCAGCTTTTTTGCTTGCTCATGTGTATAATGCCACTGGCCATTTATATTATCCCACTTTACAATCACATAGTCAAGTGTTATTTTGACAACAGATCCTACGGGGTTTTCCACTCTAAGCACAGACGCTCTTGTAACTCTGTCACCTACGTTCACTAATGACCTCCAATAAATCTACAGCCTCCCAAGAGTTATGTTGCTCGCCGTTCCATTTTACCATGACTTCTACACCTTTTTTTAGTTTCGGTCCCTGTGTCGCAGTTACAATACCATACCATTTGTGATACCTCACAAGGTCGCCTTTGTTTATTTTTTTCATTCAACATGCTCCATAAACATTTCATGAAATCTTAACACAACACCGTTTGTCATGAGAACCTTCCACTGTTTTGGTTGTCTCTTGTCTTTGTCTTTGCCCCAATATTGAATCGTGATATTTCTTTCTATAAGGTGTCCCATTCTTGACGTAGGCATACGCTCATCATGTGTCCCTTCTTTGATGCGAACAAAGTCACCGCTATTAAATATCTTCTTCATCATCTTCTAAGTTTTCTTTGTTATATATGTCATAATAAAACTCATCTGTTGAGGGCCCATCCCATTCCCAAGTGCTTTCATAGTATCCCTCATCGTTATAGCCTGATTCAAAAGTATAATGATTATAATATTCTTCGTCACTCATTGGAACATAAAAAAGCGTTCCAGTTTTTGTTGGGTCACCCAACTGATCCATTATATTCCCAAGAAGATAGCGCATGTATTGTATTTCTTCTTCGTTATCAACTTCTTGCTGGATGCGAGCCTTTTCAGCTTCTTCTTCTTCTTCTTCCTTCTGCTTGCGAAAAGCAGCGAGATCAACAACGTTGTCATCATATTCTTTCGACATTAGAATGGCACCTCATCTCTAAATAGTGGAGAACATTCGGAAACCAACTGGTGGAATATTGTGTCTGCAAACCTTTTTGCAAGTTCGATGTGTGCAAGCGTAGCTTTGATATTGTGTTCATAGCTTAACGGAACATCGTTGAGGTCAAGGTCCGCCACAACACATACACCAGCATCGGTGCGGTGACCAATCTTGCGATGATATGATAGCAACTCACCATCAAGTGCCATCAAGGTATGATGGTGATTACGCGCATTTTTTCCTTCTTTCCACAACTTGAGTACATTAAAGTTGTCGGTCACATGTACGTTATCGTATGGATTAATCACCTTTATCTCTCCAGATTTCGTCCGCAAATGTCTTAGTGAAGCGTAGCGATGCAATATCCTCAATGTCAAAGAGTTCGTCAGTTTTATACCTTTCCACAGCTTGCCTGCCAAACTTGCGAAGTGCTTTGATATATTCAATCTTGCCAAACGACTTGTTGCCAGCGCCATAAGGGACGCCAACATACTTCGTATACATGATACGAACCATTTTGTATGCGTCCTCAATGCCATTAATGTCATCCGAGTCTATAACGATTGTCATTTTCATAACTATAATATACCTTATTGCATTGGAGTTGTCAAGTCGTGCGATGTCATGTGGTTGTCAAGAAAGGAAAATTTTGGGCGAAGGAAAAAATCGCGGATCGGGCTATCGGCTGGATGCCCTCAACATCGGAACACCTGCTGGAACCTCCCCTTCGACCATGCCGCCGTGCTTCGCGATAACATTTGTTACCACTTGTGTTGGAACGTAGCCATAAACTGTGCCTGTTGGATCTTCTTTGTCCTCGCACCAATCCATCAAAAGCGGCTCTTCCGATGACGGGAAACCGACTTCGACTTCATCATAACTTTCTGCATTGTCGATGCGTGGTGAACAGTATGCGCCATCGTGGGCTTGCACGCTCATTTTGAACCCATCGGCGCAAACAACTTGTTGGTTTAATTTACTTCTAAATTTATTCATCGTCTAAGATACTCTGGATTGCGGTGTGGAGTTCATACATTGATGGTGGTGCTTCGCGAGCGTCGTTCAAAATCTTTTGAATATCAATCAGCTTTTTTTGGGGCGAGATAATCTTAATCTTTGGATTCTCGGTCTCTTCTTTCTCGTTTGATTTGTTGCTCCACCTTGTTTCATAAAGGTTACGGTCATGGTATCCCATTTATGTTTTTCTCCTTTGGGTTGTAAATGGTGCGCCTAGCGGGATTTGAACCCGCGACACCTGCTTTATAAGAACAACGCTCTAACCCCTGAGCTATAGGCGCGTGGGCTGGGGTTAACTTGTGGCGTCCGGTCGATTGACTCTAGTTTATGTCCGAGTAAGCTGTCTCCTAAAGTGGCACATCTGGTAGGATTCGAACCTACGACTCTCGGCTTAGAAGGCCGATACTCTATCCACTGAGTTACAGATGCATTGATTGGTCTATGTCATTTCAAAAACATTGTCATATACATCAATCGGCTCGTTGGTGCTTTTGCGTGTTGATTCTGACTTTGCATTATCATTGACAAAATTATCGTAAAAATAAACTGGGTGGTCACCAGGCACCAAGGCTATCAAGCACATGTTATTGCTACCGCCCATTTTTGCGGCAGCTAACCACGCCGCTTTTCTATCTATAACTCCAGTATATCTTGAGCAACTTAGCTGTCCTTGTGGGCCTTGAAAAATGGCAGTATAAATCATCTCATTGTTCTCCATCATTTGTTTTGCTATCTCCTTGAGGATCTTTACATATAATAACAGGTACAGATTCTTCTGTCAACTTTAAAATGTAGAAAGTGTCGCCTTCTTTTACTACACACGGAAAAGCATGCAAAGGCAGCACAGCATGCCCAGCTTGTTGGGTCGCTGGGTTCATGTTAATTTCAACCGTGGCGAAGAAGTCATCTCTCGAATCCACTGTTCCAACCAGTAGAAATGTAGTTAGTAGTTTCATATTATTCTCTTATTAGATGGTGGGCCCTCTGGGGCTCGAACCCAGGACTATCCCGTTATGAGCGGGGTGCTCTGACCAACTGAACTAAAGGCCCGTGTTTTTAAAATTTGTTAGTTACTTGGAACACCGTATGATCTGCTCCCTTCTGTTCTGACTTCTCAATCTTTTTGTTGTTTTCTGGCCCCAATGGATCTTCAACCGGAGTATGGATACATGCTGCCATAAGATCCTCTTTGTTAGTCCACCTAACAAGAACAATTCTGTCGTCTGTTTTTTCAATTCGACGTGTTCCATATTGCATGTATGGATATTTTGTTTTATATACTTCACATGCTTGCTCAATCTCTTCTGTTGAGCCGGATGCCGTATAACATGTCTTGAAACAATCCATTGGTACTTCATAGTCTTGCATATTATCTATCTCCTTAAAGTGGTGGGTCGTCTGGGATTCGAACCCAGAACCTATTGGTTAAAAGCCAAGTGCTCTGCCGTTGAGCTAACGACCCGATTCTTAATTAAAACTTGTGGAACTTCTCTTTTGGGTATCGGGATGGCTTGCAAAGACCTTCTTCAATCAGATGCATCGCGTGCCTACCAAACCAACCCTGCAATCTCCAAGCCAAGCCAGTGTCAATAAGATGCTGCCACGCTTCATAGTATTGTTCTGGTTTCTCAGGCTCTGTATAGCCTTCTGCAATATTAATAGCTTCCACATCAGACATGCTCCTCTCCATTGTGAAGTGTTTCTTCGTGAACCGTAAGCAACTCACCGGTTTGAAGCAAGTGAATCACCCAGCCCTTTTCCGTGGTCGGAACCACATCATCAACCTCTTCAATCGCGATTGATTCGCCTTCAACATCACATTGTTCTAGCAATACTGCGGGGCCTTGGTCGAGCCACGCCTTTACTTGTCCTGCTCTCATTGTTTTTTACTCTCCTTAAAATGGTGCTTGAGGCGGGAATCGAACCCGCACGCCCAGATGGGCGACAGATTTTAAGTCTGTTGTGTCTACCTATTCCACCACTCAAGCATATACATATTCTATCCGATGTGATGTTGCTTGTCAACAACTTTCTTTATGTTTTTTGTGAGCGAAATGTCAAGACACTTTGCAAACCTCATCCTCTGAAAAAAAGCGCCTGACTCCATCTGTGCAATGCACAACGTAGAGAATGTCAAAGTCATCTTCATAGCCGTCCCAACAAGCATAATCAATATCAACAACGATACCAAAGTGCTCATCCTCTAAATCCTTGTCGTCATTGTGCCAAGCATAGTAATAGTGATAGTTGTAATAAACATGAATACACCGCACAAAGTCGCCCACGCGGTAGCGGGGATGTATCTGAAAATCGTCCACATAATAACTATATCACTTTACCTTTCGCAACCAATCAATCGGACACCATTCTTCGATTTCTTTAGTTTGATTAGTCTCATACATTGAAGGCTGTTCAAACCATCGCACTCTTACAAACTCTTTTTTGGGTTTCTTCGCCCAACTTGCATTGTAAATCATGCATGTGGTAATCAAATCAGGGTGCTTTGCGTGCTCTCTGAGTTTTCTGCGATATGCGGCACGCGCATCATACTTACTACCAAACGCATCAAGAGCTTCCATAAACTCGTCAAACGTCACACCTGCTTCTGCTCTCTCAATGAGATCTCCCGCGTGCTCCAGCACGATACCCATTCCTTTATTCTTGCGGCGATACATGCAAACAAGATCGCCAACTTTAACTTTAGCCATACTTTCTCCTACACCACTAATATAGCACACTCACAGTGTTATGCAAGCAATTAGTTGTCAAGGAAATGTCAGTAGTCGGAGCGCTCTGGTGCTTCGAGAATAGCATCAATATATCCAGGCGGCACTTTTGTAACCACATAGCGCCAGCCGTGCCACTTAGAGTGCTTGAATGCATCTTGTTGCAATCCTGTAAGTGGTTGGGACGGTTGTTCGACTTCAAGATAAACATTCAGGACCGTGCCACCGTCATCACTATCAAACTTGACACAAAATCGACCGTCAAAAATACCAACAACATATTGACTGACTTTTTTGATGGTGGTCTGTTTATCTAATTTTTCACCACTAAAATGTCTACTTGCCATTCTTCACCCCTCCGGTGCTTAACACTTCAATATTTTCTTCGGCGCCATCAAGAATTATAAGAGTTACAGGGCAACTCTTAACACATGAATTAACAATAATTGCTTCAGGATTAATTTCAGACACCTCCATTATAATTCCATAACTATAAATCGGTGTGGATCCCACAAGAAACTCATTGTGTGCTTCATAAACACTATGACCAGTAACCCATCTAATTAAATCGCCCTTTTTAAATCTGTTGCCCATATAGTAAATATGAGGCTGTGGATGGTAATTTCTCTACAAATGTTCTTGCAGTTGTTCATAGCCACCAATAATGACATTTTCATGTTCACTACACTGAATAATAATAGGAAATGTCGACCATTTATATTTCTTTTTTATATGATCTCGATAGGTTTTTGAGAAATCAGTTTCAATAAAAACATATTCATGATCACGCTCCATTAGATCGGCGCACGCCCTCAAACAAGAGGGGCAGTCAGTGATTCCATATACTTTATAATACATTTTTACTCTTTTAGTTTGGTTTTATATATTTTTACAAACTCTGTGTCGCTTTGATATTTTACTTCATAGTCGCATTTGCCTTTTAGCGTGTTTCTCAACAACTTGAGAGAGCACGGCTCGGGTGGACTAATTGAGGTCATATAAACTTTTGAGGCTCCTTTGTTACAGACTCTAAGTGCGTCCCTATGGACTGCTCTCAGGGATGAGTAAACACCTAAAAAGTTTTCAAACTTATCAAATAAACAATAAATATAAATCTTAGTCATAGTTTTGTTGAGGTTTGTCCAAATCTTCTTCTTGTTGGAAACTTTCGTAATTTTGTGTTGCGAGGCTTACAACTGATTCTAAAAACTTTACTTTGTCTTCAAGATTTTTTATGTCTGATTCAGTTGCTTCTATTTTCTTGGCTATATCTAATTCCCTCTCTGCTTCAATAAGTTCTTCAATTGTTTCGGCATATAAATAATTCATATAAACATTTGATGCAAATTTTTCAATTGCTATTTTATTCTCAGCAAACAAGCCAACGAGCAAACCCTTATACATAGTTAATTGTCCTCGTTGGTAGGTGGAGTATTGTGCGTGGTTTCGTAAATGCTAGAAAGGATGCTAGTCAAAAACTCTCTCTGTATTTTGCAATCCAAGATTTCTTTTCTTAGTTTGGTTTCTCTCTCATCGACTATCGACATTTGAATATTACAAAAATTAATAATTTGTTGTTTTAAATCTTCCACGTTACTTCCATTATTTGAATGATGAGCACCCTTTACAGTTTGTGTGCTTTCTAGAATTATGTTCTTTAGCAGTTAGCCTTATCTTTTTAAAATGAGAAACCTTATCTTCCAGTAGTTGTCCCTTAGATAAACACCTTATCATGTCTTTCTCCCAATTAAACGCACCACAAAGCACTATTTCCATAGTGGGCTCATATAATAGATACTCGCCTGGGTAAATTTTAGATTTTTCATTTATTTCGTCAAACTTCATTTAACACTCATTAGCCTATCATATGCATCATACTTCATATCGTTTAATTTTTGTAGTGCTTCTTCTCTTCTTAAAATTTTAAACGCTATATTTTCAGGAGAAAATTCTTGTGCTGGACTATCCAGGCCTGCTCTCCGCATGCGTCTAATTTTATCTTTCAGTCTTTCAACACTCTTTAATACTGATTCGTATTTTCCACTGTCAAGAACATGCTGAAGCAGATTGATTTGTGTTTCTATGTCGTCGCTCTTTTTTCTAGCACAACTCATACTAAAATTAACAGCCGTTGAATCTGGTTCAACTACCCAAGATGCGTTGGTGATAGAATAAATGCCCGAAGACTTGTGGACATCTCCGACATTTTCCACATATATCTCAACCTCATAGCCGTATATCTTGATATTGTGGGTATCGTTCCATTTCATTCTAACTGCATCAAAAAATGATTTTACTAGTTCAGTATCCTCATCAATTTTATCAAAGTCTACAACAATGTGAAGGTCTACGTCAGAGTATTTTGACCAGTTGTAATTGGCAAGCGAGCCAGTGAATCTAATGTCTTCTATTTCAACTTCAATCTCAAGATTATCGATAAAATCATTTGCAATCTTAGTTAATCGACGTGATATGTTAGGATATAATCTATCGTGCAGCCAAAACTGTGGTTCTAGTTCGTCATTTTTTTCAAAGCTGTCTGCTCCAACCTCTTCCTCAAAACGAAGTCGGCTAGTTCCAGCTCTCTTTGTTTTTTTATTGTATGGTGCACCACTGGACAAGTTTTTGTGCCCAGCAATTGTTGAATATATATCATTCTTGCGACGTTGTTTTTTATATCGTTTCTGAGCCTTACTTTTGAAGGGGGTAGGCTCTCTTCTTTTTCGTTTTTTACGACCTTCGTTGATCAATGTTTGCCATTTGTCCATGTTATAAATAGTCCCCATTATGTAATATCATATTCCCACACACATGTAACATTTACATTCCCGTGTGGGCCCGTGGGATCAACACTGACACCGATAACATCACCAGCCGCAAAGTGATTTGCATTTGCAAAGTTAAAAGTATATGAAATGTTTGCATTACTTACATTAACTGTTACAGTTTCCTCGGCTGTTGAATTGACCACGGTGCTACCATCTGTCCCAATGTGCACACCAACAATAGTATTGCCCATAGTTGGATTGGCCTTGCTAGAACGGATTAAGACCTTTAATAATCTACCATTGTAAGGAGCAACACCTTGAGTGATCCAACTAGGGCTATTTTGCTCAGATGTTCCAGCCCACGGGATATACTCCTTGCCAGTTCCCGAGCCATCATTATATCGATGGTGTGTCATGTGCATCATTTTACCTGTGATAGTTCCATCGACGGAGAGATTGGTGCCATTTAATAATTGCAGCGAGTCTGATCTGAGTCGAGCGGTAACTGTTTGTGAACCATTCTTTATATTGGAAAACTCTATGATGCCATCTTCGCTGTTATTAGAGGCGTCAGATATTTTTCCAGTTATCTTCGCATAAGTTACTACGCCATTTCCATCATCCTTACCAACAAACTTTAGTTGACCTAAGTAATCTGAGTCTGCGGGTGATGCACTCAGCCTTGTCAACTCAAATACTGGGCCGGCGGTTGAGCTATCGTCTGTCGTTTGTATTTTTAAAATTGAGTCTGTGCTGTTACTTCCTACAGTAAGAGTAGTGTCGTCCCAAGTTAAATTTGAGCTTGCGCCAAAGTTTGCTCCGCCGTCATTAAATTGTATTTGTGTGTCTGCTCCTGCGGGCGAGCCACCGCCACCGCCACTGATACCAGTCAGGTTTGAGCCATCACCATAGAAAGCAGATGCTGAAATATTTACCGAGGCCGATATATCTCCGGCGACTGATAGTGTGTGATCGGGGGAGTCCGTGTTAATACCGATCCTATCAGCCCCGCCGCTGACAAACAACATGTGAGTGTTATTTTCAGATTCCACTCTGAAATCTATCAAAGAGTCGTCGCCGCTAACGCCGTGCTGTTCGTTGATTACCACTTCTGGGACAGCGCCGTTTAATCTTAAACCTTCTCGGGTTACTCCCTGATCATTTACCTTGAATACAATATGCTTATTTACATACTGCTGATGAAATACTAAGTTATTCGAAGTGTTGATACCAATCTTTGCTCGGTCTGAGCCGGCTTCCTGAAATTGAATGAAGCACTCATCGCCATCTGCTTGAGCATTAATAGAGAGTAATTCAGAAGGAGAGGTCGTGCCAATGCCGACTGCATCAGCCTGCGCATGCAATATTTGCGAACCACTTGGCCGGAGTGTTATAGTGTCCTGGCCGAAATCAATATATGTTGGTTCACCTTCGCGATCATCTTCGTAATATACATCGCCGCGGCGAACGCTACCTGTTGAAAACTTATAACTCATTATCAATCTCCATATTACATAGTTTATGAGTTGCCATCGAACCCATCAGAAAATCTCGTGTCGTGAAAATAATATCCCGTGCCATCTGTTTGCCAGGAACCGCCATCGCGCCTGAATTGTAGTCTTAACGAGCCACCGCCGGGGTCATTGCCTCCCACCAAAGCAATTGCATAATAAAGATCGGTGCCATCACCAGCAGACTTTGATAATGTAAGATTGGCACTCGTAACTTCTACATTTGTGTGAAAACCACCATTTTTAACTATTGCGTTGTTTACATTCAAACTAATTGTTGAACCTGTTGCATCGTTATCGATCCACAACCATGAACCATCATTAGATCGAACCCTAAACTGCCACGAATTTGATGTTTGATCAGGCTTAAAATAGCCTCGATAAACAAAAGTGGTTTTTGAGCCAGTAATGGAGCGACTTATGCTAGTGTCTGCACCTGAAATGCCGGTGGTCCAGGCAGACGATGAAAGGCCATAAGGGTTTGGTGAAGCATCACCATATGGGGCACCGGGGACACTCTCAAGATAAATATCATATTGTCTATACTTTAAGCCTGCCCCGTCTGCTTGACGAGGCATAAACGGATTTCTAAATTTGTAAGTCATGAATTACCCTCCGTCATAAATAGTTTGCTCGCCATCTTCAAACGTAATAATTGTCTTATTTGTTGGGTGTGGTTTTATATGGATTTTTAGGAAATCATCAAATGCATCAAAAAATGCAATAGAACCACGTGGGGCCGGCGTTAACCAGTGGATAACAGTATGGCCGGTGGCAAAAGTAACACCTTCAATTACTACTCCTTCACCCGACACACCTGATTCATCGTGCTGCCGACACACAGTAAAAGTTCTGATTCCTTGGGGCGCTCGATTACTGGGTTTTTTTGGTTTTAGATCCTCAAGATCGGTGGTTGTGTCCACCATCTCAGCAATTTCGCTCATTATGCGTCCCCTTCAGGCTCTCTATCGAGTAGGGTATCTAAGCATATTTGTTCAATTGATTCTAAAAGTGCAGTCTCTGATTCTAATAAGTCAGGACAAAATTCCTCATCGGGATCTAGTTGTGCAGAAAATTTTTGTTTTAATTCGGAAACACCTTGTGACATTTTGTTTATCTGATCTTCTATTCTGCTTAATTTAAACAAAATGCCTCTGTAACATTCTTGCTTTTTATCTGTGGGCATGTTTTAATCCTCGCTATTTGTTTCGTTATAATTAGCTGTGTCTTCTGCTTCCGGCACAATCTGGGGGGCTGCGAAAACTGATGTCCAATTTATTCTATAGGCCGGCACAACTAAAACTACGTTTTCTAATATCGTAGGGCCCTCGAAACCAGGACCCACATCAATGGCTAATACATACCCAATGTAATCGCCCTTTTGAGAAAAAACACCAGAACCTGAAGAGCCAGACCACGCATATGAGTTTATATAGATATAGTCATCTGGGCTATATCCCATCACTTTACCATCTATTGTTAGTGGACCTAGACTATTAGGGAACCCTGTGTAGTATGTTTTTGACATTATTGCCAAGGCATCGATCCAATCACGTTTTGTATTGGCAACACCGCTCGGGATCCTGATCGGTCGCCTATGATCAATTCTATTGATTTGTATCAATGCGTAGTCAACTTCATCGTTTCTCTCAATGAAACTTATGCAGTCATACATCTGACTGTCAGCCATTACTTTCGTTGATGCACAGTCACCAACAATGCCATGATTTGTGGTTATAATAAAATAATTGTTTTTCAACCTTACGTAAGTGCCACTGGATGAAGCTAAGCCACCTGAGTCAGCTGAGTATGACATGACCCTTACCGCACTTTGGCGAGATCTTTCTATAATTCTCTTCTGGTTGCTGATTAGAAAATGTTTTGAATTATTGTCCTTGCTAGTTAGTTCTTCATGTGTGGGAGCGGAATACATCTTTGTTATTTGGTGGGTTGTCGTTGTACCCAAAAACAAACCTACGGCTGCCATGAATAATATTCTTAGTAATAGTTTTATTTTATTAGCCATATAGTATGTATTTCGTTAAACTTGTTTTTGATAACTTAAAAATACTGGTAACTCAGATAGTCCTGATTTTTTAGCAAACCAAACGAGATCTTCGTTGCCTGTAATTTTAATTCTCCCATTTCTTCCAATCGCCAGAAACACTGGGGCCCTGGCGCCATTTCTAATAAATTCTTGGTATCTGCCTCTAAAGTCATTCATATCGCCCCTGTATTCTCTAGATATATACGGTTCCAATTCTTCCACTGGTATCATAACATGGTAGCGCATGTCCGTGGTATCAGTGGGAGCGTCATACATCATAACGGAGCCCTCTGCCCAGTCATCTAATATTGTTTGTAATTGAGGTCGTGGAGTTTTTGTTTCTTTGCCATGTGTATATCTCTGTGCACCCAGGTTGCTGGCAACACCGCCACCAAAACCGTACTCTTGCAAGGATTGAATTTCGGAAAGCTTTTTCCCAGGTGTCACTTCAACGGGAGCGGACCAGCCTATACCGGGCCTATTTACAACAGTCACACCATCTATAGAATTCATGGTGGGAATTAGCTGTTCTTGAGCAAAAGTAAGACTTGACGCTTGCCCCTTAAGAGTGAATTTAACACCAAATCTAACGAATTCTCCACCAATAGTTTCTTTTGAGGCTTCAGATGTAACAGTTGTGACGTTTGTGATCCCTCTTAATTGATCTTGAAGTTGTTTGGTTTTCCTTAATCTATCAGATGAAATTTTAGCATCTACTTCCATCTTGTATAATCTTATATCCACATCTTCAACCAAGCTAGCTTGGCTGTTAATCAATCTTTCAATGCGATCAATCTGTGCTTCCATGCTTTCTTGCGCAGGTCTTGGTTCTCCAAGAGTTCCAGCCATTGTCTGTCCTTGTGCGAGGCGCATATTAACTGGTTGACCACCCATCATTTCTCTTTGGGCCGCGGCTAACTCACCAAACATAACTGGGGCACCTGTATTGTTGTCAATTTGGCCCATATCGGAGTAAGAGCGAAAGTTGTTTTGTGATATTGGAATAAGAAACTTAGTGGCCATCACATATCTTTCAGCTTCCCCCATGTCAGAGTAATTGCTTTCAAACCATTGCAAGATGGTGACTATTCTATTCGCAACTTCACCAGTAGCACCATCAGCCTCAATTTTTCCGTAAACATCCATACCTCTGTTGATGAGATCTTGTATCTCTTGGTTGTCCATCACTTTGTCTTTACGTCTTTGTATGTTCTCCATCAGCCCATCAACATACGTGCCAATAACTTTGTCGGCTGCTTGGGTTACAAGCTCTTCGTGCTCGTTTAAATACGCAGCAATATCTTGGATAATTTCAGCTTCATCTGGCTCAGACTCAGGACTAATGCGCATGCGATACAACCACTTGATACCTATGCTGGGATATCTTCTACTTCTTTGAGAGGAAAACGGACCACCATGATAGGTAACATCAGAAAACACAACAAAGTCTGTATCGTCTGCCAAGATCATAGTTGGATCAACGTCCTTGTATTGATCTCCAAAGTCAAAGCTTTGCTGGCCTTCTGGTGCGCGCTTAGACTTAATCTGTGCTGTGATACCTCTTGATAGTTCGCGGGCAAATGCGTTAGCGATAATAGGATCGTTAATACCTTGCTTGTTAGCAAAGCTGTATCTCTGACCAAACCCAAACATTTCTCTCATCACAGCATCAGGGTTGATGCCCATGCGGTTGCCTGTTCCTGTTCCATACATTTGTGCTCTCACGTCATCAAGCGGTGGCTGTCCTGAGTATGTGTGAAGCGGCTGGCCGTCATCAGCGGTCCAGTCAAACTCAAGCATGCTGCCCTGTTGCTTTACATGCCATTTATCGAGGTTTGTCAGCTTCATCAACTCTTCTTTTGAGCGGTCGTAGGCAGTCTTTGCCATGTAACCACCTTCAGCAAGGTTCTGTCTAATTTGCTCCCTATAATTGTCGGCAGTATCTTCTTCAAATGCCAGCATGTTATCGACAAACTCATCAAACTCTGGCACATCACCATCGTCATCAACAGATAAATTTTGATTGGTGTATAATGTTATTCTTAAATGTGCGGTGGGCTTTTCTGACCCAGCTGGCACGCCTGCGGGCTGCGCGCCGATGAGCATTACTAAGTCATATTCATAGTCGCCGTCATCTCCAGGCATCTCATACATCATGTCATCGACGCCAATTTCGTCAATAAAGTCACGCATTTTGCTGTATGTTCTTGGGATCTCTTCAAAGTCTTGCGGATTTTCAGGGGGGCTGCCGGCTACGTAGCCGCTTTCGGTTTCTTCAATGCCAGTCCAGCCAAGGTTAATTTCAAAGCTATACTGAGCACTGGCATAGCAATAAATGTCATGTGCATCCATTTCTTCTATAGTGTAACCAACGCTTCCATATTCAAGTTCGTCTTGGTTGTCAATATAGCGTTGTTCAACATTTGCACAATAATCTTCAGCTTTCTCCATACGATCTTCAATTGAACCGTGGAAGCTGGCGTTGGTTTGACTGGCGAGGTATTCAATCATTTCTTGGATTGTTTCAACATCACTTGAATGTTCACCTGTCTCTTCTACATTTTGGACATTATAATTGTTAATGAACCATGCGATATGATCCCAAGTCTCTTCGGGCGGTGCATCGTTTGAACGACCCTTGATTTGATAAATAGTGCTCTCGTATTCGCTATAAGTCATTGTAATATAAGATGACGATTCACGGCGCTTACCTTGCTTCTTGCGGAGAGACACAAGCACCCCACGGCTGTCAGAGCCACAGTGTCCCATTCGTGATGCCTCGACATCGCAAGAAGACACATTCAAATTGTACCAGTAGGAACCATCATCAAATGTGTGCATGACAAACTCTGGATCTTCTTTATCTCGAAGGTATCTCTCAGCATATTCCTGTGCATCCTGAATGCTGTATTCATCTTTGATTAATTCATAGTTGGTAGCGTCATCATTAAGGAATGCGACAAGTTCCGAGTATTGGCTCAACCACTGGTGAAAAGCCTTAGTGTAAATTGAGCGTAGATACTCTTTAATGCTCTCGACCTTTTCGCTTGGAAGCCCTGCTTTGCTTAAGCCCTTAACAGCTTTCATGAATGCCTTACGCCACTGTCCCATAGGTTTGCCAACTGCATTGCGAATATTTTGAATAACAAATTTGACTTTTTCGTTTTGTTTTATTCTCTCGTCGTCATACATCTCCCGCTCTTTCTCTGGCTCGTCCATATTGTAGCTTGGTAATGTGCGGGCCTCTATATCATCGCCTACAGATTGGTGTTGTTTTATAACATATTGATCAAGTTGTTTGATAAGAAAAGACAGAACCTCATATCTGAATGATTCGGTTGTATAATACCCAGCTATGGTGCCTCTAGATTGCTTCCATCCATTCGCAATATACATGCGGGCTTTCTCGGATGCATCAGGCATTGCGTCTTCTAAATAATCAATAACAAACTCTGGAAGACCTATATCTCTCAGCCCTTCTGTTAAAACTTCTTCACGAAGATACTCAAACCAATTGCCTGTAGAAATGTCCATTTATTTACCTCTTTCACAATAAATAGTATTGTTTATAACTAACCGCTGGCAAAAAGGTCAGTCTTAAAAAGCGCTGCTGTGTCTTGCCAACATTCTACTTCAACAGCTTCTCCATTAGGACAACGCTTGACTGCTTCTGCAAGCGAATGATCATTGCCAGGAAACGGGATTCGGTCTCCAACAAATACGATACGATGGTCTTCTAGTTTATCTGCGAAGTGTGTGATGACTTGACCTTTATCGTGACCTTTGTTAAAAATATCAATACTCACAGCGCCACCAATCACAAAGTCAAGAGTTGGATGCTTCTTAGATAGCTTTGCTACAATCTTTTCTCTCTCTTTGTTTTCTTTATCATACTCTTCGTATTCTTTGCGTTGTTTCATCGTAGCGTTACGACCAACAATAGAAAAGTTTACCATGCCGACACGTTCTTCATAATGGCGACCGGTCTTGGTGTGGTAGCCCGAATTCATAACATAGCGTTCAAGTTCGCTAAAGAACAACTTAGGCTTATCAACAGTAAATTTGTTTTCATATATAAGTGACCAAGAGCTATATCCATCTATGTCTGTTATTTTTTTATAGTGCGCATTTCCCATACAAGAAAACACCCCAAGCATTTGATCAGTGATTTTGCGACCAAGTTGATCTACAATTCTTGGAAACGAACCACCAGACACAATATAGGCTTCTTTCTGCTTCTGCCAATTATAAAAATCTTTGGCAAAGCTCTGCTCTATTTTACTTTTTGCTGGTGTCAGTGTGCCATCTACATCGAACAAATAGATAGTTTTCATCGGTCGTAGTCATCCGCAAGTCTCACAACATCGTTCAAATGCGGTGTGCTAACTTCAACAATCTCGACGGAGCTTTCGTTGGCGCCAAACCTGTGTATTTGTCCTACGTTGACATGAAATGATTGGCCTGGTGTGAATTTCTGGATGTTGTCGTCTTGGTCATAGTTATACAATGTGCCCTTAAGGACATACACTGTCTCTTCTTTGACCTCGTGAAATTGTTTTGATAGGCGATGGCCAGCATTGATATGCAAAATTTTACCTACATAGTCGCCAGTTTCAGCCCAGATAATTTCGTGTCCCCAAGGTTTTTCAACTCTTCTCATATCATCTCCAAAATAATTGTATACCAACGATAGCAAACGATAGTGCTACGCAAAGCATTGTTTTCACTGTAAACATACTTTCATTTAAAAAATACCAAGTTAAAATAGGAAAGGTAAAATATGACATACAAAAGATTAAAAATCTTGGACCCCACACTTCTCCCCACTCTTCATAACAAAGCTTGATTCCATACCAAAAACAGATGCCTGTTGGAATAGAGAACAACGTTGCTGATAGTATCGGCTTGTCCTTCCACCAATCCCACACGAACTGAGAATTAAGCTGGAACCATCCTAATGTTTGCCCCATCACAAACAAAAAGCATGCAAATAAAATATTAAAAGTTGGCAATTATAACCTCGACTGCGTTTTCTTTATTATCTGTTTTTTTACCATATTTGTCAATAAAAATTTTATTACTTGATTTAAAAAACTTGTCAACCCTCTTGTCGAAGTTGTAAATCAGCATTAGTTTTTTATCTGTTTCACCCAATAGCTTCTTTAGTTTTCGGTGATCGATTGTGTAAGTATCATAACTTTGGCTTTTACCATGTTCAAATAAATTATAACTAAAGTTTCCAGCAAACACAAGAACGTAATCACCATGTAATTCACCTTTAATTGGCTCTATGAAATCTTCTGTTTTATCTAAAACAAAATGTATATTGCTCGATGATTTGAAAGTCCTCAAGTTTCCCAAGGCCACCGGGTTAAATGATTGATTCACCAATTTGCCAAAAGACACCGCACCAGTTTCAGACATCTGGTTCAGTGTAAAAAATATAGCGCTACGAACAATAGGATCTTTAAACTCCACCCATCTTCTTTGCATGATCTCATACATTGTGGGGTGAAACTTAAACTGATCTGCTGTTACAATCTTATACATTCTAGCTGGATCTGATTGAAGCGACCACCAGAATTCGTATATTGCATACTTGTTTGTGTGCGCTATGACAAAGCGTTCGTATTCTGCTAAGTTTATCTCTACATCGCCGGCAAACAACAAAAAGGTATCTACAGCCGATCCAGCAGGTATAATTTCAAGCAGTTGTCTTAGGCATTTCTTTGGAGAATTTGGATTTTTGAGAGGCGACTGTATCATATGTATCTTGCATACTATTGGATTTAAATTGTTGTAATTTTGATTCTAATTCATCTAGCTTATCTTCTGCGTGCACTTCGGGTGCCGGATAGAGTTCTGGCTCCAACTCTTGATCTTGGGCCTGCTCATCTTCTTGCTTCTCAGGTGTGGTAACATAATTAATATATCCGTTCATTATATTGGCAACATCGAGCAAGGAGTGATCGATAGAAGCAATTTTAGATCTTATTTCATTGATATTATATATGGATTGCAACGAAATATCAACTTGCTCATCACCTTCGCTTACTGTCATCATCGACAATTGCTTTAATTGCGAATCGATTAGCTTAGACAATCTATCCAATTCAGACGGAAGTTCCTCAATATCAACGGAATATTGAATGTTTACTCTTTGTGACATTTTAACCTCTTAGTAATTGTTTGTTTGAATTTAATGAGTTTTCTACAACCTCTGGTGAGCCCACAACAATTATTTCAGTTCCTGTGTGACCCCTGTTGATCGTTAATTTAGTGAATCTATGTTCTGAACGTAGACCAGTTGGCAATAAACCTTGTTCATTTAGTGAACGCATTCTAGCCTCTTCTCTTATCATAATCACGTGCTCAGGGTTCACGAAAACATCTCTTAAAGTGTAATCTTGTTTTGTAGTAAGTGCACCATTTTGACATACTTCTGTTAGTTTTACCAGCATTCTTGCTCCATCGGATATATACACTTTAACGACACTGATGTTTCTTGGCCCAAGGCAAAAACCCTACAAGTATTAAATGCATCCATTTTTAAAAAGACTCCTGTAATTGGCTTCTTAGTTTTGAAATAGTTTAGATTAGGTGTATTCTCTTCAACGTCCCACAAATCAACATCTTGTGGAATATAAATTAGGTCCCCTTTCTTCATGGTTATCATATTTTACTCCGTTTGAATGATGCCGTAGTTGGTAGTAATTAGTGTGCCAGCGCAACTTGCAGCATTTTGAAGTGCTGTTCTTGTTACTTTTACAGGATCAACTATACCACTGTCGAATAATTTTGTCAACTCTTGAGTTTTAAAATTCCAACCACAGTCATCATCACTAGTTTCTAAAATTTTTGATATAATAATATCAGCAGATATCTGCCCTGAGTTTGTAGCCATTTGTCTTATTGGTTCACGGCATGCCGCTTGTATAACTGAGGCGCCTATAGCTTGATCCGTGCTGTTCGTGGTAACCACAAGAGAACTGCTTGCTCTCAGTAACGAGGCACCACCGCCGGCAACTATACCCTCATCAAGCGCTGATCTAACAGCCTCCAAGGCATCTTCGATACGATGTTTTCTTTCGGTCATTTCAACTTCTGTTGAGCCTCCGACTCGAATAACCGCTACTCCCGAAGAGAGTCTGACGATCCTACCTTGTATTCTTTCACACTCATCCATTGATTCTGTTTCTTGTATTTGTGATTTTAGACTTTCAATTTTTGTTTCGACGCCTTCAAAGTCACATTCTCCGCCAACAATTGTTGTAAAATACTTACTGCATTCGATTGACTTAGCACTACCCAAGTCAGCTAATGTTACTTCGTTTAATTTTGTGCCACTCTCGCGGCTGATAAACGAGGCGCCAGTAGATATTGCAAGATCTTGCAGCAGATCTCTGCGTTCCTCTCCATAAAATGGAGCCTTGATCGCTGCTATCTTCAGCGTGCCACGCATAGCATTCATGATCATCGCTGCCAATGCTTGACCTTCAATATCTTCTGCAACAAAGATAAGTGGACGACTTTCTCTTGCGGCCATCTCCAAGATAGGCATGATGGGCTCAACAGCAGAAATCTTATGGTCTGTTACCAAAATAAGTGGTTCCTCATGTGACATGATTGATCTGCGCTCATCTGTTACAAATGCGCCAGCGGCATACCCTGCCTGAAATCTAAATCCTTCAGTTATATCAACAGATGTTTCAAGCGACCGAGATTCTTCGATTGTGATTGATCCATCTTGGCCAACCTTATCAACAGCCATAGCGATCAGTTTGCCAATCGTGACGTCATTATTAGCGGAAATGGTCGCAATGTGTTCGATATCCTCAATGCTCCGAATTGGGTGAGATAAGTCTTTTAGGTTCTTAACCACCTCATCGACGGCTAACAGAATGCCGCGCTGTAGCTCAGTAGGGGAGACACCTGATGCAATAAACCGCTGTGACTCTCGCAAAATAGCACGCGCTAGCACTGTCGCAGTCGTTGTGCCATCACCAGCATCAGAATTAGTTTGCACTGCTGCTTGTTTGATAACTTGCACGGCTGCGTTTTCAATAGGATCTTCAAGAGCAACAAACTGTGCCACTGTCACGCCATCTTTTGTGACAAATGGGGTCTTACCCTTTTCTTGTAGCAGAACATTTCGACCTCTTGGGCCAAGTGTTGATGCAACATTGTCTGCTAAAATGTTGGCCCCTCTCATAATTTTTTGTTGTAGTGTTTGGTTGTCGTCGTATTCTCGACTCATTGTTACCTCGAAGTTATGTTATATTATAATATCATATGAAAACTTTGTCAAGTTTATTTATCAGTTTTAAGGATTTCTTTTGAACTAATATTATTGGCATTTTGAATTGAAGCATTAGCTAAAGAATCATCAGCTAAGCCTCCAGCAAAGAAAGTGTTGAGACTGTCAGATAATATTTTAAGCGACCTGAATATTTCTGTTACCTCGTCATTCAATATGTCCCTGATGTTGTTCACAACTTTTGCAACTTCTTCGCGGCCAACTCTAATTGAACCTACTGCTATTGTGTTCGTGGGCGCTCCTTGGTTTACTGCTTGTCTTTGATTTAAAGAAAAGTGACCGGTTGTAAGATAGCCCCAGCTATTCAATAGTGCCACGCGCTTTTGACGTGGACCCATTTCTTTATATGCTCTTGCAGACTCTTCAGGGCTCAAGAATTCTCCTTCAGCAACCATGCGCTTAATTTCGCTAGCACGCTCATCAGCTTGGCGTTTCTTTGATTGACCTTTAATGACAGCATTATTGGCAGCAACAACCATGCTTGCTAATTGATACTCTCCTACCTTGGCGCCGGCCTCTGTTCTCATTGGAAGCCAATCAAGGTCATCCAATATTTTTCTCACAAGTTGCTTATTCAGTGCAGAGCGGCCTCTTACTACACCTTTGTTGACTGTTTCGTCGCCTAATTTTGGAGTCCAGTCTAAGAATAGTTCGTCTTTTTTTCCATAGTCTAAGCCTTGCAGAACATCATCGGTTTGCATTTGAGATAACGCTACACCTTTTTGGGTAAGTATTTCATTAAGGTAAGCAATAAATTGTTTTTCAAGCTCTTCATCACTTGGTAAGTTTTGCTCACTTGGTAATCGATCAGCCATGCTTACACCATCGACTCGGCCGGCCCTTAAGGCACTAACAATTTCTTTGGGTAGCATAATGCATTGTTGTGACTTTGGTTTAGAAACAGCAATAATATCTAAAACATTATCCAAACTAAAATCGAACTGGTAGAAATCGATTTGGCCTTCTTGTTCTAAGTCATCGCCGGCTAACGTCTTTGTGCATACCACGTAGCGCATAGCGCCCCCAATAGAGTTGGGATACTTTGGATCAACCAAATCCCTAACAAGGTCTGTATAGCTGCCGCCAACCTCCAGATTACCTTCTTTGTAGAGCTTAAGGCTCACTGGGATTTCTTCGCCACTTGCTCTATCAACATAGTCGGCAATAGTTCCAGTGTTTGCTGGGATTTGGAACCCATTTACCAGTGCGGCAAGAAACGATTCAAAGCTAAAGCCGGCTGATGATGCATTGAAGTTCGTGATAACTTTCGTAAGTGTTTTATAAAACACAAGATATGAGATAGCCTGTGCGATTCTTTTCGTTCTGTCGTTCCCGGCTTGCTGCTCAACCATGCCAACGCCGTTGGAGTAGAACTGGGAGACACTTCTAATCTTGTCTGCAAAATCTGAACCTTGAATATTACTAAGGTAACCCTCTAGAAGCTTCCTTTGCGGGCCTTTTATTTCACCAGCTTCTCCGTCGCCAGGGGTTCGAACATCAGACCAGCCAATCTCAGAAACTTCAATGTTAGGGATCATCTTGAGAATCATTTCGATAGCCTCTTCATCAGATGCTCCATCGATATTTGGTGCCTCTTCCTTTATTTGGTCCACTGCTTCGGTAGAAGAAACAGCTTCTTCAATCATCGACATCAAAGTCCTCAAGTCTATTTTTTGAGCCTCTTTGATAAAATCTTCTTTCAAAACTTGCTCTATTTGTGGAACATCTTGTTCGTGTCTCTCAACTTCTATGAACATATCTTTAATGTAATCAGCCATTTAATTTCCTCTAGATAATAATATCAGCGATCCCTAATTCTACCGCTTCTTCTGCAGATAAATAGACATTTACTTTACGTTCTATCATTTTTTTAAGTTTTGCTCTTGTCAGTTTGGTTTCAGCAATTAGTGCATCGCAATACATGTCCTGTAACTGTTCTATAGCTTCTAATTCGTTCATCATGTTGTGAAGCGAGCCATGGTTGCCACCCATAACAGAGTGAATCATAACGCGACAATTTTTGCCAATCTTGCGCTTGCCCTTGGTGCCAGACGCCAAAAGTAGAACGCCGGCGGACATTACTTTACCGAGCCCGATAGTGTGTATTTCGCTGGTCTCTTTTACTTGTCTAATAACATCATAGAGACCGAACATATCATCAGCATTGCCACCATATGTTGAAATATAAAACTCTATTGGTTTTCTCTTGTCTTCTTTTGTTAATTTGTTCATTTCATCCAGCACTAATAAGCCGTGAATTAGTTCTGCAATTTTTTCTTCATGAACATCAGCAAACAAACCTATAATTCTTAAATCTGGTTCTGGTGGCGGGCCAGCTTCGTCATCCAGGCCCAGGGCTGCGGGATCTATCATAATAATTTTTTTCTCTTTATTTGATTTATCAGTAGATGTTGAACCGCTCGAATCTGTTGTCAGTATCTCTTTTATTTTTTTAATCATTAAAGTGTCCTTTTAATCTTTGAGTTGGCTGTTAGGTGTGGTGGCGTCTAGAAATGCGATAGCGGAATCCCAGTCATCAAACAAGATGGCGGTCTTGAAATGTTCTGGGAATACTTTATTTATATCTCTAATTGCGTTTACTTTCAGATGCTTCATATCATTTTCTAGATATAATTTAAAATTATCTATATCTCTTTCTGATGCATTTGATTTAATCATTCTTTCAATGCAAAACGTTTTAGCATAGCTGTAGTTTTCGATTGTCCTTACCATCATCATCAGCGAAGTTCTTTGAGCAGATCTTAACATGAATAGACTATTGCGTGCAACGCGATATATAAAAAATGTTCTATATGTAAAAAATCCAAATAAAAAAACTAGGGCATATAGTAAAAATTGCATATTAGTTCCAAAAAATAACCACTAGAGTATATAGCTCCAGTGGTTATTATAACTGCTCGTATTTATTTAGTCAAGTTATTTTGTTAATCTTTTGAGGATTCTTTCTGCCAATTGATCAACTAGCTTTTCTTTAGAGTCCTCTTGTTTAAGTCGCATTGCAACTCGACGTGCAACTTCAGATACAATTTCGTCCTCGGAAAGAGTAAAGTCTTCTTCATCTTCCATCATAGGATCTTCATCCTCATCCTCGTCATCTGCTCCGTCGAGGTCAGCTGGGCCCGTATCAAGTGAAACATCACCTCCTTCTGGGGCCTCTGGCTCGGCTTCCGGTGCGGGCATATCTAAGGGATCTGCTCCCATGTCCATGTCGCCCATTGCATCTTCCTCGCCGGCTTCAACATCTACCCGATCTTCAATACCAAGCGCTTGTGCTACAGCCGCCACGACGTCGGCCATAATCTCTTCTCTCTCGGAAACGTCCAAGTCGCTACCTGCGTCGTCGTCTAAATCAACATCTGCATCGTCAGCGGCAAGGTCGACCTCTAACTCGTCGTTGTCTCCTGGCTCATCGTCCATCGAAACGTCCAACTCAGCCTCTGGGGCGGGATCACCCATGTCGTCCACGTCACGGTCGCCTGGCGCCATAGTGCCTCCGTATTCCTGGATTTTATCCTCACCAACGCTACCGATGTTAGCGAGTTTTAAAAATTTACGAACCTCGTGTTCGTTTAAAAGTGTTTTACGAGCCATTTTAAAAAAATCTCCTTTTCTATTTAAAGAAACTCAAAAATAAGTAGTTGTGTGTTACAATAACGGCATTAAAAATAAGAATCAATGTTTCCAATCCGTTTTTTAATTTTCTGCAGGGCTTTAGATTCAATTTGTTTTATTCTTGCAAAAGAAAGGTGTATCCTCTCCGCAACTTGCCTGAGAGTCATTGGCCCATTTTCATAAACAGATACCAAACAACAGTTAAACTCTTTCGGATAATTTATCCAGTGCCTACATTCATCCACCTTACAAGAGGTGCCTGTTTTCATGCATTTTCTTGAGCATGGCAATAGTCCATCAGTATTTTTCATAACTCTGGAAACACCTCTGCAATCATATCGAATATATTTTCGACTTCCGTGTTATTTAAACCCATCTCTTGCATTTTTTTATTTCCATTTTCTCGAAGTTTTTTGCTTTTCTTCTTCTTTTTTATGGATACATCACTTATGTCTTCGATAAATTCATATAATCTTGCGTCATCGTTAATCAAGCCGGTTATAACATATCTAAAAAACTTTGATTGTGTCAGGCCTATCGATTTTAGTTTCATCAGAAAATTGACATGCCGGTGGTCATTTTCAGTGAACACTATTCGTTTGTTTAGTTTTCCGTAATCTATATTATGTTCCATTTCACCACGACCTATGGTTAATATGGGTTTTGCTTTCCGAAAGCCCAGAAGAGGTTTGCAACATCATATCAGCCTTAGCTTGAAGTTCTGTGGCGTTTCTGGCTCCCGAATATGAGTAGCCAGAACGAATACCTCTTTCAAGGTTATCTAAAATATCTGCCATGGCACCGCGATAAGGCACACGTGTAGACACACCCTCAAAAGATGAATACTTGCCTTTCCAGTCAACTTGAGCTTCCTTGCTAGCCATTCCACGGTAAGTTTTCCACTTATTACCGCGTTCGTCAGTTATTACATTTCCAGGCGCTTCGTGTGTTCCTGCAAACAAAGAACCACACATGACAGCATCTGCTCCAGCGGCAATTGCCTTGACTATATCTCCGGAGTTTTTTATGCCTCCGTCAGCAATGATTTTCACATCTCTATCAGTTTGAGCACAATCAATAATTGTCTGTAGTCCTGGGACGCCATGGCCAGTTTGTATACGAGTTGAACAAATCGAGCCGCCACCAATGTTGCAGCGCACGGAATCAGCACCCCAGTCTGCCAAATCATTAACCCCCTGCAAGGTGGCAACGTTCCCAGCCATGATATGATAATCGTCGCCAAGCATAACTCTCAATCTATGTAAGGCAATCTTCATCATATTATGATGACCATGAGCGACATCAACACAAATAAATGTTGCACCAGCATTAAACACAGCGGTTGCTCTTTCTAAATAATCTCCCGTGATTCCAATGGCAGCACCCACATTATCTCTGACTCTATCGACAGAATTGGAAACAATACTTGCTTGTTCATCAATAGTGTTGTATCTGTGGATTATAGCAGCACCACCCGCTTTGTCTAGAGCAACTGCCATTTCTGTGTCTGATATTGTATCCATCGGTGAAGCAAAAATGGGAAACCTTAGCTGTAGCGAATTGCCTAGGTCCGCAGAAATATCTATTTCACTTCTAGAGTTTATATCAGAATACTGTGGAACAAGAAGAACATCATCGTATGATAAGCCCTGTTTATACTTTCTGTTATCGAACATTTTATCTCTCCTTATCGATAAAGTTTTTAATCTGCTTGGTGGTAAACCAAGTCTTCTCATTTGGGTTCTCAGGATCTTTCAAGTTTGATATTTTTGCTCTTTTACCGCGTGAAATCTTAAAAGTAGTAACTGACGGCACCCCATTCAGTTTTAATTTCTCTGAGATTTCTTCGTCGTCGTCCACGTTGAAAGCAAAGAATAATACATCTTCGTATGAATTTGATATATCTACATAATAACTGCTCAGAGCGTGACACAGGTGGCAGCTATTTGAATAAAACTTTACCACACAAAGGGTGTCGTCTTCTACTGTTACTTCTCCCTTGATCATTTTTAAAATTGATTCTTTAGATATTCTACTTACGGACATTTTCTATCTCCTTTCTCCATTCATTGATTACATGATTTGCCATTTTCCAACATTCAGGGCAATAAAGCCTCACAGTCTCTTCATCTCTAACCACCACACTCCATGTTTTAACCATCTTTTTATTTTTTTTGTCAAAAGGCTTTTCACATGTAAGACACTTATCTGGTAAGTTACCAAATTGTGTTACTTTATCCGACAGCTGCTTAGAGCTATCCTTGTTGGTCATTTTTGACAGTGCGCGGCGTTGCTTACGATTCATCTTTTTCGTTTGCTCTTGACTTTAGCGCCTCATTATTCATGGCCTTGCGATACGTGCCTGATCTGGTTGCTAATTGCTCTTCAGTGATAGCTTGTTGTTCTGGCTCTTCTTCGACTAAAACTTCTGTAGCTTCTTCGGGCAAATTTGACTCTGCTTCTGCATCGGTCTGTTTAGCCAAAATTGGTGCATATTGTTGCAAAGTGACCATGGCTCCCTCAAGTTGGGCTAGCGCAATTGCATGTTGGGTAATTTGGTCAACAGTTTCAATTGTTGCTGGTCTATGATATAGATCTTTGATTATTGCAAATCGCTCGGTTGCTTTTGCTTTTAAGCCCGTGATGGCTGATTGTAAAATTTCTTCGGTCATTATATTTTCTCCTATCTATTAATGCCTTCAACTCTCCAAAGTTCTCCGCCTCCGTCAAACACAACTACAGCGGAGGGAAACGGTGCAGAGTTTTCACTGTCTCCAAATTTAAGACGACCCTTCACAAAATGAATTTCGGATGCCTTCATAACGTAATTGTGCCAATACTTGGTATCTGTTCTTGCAGGTATAAGCATAACAACCTTTGTGCCTGAATTCTTAGCTTCATTATATGCTTTTTCAATCCACTTGTCAATACCTCTCCCATATGGAGGGTTTACAAAACACGTAAAGCCTTCCCAACTCTTTTCCAAGCCATTCTCTGCTTCAGTGAAAAAATTTGCACACTTAGTATTGTGCGGACTAGCACAAGGATCCAAATTGAACGGACCAAAGCGCCAGTTTAGTTTATTAAAAAAGTCTTGTGGTGTTGCCCAATTTCCAGTTTTAGAACTGAACATGGTTTTTTGAGTTTCTGTGTTCATATTTTTCTTTTGTTTCCTTATAAGATGTTATTAGTTCGTGTTTTGATATGCTGGGATTTCCAGCAGTATCGTATTTTGGGCTTTCGTTGTCGTCCCATTTTATGTTAGACATTATATATTCTACGTCACGGCAGTTCTGTTTAATATAATAATGGCTTTTCCAGTCTCTGTATATTATGTTGTAATCTTTATAAATCTTCCCTGCGGCACCTCCAACTCGGCGCACACAAAAGTCTGAATTGTCACATTGAAGCTTTTTTTGTTCTTCGTTAACTGGCTTACCAATCGGAACAAAGTCAAAATCCTCGTGTTTAGATAATGTTTTTATTGTGCCTCTTTCAATTTGCTTTTTTTTCCAAACTTGAAACACAGTTGGAACTTCATATGACTGTCCCGATGGTGTGTAAAATGCTTGTAGTGGTAGAAGCTTTTGTTCTACTAAGTGAAAGTGTCTATTCAAGCGATTTATGATAGAAGGCTTCCTAAATGTTCGCGGCAATATAAATGCTATACAGTCAGAAAATTGTGCAGCGTGGTTGAAAAATTTAACCGCAGTGCTAGAGTTTTTACCAAATGGCGGATTGCCAATAGTTAATACATTTTTTGTTTCTGTAGGCTTGAAGTCAAAAAAGTTCTTCTTTGTTATTCCTGATGTTGCTGGCTCTAAGTCAATCCCAACGCTCTTATCGGGCGGTAGTCTTTTCAAAAAATCACCGGCACCCGCAGAAGGCTCAATAATTAAATCATATTGATTATAGTCCACTAATCTCAAAACTTGCTCAACGATGGCTGGTTTTGTGTAAAACTGATCTAGTCTATGCGGCGGCATCAAAGAATTCCTTTCTTTTACTTTTGCTGATACACCCATTAGGATATTTCTCAGATAGCTCGCTACCTTTCTTGAAAACAACATTAATCTTGGGAAAGTCAACAATATCACAAATGATGTAATTCATTTTTTGGGTCTTATAAATAAACCTTTCTTCATCAAATGTTCGACCAGTGCCAATCATGCTAGATGGCAGAAACTTACAACCACCTGCAGTAAAGTTCTTTGCATCATATTGTATGTTTTCATCCAATCTGTTAACATGATCGTGGTCTTCGCAACCCTTGATGTGCCTCAGTTCTGGGAACCAAAACACGAGTTGTCGCTCCAAAAGGTGAGATGCTACACGACCATCTTTATAGATATCAATTAGCATATCTGTTGATAAGTTTCCAAACGAAAAAGTCCCAGACAAGTCAAATGTATAGGTTTGATCAAATGCAATCTTATGCATCGGTGCTCCCCAAGGCTCCATCACCTCTATCGCTAATCGTGATCGGACTTTGATACAGGTTACCTGATTCGCTTTGCATTGTTCTAAAATGAACAACAGGGATCATCACTAACTGCGCAATCTTGTCTCCCTTTCTAATATATTGTGTAGAGGATCCGACGTTGTGTAAATTTACAAACACTTCTCCATCGTATCCAGAATCAACTACACATGCTCCCACAATAAGAGAACGCTTGGCGGCAACGGAACTACGATTCTTAACCTCAAGCATATAACCATGCGGAACACCAAAACGAAGGCCAGTGGGAATCACCTTGCTGTCGCCAGGGCCAATTGCAATGGCTTGGTTGTCTTGATCAGGAGAATAAAACACATCCAGTCCTGCATCAGAGGGATTTGCTCGCTGTGGACTATGTGCGTTAGGTCTAGTTAAGGCATACTCAAGAATCACTGCCACCTCCACTAAACATCTCAAAGTTCTCAACAACCTCATCAATGTTTACATTGTCCTTGAAAAGTCGATATGCCTTCACAGCAGCACGAATCTCATCAGTGTTTAACCAGCCGTTTTCTTTATATTCAGCACGCAAATCGCGCTTCTGTTCCTTGTAAGGCTCCATTGCCTCTTCAATAGCTACCATGGATCGGATATATTCCTTAACATAGCGCTTTCGTTCATCGTTTGTTGTAGCCATTCGGCCCTCCTTTTTAATTCTTTATTAATATATCAGTTGCGAACACGATTGTCAACTAAATTTATTGGTTATTAGATGAAATATTCCCAAAAACTTGCCTCATAAATTTTTCAATTAGTTGATCTCTTTGTTCATCCGTTTCAGTCTCTGAAAAAGAATAGTTGTAAGTTCTTGTGACAGCCGCTATCTCGGCACGGACTTTATCAAGCTCTTTCTTCATCCATCTTATTTGTTGCCTGTAGTTTTTTGGTATGGGAACATCTAGTTGCTCAGCATAGTCGATTAATATAAAATACCTCTTCTGTTCTAAAGCATTTTTTGCTTCTGTAAACATACTGCTCATTTCTTGTTTTTTCTCATCACTATAGTCAGAATTGTTTAGTTTGTCTGGGTGAAGCACCGTGGCTAATTTACGAAAAAGTTTGGAGAATACATCATATAATTCCTTGTCATCTCCAGCATCAAGTGGTGGTTCTTGGATATTGTTTACATCAGCTTGTTCTTTTTTGTTCTCAGGCTTGTTTGCGGAAACCAATGCTGTTGAATCTGAGTGTTCTATTTGTCGCGGCTCTTCTTTATCTTCTTTCTTTTTGGAATATAATTTACTTATCCTATCTTCATGTTGTTTATTTAAAGATTTTCTGTCTATATTCTTTTTCAAACAATAATTTTCATAGTATTCTTGAAACTCAACAGCAGCTTCGTTGGATATAGTTTTTACAATATCCAATTCACTATAAAGATACCTTAGCTGTGTGGTTATCTTTTTCCATTTTAATTTAGTTGTAGCAGACACATATTAAATAGACCTACTTGAAGTTGAAACTGACCTTAGTTTCTATTTTTAGTTCTGGAACATGTGTGTGGTTTGCTAGGTTATGTTTCACGCAATCATCAATTTCTAAAAACCAATCAGCATGACCCTTTTCGTGCACAATGTCTAAAAAATAATCTTTATGGTGGCCACAGTTTTCGGCCATCATGTGATAAATCTTTTTGTTAAGCCTCTCCGTTTCCTCGGCCGAAGCCTTGATTTCCTCTACTTTTCCATACTCCATAGAGCTAACATCATGTATCATCACAGTGGCATCTGGGTCCATATAGCGCTTACCTTCAGCGCCGAAACTAAAAAGTATTGCGCCACAGGACATTGCCTTCCCTTGCACGATTGTGGCTACAGGGATACGACTATGTTTAATGTCTGATATCATAGACATCAAGCTATACACTTGGCCACCATAACTATCAATTATAACTGGTAAAACTGGCTGGCCTGTGTTCTGTGCTTTTGAGACAAGCGATGAAAATTCTTTTGCGGACAGCTCATCAAATTTTCTTACTCGAATTACTACCGGCAAATCATCTATCAGCTTTGCCTCTTTTAAAAGTGGACTAAAGTTTTTTAAAATATTCATTACCATTCCTCCTTTTGGCCAATCCAATCTTTATATTTTTCCTCGCCTCCGCGAGCTTCCCAGTCTGAATCAATAGTTAGCTTTGAACTTATACCTCCACGAGCATTGCACACCATAACAAGTCGTAATCGCTCAGGCTCATAAACTTCCATCATGTCGTCGAATATCACATTAATTAGGCGCTCATACGAGTAAATTTTACTTCTGAATTGGTAAAAATATTCTTTCATAGATTTCAGTTCAATCACTTTTTTATTAGGATAGAACGTAATATACAACAAGGCAAAGTCTGGTTGACCTCGCACGCCTTCAAATGTGATCTCTGGTGCTTTTAGTTTGATCTCATATGCACCCGAAGATGGGTTTGGGATAGATTTTAAAATAGTCTTGTCTGACCATTGCTTCTTTTTCATGCTAATAACCTAAATGTTTTACCGACTGCATAGGTGGAGAACCCCCAATTTTCGTCGTAGTTAAGTCTCGCCATGTAAGGACGGTTAAGATGAACACGATCCTTTTCTGGTTTGATACCCCAGCATCGAATTCTAGTCAGTTCATTATTGGAATCGATAACTTCTACGATCCAATAATCTTTACCTTTCTTCGTTTTTCTTGGGATGATTTTGCGCGGAATAAACCAACACACCTGAAGTTCTTGGTCGAATTCAGAAATCGGTGGGATAAATTTATCCTGCAGCCTTTGGACCGTTTCGGCACTAATGACCAAATTCATGGGGAACACACCGGTTAGTTCAGACTTAAATTGTATAATCTCTTCTTCACTAAAATCGCCTTCTGGGCGATATGTCTCCATGTTGTCCGATAGCTTTTTCAGATTCTTTGGCCTATCCACAATACATGCAGACCAAAAGTGTTTGCGGCCTGTGAATCGGTCGTCCACAATGTTGTCCAGCGCACCGCCGCGACAGAGCGCGTCTAAAGACTTCTTGTTAAGTTTTGAATAGGTAATATTTTCATTGAACAACAAATCCTCAGCATTTGTAATTGGGCGGTTAGCCAAAATCTGTTCAATCGCTGCCATACCCAGACCCTTGATAGAGGTCAGGGGTTGAATCAAAGTCTTGCCATCTTCGCTGATCTCCCAGACTGTGCCAGACTTGTTGACATCCAAGGGTGCGATGTTGAAACCATATTGCTTGGCGATGTTAATGGCCTTCTCCTTGCGTGTCTCAGGCTCCTTGTCCAAGAATGCAGCCATCCACTCTGCCGGGTAGTAGTTCCACAACCAAGCACACTGGTATGAAATGATAGAATATGACACGGCATGTGACTTGTTGAAACCATATCCTGAGAAGTATTCAAACTTATCCCAGAGAGCTTGTGCCTCGTCACGGTCGATGTTCTTCTCAACACAGCCGCTGATAAACTTGTCATGCAACTTGCCCTTAACAGAGCCCTTGCCGGTTCCCTTCTTGGTCAACACCTTACGGAGCATGTTGCCTTCATCAAGAGTTAGACCACCGAGCTTGTGGGCCAGCAATGCAATCTGCTCTTGGAAAATCAGGAAGCCAAATGTCTCTTCAGTAATCTCTCTTGCTTCTTCAGATAGGTAGCTGATTCGCTGTGGGTGCCCCTTGGCTTCAACGTAGTCACCGTCAACACCTGCAGAAAGCGGGCCAGGACGAAAGATTGATGTGATAGCAGACACGTCAATAATATTGTCCGGCTTCGCTCTCACGCAAAACTGTTGTGCGCCGTTTTCTGTAAACTGGAAGATTCCAGCCCACTTGCCAGTGTGGAAAATGTTTTCATAGATATTTGAGTCATTCATATTCAGCACATCTGGGTGCAAGTGTCTTTCATAGTAGTCTCGAATCTGTGTAAATGTAGGCTCTTCGACACCATGGTGGCGCTTCAGGATATGGTAAATCGCACCCTCCATCATCTTGAGCGTAGAGAGCCCAAGCAAATCGAACTTAATGAATCCCATTGGCTCAAGGTGCCGGACGTTCTGGCCTTCTGCCCATGGGGCCTGACGGACACCGCCTGAGTTAATTAGGGGCATGTTCTTGTCGAGGTCTTCCGCAATAACCACACCACCTGCGTGCCGAGAACAAGAGCGAACTTGACCAACAAGTCCCTCAACGTGTGTCTTGACTGCCGGATACTTATTTAGATAAGCTTGCAGGGACGGTGAAAACTCCATAACCTCTTCCCATGTTGGCGCATATACACCTGCCTTGATGCCGTGCTTACGCTTAGCTTCTGGTGTGGCCTCTCGGATCATGATGGAGGTTACTGTGTTGACTTCTGTAAATGGAATATTGTAAAGCTTTGAGATATCTTTAATCAAAGACTTGAGTTGCAGTGTATTCCAGTTAGAAATGGGCGCAACACAATCCTCGCCCCACATCTCAACTAGCTTCTCCTTAAGGGCCATTGAATCAGATACATCATAGTCGATATCTGGATAGTCTGTTGCGTCAGACCGCAAGAAGCGAGAGAACAGAAGGTCATATTTAATTGGATCAACCTGTGTGATGTTTAGTGCGTAAGCCACGAGAGAACCGGCGGCTGAGCCGCGGCCAGGGCCTGTAAGCATCATCCCAGTTGCTACATCGACAATTGACTTCATAGTGAGAAAATATTTTGAGAACCCACGATCATCAATAACGTTAAGTTCTTGACGCAATCGATCGGTATATTCCTTGTTTTTATGCAGTCCTTTTTCTTTTAGGCCCTCAAGTGCATAATTAACAAGCGCTTGAGTTGCTGTGAATCCGGCTGGCACCACGAACTCAGGAAGACGAACTGTATTATCGGGAAGAAATGATTCAATGCGTTCAAAGGCAATCCTGTAAGATTCCTCGATGCTATGCAGCACCACGTCATCATCATAATCAAAACCCGTTGATTCTGAATACTGCTTATAACTTTTCCAAATCTGGTCGCCGTTCTTAGGGAACAATTCATAACCAATCTCTTCAACCCCGTCTGGAAGTTGGGATTCTTCTTCAGCCCATGATGGTCGACCCTTACCAAGCCAACCAAGACGCTTGTAAAGCTCTCTGTCCTTCCAAGCGTCAGGGTTGGGGTAATGGCTGTCGGCTGTTGTCAGCAGTCCAACGCCAAACTCTTGAGCAACTTGAATCACATATTGATTCAGTTCGTGCTGCTCTTTAATGTTATTCCATTGTATCTCGGCATACCAGCGATCACCGAAAATGTCAACCATGCGCTTAGTAGTGTCACGCATGGCGTCAATAACGGCTTCGGGGCCCTCTTCTCTATTTTCCCAATAGTTACCAGCATAAACCCCGCCAAGACAAGCAGAAGAAGCAATAATGCCCTCGTTATATTTCTTAAGAAGTGCATAATCAATCCGTGGATACCGATAAAAATTCTCAGCCTTATAAGACTCTGATACCAATTTAAATAAGTTATTCAAACCAGTTTGGTTCTGGGCCAAAAGAACAAGGTGGCGGCGCCGGCGGAGAACATCTTGTGTCTTCTTAGATGCACCTTCGTCCTCCACTGTAGCACCAGAGGCAGCATCCTTCTTTACGGCACGGGCGCGCTTCTTGTCCTCCATGGCCTTTGTATATTCTTCTCTCCACTCCTCAATAGAGGGAATAAAATATGCCTCACACCCGAAGATAGGTTTGAAATCTTTACCCTCTTCTTTCATTTTCTTGGCATGCAATACCTGATAAGCCAGGCCATTCATATTACCGTGGTCTGTTAGTGCTAGAGCGTCACACCCATTTTCATATGCAAAGTCCATATGATCCTGTGGATATCCGATAGCGTCAAAGATAGAGCCCGCCACAGAGTGTGCGTGCAGTCCAACAAATTTAATTTTAGAATCAGTCCGATTCATTAGTGCCCTCCTGATGAATTGTATATGGTATCTTATCATGTGTGTGCGGCTTTGTCAACACCTCATGAGGCTTTTTTATTAAAAAATCTGAGCTTATATATTCTCTGTATCCTTCCCAAGAAGATAAATCGTAAAACCAATCAACTTCTAATTTGGATGACTTAGGGACCTTCAGTTTTTCAAAAACTTCGGAAAGGCTAAAGTTTTTCGCTGACCATCTTTCATTTAGTGGTAATTTACGTGTAGGGTATTGTTCTCCCGCTTCAGTGTTGTAATAGCTTTTGGTGGTTTTTTGATTAACATCTCTTCGGCATGCTATATAATCTTCGCCTCTCATAGTAAATGGTAGCGGTATGTTTTTGGCAACAGTTTTTTTCTTATAACTCAGGAAAAAGTTACTGTCTGGATTGTTGATCAGTTTTCTATTTTTTCTAATAATGCTTATATCATATGCGGTCATCGGGAATGATATAAAATACTTATCTGGAATTAGCCATTTTGATATATGGTTTGCTACTCTCCATGATGTATAAATACCGTTCAAAACCGACCAACCATAAGAATCTCGACGATCAATATCTTTTGGGTGTATTGGGGCGTAATAAATAGGAATCTCTCTCCTATTTTCTGATCCCTCTCCATACTGCCAGCGATTAAAATAAACCGGGTCATACGTCCACTCACCCACTCTATGACGCACTATTGGTGCTAGATCTTGATTAGCCACAATCCAGATCGTATTGCAGCCAGCTAAAGCACACTCATAAACAGATTTTTGAATCGCTGTAAACCCAGCATCAATTGGCAACAAAACCTCTGGTGTATCGATATCAAAATCAGTTTTTAATCCAGAAACAGGTATAATTCCCGCTAGGTGTAGACGACTCACAGCCACCTCAAAAATAAATTGGGTGCCAAGCTACTCTTTTGTAGATCTTGTAGCAGAGTTTCTTCGCTACACGACGGGATCTCAATATGTTTTGATTTGGGTTTGTTTTTATCTGCTCGCTGATTTTTTGTGCGAGCGATGCTAGTAGTTCTAAATTTGTAATATTTTGGTTTTCCATTTGGTCCGTATCCATTCAGTGTTCCTTTCATTCCTCTTGCTTCCATTTCATGAACAAGCTTAAACCGAGCCATAGTTTCAGAGTAATTGAAATCAAGCAAATCGGCTTCACTTAAAAATGAAACCACGCATGCATCCTTTACAGCTGTTTTTCCATCAATCCTGTCCGATGGATAAAACCATACTTGGCTGACAAAGTCGTCGTCTGTTCTAATATAGTCGATTTCGTGTTTACCACCTCTATTGAAAGCAATCCAATCATAGCATATAAAATTTTTTCCCGCAAGGTTTTTTTTGGATACAAATCCGTGCGCGTTATCATCTCCAAAATAAAAACACTTTTCATATCTTATTTCAGCAATTTTAGAATATTCATTGTAACAGTTAATTGTTTTGTCAATATTTCTCATATTGTGAATCATATTTGAAAGCGGAACTTTAGAGTTAATCGACAGCAAAAACATCAAACGCTCCCAAAGCAACTCTTTAGGCAGTCCTAAATCTATATCGCCATCAAAAGTTTTAATTGTTGAATTAAAGTTTGGAATTTTCAAATTAGGATATAACTGTTCTGGTGTTAAATGATCAAACCTGAAGGGTCTGTTAACACTTGCGAAGACTATTGGATAGTTGTTATTAAAAGCAAACAAGATTGATCTTAGACAAGAACCAACTACTATATTTTTATGCTCGTATATCAATTTACTAACTATTTTTACAGAAATCACCCTTTACTGGATAACCTGTTTCTTCTTCCGTTCTTACATCTTCTAAGATGTTTTTGATATCCAAGCCGGCACAATCAATCTTTTCTTTAGAAACATGATAATGGCTAACAAACCCGCTGAACTTACCATATTTTGCATCTTGTTCATACCTTTTGGAAGTTGTCGAAAATTGATTAGTTACAGTTTCATAAGGTATATTGGTTGATTTATTTATTGCTTTCCAAAGTTCTTTGAGTGCTTCTACTTGAACGGGATAAAAATCTGTAAACGGCTGTAAAAGCTCTCCGTGAACTCTAATATTTTCTTTTATTGGTCTTTCTCCAAAACCGTTTTCTGTATACCAAGATTGATATTTTGGATAGTATGCGTTTGATATTTCTACTCCCAAAGATGCACGGTTGACTCTCTCGGAGCCAGCATGCCAAGCACCGTGCTGCATATCAAGTGTTTGATAAATAGTTCCGTCGTTATCAATTAAAAAATGAACGGATATGCCGCGCTTATCTAACACAGTTTGGCACGCTTTAGAGTTCAAACAAACATCCCAGTGATTTACAAACAACCTCACAGGCCTCTTGGGTCTTCCAGTGTAATCATAATACGTTCCTTTTCGAGCTTTCATGCCACCGCGCTCAGACCACAGAACAACTTTTGGCCAGTTTATAGGAAAAAATTCTCCGTTGTATACAATATAGTTTGAATATTGCTTATCTTCAGGTGCATATGCATCAATATTTGACTGTCTCTCTGTCCAAATACGACGATACGTTGAGGGCCCGCACAGACCATCAGATTTAATATTGTTTCTTTTTTGCCATTTTTTGATTGATCTGACAAGTTGATCATCAAAATATTTTTCACCAAACCAAGAAGGTTCCCACCCAAGCTTGGCTGCTGATGCTTCGTTGTAAAAGTTTTTATCAATTGGCATGAGGATCTATCTCCAGATATGGCCCTATTCTTTAATTAGTCCGAGAACATAATTATCAAGTATAAGGTGCATAGTTCTGCCATTGCTTTTTATTTCCTCTACCATAGACTTGTCAATAATAATTTTAGAATCTAAGGTTAATTCTTCAGCAAATCTGACGTCTGGAGACCAAGAAATTGTTGAAGCTTGGATATACCTTTCTTCTTTCGGCTCGTAATCGCTTGGTAGCAGGATGCCAGTAGATGTTTGAATTGGCTCGGGTTCTGATAATTCAACTTGAATATATCTGTTAACTGGTTTGAACATTATTTCTCCTATAGTTCGCAGCTATCATTAGTGCAAAATTTACTCCCAGTTCCTTGTTGCTCAGTGTTTAGCTTGGTAATTGGGGTTATTTTACTAATTAGTTTTTGATAAGTTTCTTTGCTAATTGGCTCATATGGCGCCTGCTCATATCCAGTTTCTTCGTATCTCAAAAATGACACAGCCTTAAGTCTTGATTCATACATCTCCAATGCATCTTTTATGCTACTTGCTTCTTCGGGCTTAAAAGTTACAGTGATTGAAACGGAATTATCGGCCCAGTAGTGTTGGTATTGTGCTGCTATTTCTAGTTGCTCCCACATGTTTACGTCGCGCTTGCCTTTTTTGAAGTAAGGCTCATGAACCGGAAATTCAACGCAAATAGTATTTGGGGAGTAAACATCCTTTTCTGTTTTGTAACCGGCTTGCTTAAGTGCATCAAGCAAGGGTGATGTAGTGGAAAACCTAATCCTGCGAATGTAATATTCATCTTCAGGAAAATGAATGCCTGGCGTCGAGCCATTTAACAACGAAACTGTGCCAGAGGGCTTAATAGATGTTGTTCGAACAGATTTAGGTATACAAAGCCAATTAGAATATTCTTCATCTAAACTTTGAACATACCCATATGCCTTATCACACCATTCATACATTTCACGACGGCCATGTTTGTTAAATGCTTGAACAACTCCCGACTGAGACAATCCAATGCGGCGGTTCTTGAGCATCTTTGCATTAGTCTCTGGCCAGTGCGTGTTGGACAAGGTAATCGTCTTTCCGTAAAGATATGCGATTTTTAATGTCTTGAGGTAATCTTCTAAATCTTCGTGTTTTGCCGGAAAAGTTTCAACAAGACAACACAACTCGGCGTCTTCAAGTTGTTGCTCGACACAAGGGTTGAATCCAGCAACATTTACATCGTCCAGTCTTTCTCCGTCCTTGAACCTGCCACGGGTTCTAGCATTGTTGAGCCAGATGTATCCCGGTTCACCGTTTTTTTGTGACTGTTCTGCATGCCATGTGTAGTCCATCCCGACCACAGCATTAAATGAGTTGTTTGAACCCCATCGGTGATGGCGTAATTTCTCTGAATCATTTTTCATTTCAAGATAGTGAGTGTCATCGTGTCGACCCATTGCCAAAGCAGCAGATCTACGCACGTTACCCGCCACAACGCAACGACCAATAAGATTTTCGGTGTCGACAATATCAACTGAGGAAATGGGTTCTCCAATTTTGGGAGTGTAAAGTTCTATCAAGCTTTCGTGCAATTCTTTTAAGGGTCCGTGGCCCGATGATGTGCCTCCGAAACCTTTTATCAGAGCACCTTCTGGCCTAATAGCAGAATAGTCAAACTTAGGGACTTTATCACCAAAAAAGAAACCATCCAATAACGCCTGCACTGAATCGACCCAACCTTCTCTAGAATCATCAATAATTAAAGTATCATTGGTGTATTGTGGTTCACAAATTGTAATTGTTCCTGCGCCTTCAGTATCAAACCCTACTCCGATACCAACCATCAAAGCGTCCATCATCCAAGCAAACAGATAGCCGCCCTTTGTAGGCAAATCTTTTGTGGAGCGAAAGGCACAATTAAATAATCCGGCCGCCGTTCTCTCTTCGATAAACTTGGTTCCCATCATCCATAAGCCGCGACCAGGAGGGGTCCACTTAAGATTGAACAATCGATCATATGCATCTTTCGCGGTCCTTTGTGCTTTTGTGTCGTTCCAGTCCAGGCCCATAGAAAAAACATGTTGTTTTTGCATATTAAACATGCCCTCAACAACACGACGACAGGTTTGCCACCATTCTTCTGTTCCCGAAGAGTCAGGATCAAATTCACTTAGTCTTCTAGAATATGTTCTTTTAAAAGTGATATAGCCCAGTGGACCCCATGGGACTTGTGCTTCTTTGTATGGGTCGATAAATGTATCTGATAATCTAAATCTACGGATATTGTCGATTGTTCTCATTTTAATTTGTTTTCCTTCTTAGTTTGGTATATTTTGCTTTTAATAATTGTTGTTGCTGTTTTGGGCCCAAGGCAACGGGAGTAGTAACTACTTGTTGGGAACCATTTGCACTATTTGGTAACGCTGTTTTTGGCAATATTTTAATGTTAACGTTTGAGGTGTCCATAAATATATTATACACCATTCCATCAGGTCCGTTTCTATTTTTTGCAATAAAAATCTTTCCTTGATTGTTTTGTTTGTCTTCGATTGTGCGCGATACAGAGAATATAAAGTCAGCCACAAAGCACTTGTTAAATGCTTCTGAGATCTGTTCCATTGTGATCACTTCAGCACTTAAGCCGGAGCGATTAGTTTGGGATGCAGTCCATACTGGGCATTGGAACTCAGTTGATAATGCTCTCAACTCTTCATAAATAGAACCAAGTTCTTCTCTCTTTTCTTTTCTCATTTGAATTGGCTTTAATAGATCTGCGTAATCTACAATAACCATTCCAGGAGTAATACCCCGCTTAACAAGGCGAGAAAGATGTGCTCGGATTGTATTTGTGGAGGCAGATTTAGTCGGATACTCTTTAACAATAAGCGATCCTTCAATGTCTTTAATTTCTTCATAAACTTCCTCTTTAAAATTAATAATGTCTGATAGTGGATATCCTGTTATGCAGCTATCATATCTGGTGGCTATAACAGTATCTTGTAACTCTAGAGTGTAATGGACAACTGTTTTACCTTCCTTGAGCGCCTGACTTCCAAGGTGCACCAACACCATCGATTTACCAGCGCCAGTTGGTGCGATAACAACCCCCAGTTCACTCTTACCAAGACCACCACCAGTTATGTTATCGATATCAGCCCACCCAGTGGTCATTGGATTTCTGAATCGTGGTGTAAACCTCTCTTCAAAATCAGCCATATAATCATAGCCGAAATTGTTTTCAGAACCAAGCTTCAAGGCGTCGTTAATAACTTTTGAAATCTCATCAAAAGAACAGTTTTGAAGCAAACCTACTGAAGTCATCATGGCTTCTTTTAAGTTTTGCTTTCTACAAAAATCAAGTGATATTTCTTTGATATAATCAATATCTGTGAGTTCGCGCTTGTGCATCCTACTAAAGTAATCTTGCACTTTTTCTTGAATAATGTCGTCTTCTTCATCAAGCTCTGTCTTGATGATTGTGAGCATAGCATCCACTGATGGATGTTTGCCATATCGGTGTCGGAATTGCAGCATCTTTTGAAGAAAAACGCGCAGATATTCTAACTCAATGAAGTTAGCGTCGAGCACTTCAGTGATCTGATCTGCGAATGGTCGATCTTGAAAGATAAGCTGAACAAGTCCCTCTTGGAAGGCTTTTCCATACCTCCCAAAGTTTACTTTTTCTGCTTTCATGTGTGCCCTCGCTTGGTGTTTATAAGTATAACCTAATCGGTCCTAAAGTCAATCACAAAATTAGAATAATTCTGTTGCGTCGTCAAGACAATCGATAGAAATCTTGTTTAAGTGAGCCTTAAGTTCTTCCCAATTTAACTCACCAAATCCATCTTCACGCATCATCCTCAGAATCTCTGTTTTATTGAAATCACACTCAAAATTTTCTACAGATTCTTTAACATGTATCTTAGCTTGAATTGACATTTGAGGGGCATAAAGCTGCATCATTTTATAATTGTGCTCAATTAGATCCTTTGCCTCTACTACATTAGAAAAAAACTTCAGTTTACTGTTTTCTAATTTTTCTTCACAATGTTGAATTATATCATCGATTGTGTATGTTTTTTCTTCTGACAAGAACCCAATTCGCTTTGCAATAGTCTTGAATCCTGCTCCTTTTACACCTGGAAGATTGTCAGAAGCATCGCCAATTACTGCACGTGCAAGTGCCATGTTGGTTGGATGGACACCAGTTTGCTCCACAATGCGTTTAGAGTTTAAGATCTCATCCTTAACAGGTCGCCATAGAACAGTCTTTTCGTCGCACAACTGCATAAAGTCTTTATCGTTAGATACAATGATCTTTTGCCAGTTATCAAAGTGACCAAGAGAGCAGACATGTGAAATCACATCATCGGCCTCAATCTCAGGCAACATCGTCTGAATAATCGGCATGTTATTAAGATACTCAACCACCCTTCCTTGTTGCCAAATTTTGTTTTGCAGTTCCTCGTCGTCTGTAAGATTGTGAACTGAGCGGTTTAGCCTAATAGGTTTCCTTCCTTGCTTGTAATTTTTGTCCATTGTCTTGCGTTTCTTGGAACCATTTGGCCCATCCCAACAAACCACAATTGCATTGGGCTTGGTCAACCGCACAAGTTTTTGAAGAATTTTAATAAAACCCTTAAGGCCACCAATTGGTTGGCCATTGGTGGACACAGATGGATCTACAATATACGCTCTCAGATATGCATTTAATGCATCTACAATTAATACTCGTTTAATTCCTTCACTCATCGATTTGTTTCTCCAATTCTGCAATTTGTTCCATAACATAAGCTAAGGCCCGTAAATTACCGTTGCGTTGATAAATCATTGCCTGCTCTTGTAGATCAGCTATTTTATTGGCAATTTTGTTTTGTTTTCTTTTGTTGAAAAAGTTGGTTAAAAATTTCATACTGCTATCCTTTGTTTATTCATTATATCACGATATTCCAATAATGCAAGCTCTTTGTGTTTAGCCTCAATCATAACGTCAAATTCATTGCCATAATCATCAAAAGGATTACGAATCATATCAGAGTGTGCTTGCGGTTTGATTTTAGGATTGTTGTGCTCGATAGAGCGTGACTCTGCGTAGTGCACGACTGGCTTGATATCACCCCACGTGGACAGTGCAAGTTCCAATGCTTCTTGCTCAGTTTGACCGCCGGGATGCAGCATGTGATGATGATAGTCAAACACGATAGGTATGCCGATTCGCTTGTATACGCCTTCATACAATTCAAGTGTTGAGTATAGTGAAGTTTTGTCATCATTTTCAACTGTCAATCTTGACCGGACATTTTCTGGTAGGCGTTCAAAGTTACGACAGAAGTTGTCAAGAGCAAATGGCTTGTCACCATAGGCGGCGCCGACATGGATATTGAGCTTGGCATATGGTGTGCGTGGCAGGCCAATCATGTCGAACAAATCACCATGCACTTTGAGATCCTTGTATGTAAGTTGAAACACACGCTCCTTCGGTGATGCCAACTTGTTGAATGGCCCCGGATGTGATGTAAGGCGCATGCCATGTTCACGGGCAAAGTTGCCGGCTTTCAAGCAGGCTGCAAGAATCTGATTGTAGTCTGGTAATTCCTCCATCTCATACTCGCTGGCCCACGGAATAATATCCGATGACAGACGGTAGAAGTAGATGTCGTTTTCCAGATTCCATTGTAGAATCTTGTAGAGATCTCGCACGTTCTGCAGAGCAAGTTCGGACGCATACCCAATACCTTTCTCGAAGAACGTTCGCTTGATCATTGTTCTGTTAGTTGTGATGCGTTGCGACTTGGGACGATTTGAAAACCCCATGTTGATGCAAGCATATCCGTAGTTTCGCATGAATAACCCTCCTTCATGATTATATCTTATTATAAACAATCCGAAGGGTAAAGTCAACCACTTTTTTTATATTCAGACCACATTTTATCTCGGCGCGATATTGCCATAGAAATCATGTAATGTAGCCTAGCCCAATCGGGATTTTTAGATAAAATCCTCTCTGCAATCTCGCCTGGTTGCGGAAAACCTTCGGGCGTATATTCTAGTGGGACTTTTTCGCATGCTCCACATATGTCGTGATGCGTTTTACTCATTCTTTAACAGGCACAGTAAGATCGTCTTGATCTTCGTAATATGCGCTAGCATCACCCTCTCGTTTATCAAACTTCTGAACAATTTCTTCATCCATAATCTGAATGACGCGGCTTCTGAACTCTTTGTCATTTGTTACCAGTTCGGTCCACTTGGATGGTTGAAACTTTTTTGTGTATCCATCTGTTGTGGATAGAGTATACCATGCGCCGGCAGATGTTAGACTCTCGGATCCTTTAATTGCATCAAACCAAGACTCTTCATCTCGAATACCAATTTCATTAGTTCCCCATAGAATGCGGAACGCACATGAGCGACCTTGTGAACCAAAGCGTGATTTCTCCAGCTTTATCTTAACCTCCGAGCCAATTCGAAAGCCCTTTTCATCTTCAATAAATGAAGACTTTGCTTTCCGACCAGTGAGCCAGATACGCAACGAATATGCGTAATGCATTGCCTTGCCGCCGGGCGTCATGTAAGGAGTTGTCATAGCAACAATTCGTGCATTTGGGCCTTGTGGAATATTTGTCTTTAACTGGTTAAGAACAATAAACGTAGCTTGCTTGTCTGCCAGTGGAATAGTCAGCTTCGACATTCCTTTAGCCAAGATACGTGCTTTAACAGCCATTGACGATTGTGGGTTGAAGTCACCTTCAACGTCAGAGATTGATGGTGTAAATGCCAGTGAATCCCAGATAAGGACAAGCTTTTCATCAGTAGCCCCAAGAAGTTCTTCGATAGTCTCTAGAACAAACTCGACAGAGGATGCTTGAACATACATTAAACGGTTCAAATCGCACCCAGAGCGCTCCAAAAAAGTTGGGTCGATTGCTGACTCGGAATCAAAATATACAACCAATTTACCTTGTTTCTGAGCGTTTGCTGCAATCTGTGCAGCCATGTAAGATTTGCCTGTTGCTTCTAGTCCAGCAATCTCAGTAACCTTGCCGACTGGAATGCCTGCAACTTGGCCTTTGCAGATGATTGAATCAAGCCACCGAGAGCCTGTAGGAATCCATTCCTTGACAGAAGTTGGGTTGTCGCCTGTTAGATCGTGTGCAACATTGCGACCAGCCTTCTTGTTCACTAATTTCATCAGATCTTGCATATCAACACGACCTGCCTTTGGTTTTGCTTTTTTGGCCATGGGCCCTCCATAAAAAATTAAAAGCGGCAGACTTTACACCGGTCTGCCAGCGGCTGCAGCTTATTCTGTTGCGGTTGTTTCAGTAGTCTCGGTAGTCTCAGTTTCAGTAGTAGTCTCATCAACTGCTTCGACCGTTTCGGTTGTTACGGTTCCAGAAACAGGAACAACTTCAGCCTCTGAAACCGTTTGCGGGTCAAAAGAGCATGTCCCATATGCGGTCGCAACAACAAGTGTTCCTCCCACCACAGCTACCCTAACTCTCCAACTGGCCCAAGCGGCCTTTAACCAATCTAACATACTATATCTCCTTCATTGGTAAAAATATGGCAGACTATTTTTTATCCCGGCCTGCCATCGGTGACACAAGAGTCTATTTACTTTAGCCAGACATCAATTCATCAAATGCTCGGTCAACACTACTCTTACCGTTGGAGGGACCGTATTTGGCTGTTTCAGACGAGCGACCTTCTGCAGACGTATCACCAGAAAGTTGCTCATCTAAGATGGCATCGACTTGTTGGGTGCTAAGACGTTCAAAAAGTCCGTCAAAGTCGGGCATGCGATCAAGGAGGGCGGGGATCGCTTCTGCATCTTCCAACAAGGTGGATGTGTTTCGACGCATCTTTAGACTCGTTTGTGGATATGCACCAGGCTTATTAGGCTTGGTGTAGGTAAGGGTGATATCGGTCCCCTCCTTGGAGTCTGTGATATCACCATATTCTGGATCGAGAATATATCCAAGAAGAAGCTCATAGGCCTGTTTACCGTAGCCGTAAACCTTGATTCCTTCATCTTCTCGACCTCGAACAACGACTGGAGAGAAGTAGCGGGTTCGCACAAAGAGGCTCTTTGCAAGCTTCTTACTTTCCTCATCGTTGTTGTCAACTCCCTCGCGCCAAAGCTTGGAAGCGAATTCGCAAATTGGGCACTCGTCACCGAAGTTCCGCTTCGGGCACATGATGCCTCCCTTGTGATCTCCAACATTATAGTGGAAGAACATTTCCTTCAAGGGGTCGCCATCGTTGGTCGGCACAATACGAATATCAGTGTCGCCCTCATCTGGCTTGAACCAAACAGACGTTGCATCCTTGGTTCCCTCGCCACGTAGTGCGGCAAGCTTTTTTCTCA